TAGTGTCACCGCGCGGCGGCCGAGCCGCCGTCCGCCCTGCCCCCCGCCCGCCCGCGCCCTCCCCCCCTCTCCCTCCCCCTCCCTCCTCTCCTCCCCGCGCCATCCCGCCGGCCGTCGCGGCCCCCGTCCCCGTCCCGGTCCGTGGGCACCCCGTCGCGGGACCAGGACCGCTGCCGCCGCCGCCGCCGCCGCCGCCACCGCCGCCACCGCCGCCGGGCCGCGCCGGGCTGCGGGCCGCCGCAGCCGCCGCCGCAGCCGCCGCCGCAGCCGCCGCCGCAGCCGCCGCCGCAGCCGCCGCCGCAGCCGCCGCCGCAGCCGGGCCCGCTCGCGGGGCCCGCGAGCACCAGGGGCGGCGGCGGCACCGCTGGCCCCGGGAGCACCAGGGGCGCCAGCCCCGCCAACTCCGCCAGCCCTGCCAGCCCCGCGAGCACCAGGGGCGGCGCCGGCGCGGGCGGCGGGGCCCGGGGGCGCGCCCCGCACCCCGCCCCCGCGCGCGCCGATTTCGGCCCCCCCCCAAAAAACACCCCCCCGGGGTCGCGCGGGGCCCGCTGCACGAGGGGCGGTGGGGGGCCCCGGGGTCGCGCGGCGCCGGAAAAAGAAAAAAAAAATTTTTTTAGCAGCCGCGCGCGTTGAAGTCTATGGGCGCGGGGTGGGGGAGGGGCGCGCTTAGGTGGCGGGGCGCGAGGCTAGGGTTGGCACCAAGCCAACCTTGGTGGCCATGGGCGCAGCCATCTTGGATCCAAACTCATTTGCATACCACGCCCACCCGATGGTGTGTGGCCATTTTAGAACCAAACTCATTTGCATACCACGCCCACTAGACGCGTGCTTTCGCTCCTCCCTCGCTCCTCCTCCCTCGCTCCTCCTCCCTCGCTCCTCCTCCCTCGCTCCTCCTCCCTCGCTCCTCCTCCCTCGCTCCTCCTCCCTCGCTCCTCCTCCCTCGCTCCTCCTCCCTCGCTCCTCCTCCCTCGCTCCTCCTCCCTCGCTCCTCCTCCCTCGCTCCTCCTCCCTCGCTCCTCCTCCCTCGCTCCTCCTCCCTCGCTCCTCCTCCCTCGCTCCTCCTCCCTCGCTCCTCCTCCCTCGCTCCTCCTCCCTCGCTCCTCCTCCCTCGCTCCTTCCACAAAACGCCGCCGCGCGGGTCCGCTCCCACTAGCTCCTGCGCCGCCATGGGTGCCCGCGCCTCCGCGCCTGCCGACGGTCCGCCCTCCACCGACGCCGTTCTGCTGGCCGCGCTCTCCGGCCGCACGATCGACCTGCCAGGCGGGGACGAGGCCGTCTTCGTCTCTTGCCCGACGACGCGGCCCATGTACCACCACATGCGCCGCGGCCGCGCGGCCCACACCACGCCAGTACACTTCATCGGCCGCGCCTACGCCATCCTGCCCTGCCGCAAGTTCATGCTCTACCTCACGCGCGGGGGCGCCGTCTACGGCTACGAGCCCGCCACTGGCCTGCACCGCCTCGCCGACTCGCTGCACGAGCTCCTCACCACCGACGGCTTGCAGCAGCGGGACTTGCAGTGCCTCGACGTCACTGTGCTCGACGCGCAGATGGACCCGGTGACGTTCACCACCCCCGAGATCCTCATCGAGCTCCAGGCGGACCAGGCCTTCCCGCCGCCCTCGGCGCGCGCGCGCCGCTCCACGCTGCGCCGGGCGTCTCTGCGCCCGCCCACCCGCGCCTTCTGCCCCCACCAGCTGGCCGAGGGCTCCATCCTGGACCTCTGTTCGCCGGAGCAGGCGTCGGCGCCGAGCTGCTCGCTGCTGCCCGCGCGCGAGTCTGGGGCTGCCGCGTGCCCCTGCGACGCCCGCGAGGGGGCCTGCGACTGCGGCTCCGACACCACGTCCGCCCCCAGTCCCGGCACCTCGTCTCGCTACGGCTCTGTGCACTCGGTGTTTTTTTAGTGCGGGGGCCCCGCGTAGTTATCATTCAATAAAGGCGGTGTTTGTAACTCTACTGCGGCGGTCAACTCGTCTTCTCTCGCGTGCCTTCTCTCGGCCCTCTGCCCTCGCTCTAGTCCCCGGATGGCGTTTTGCCTCCTCGCTCCCTTCTCCTCGCCCCCTTTTCCTCGCTTCACTAAAGACCTGCTGGTGCGTCCCGACAAGTGTTGTGTGTGATCCGGCACGTCGAGCTCGGATCGGTTGGCCCAATGCTGCCGCTCACCTCCTCGCCTTTGTTCTCCCTGCCCGCCCGCCGGTGTATAACCCCCTCAACAAAATACTGCGCGCACTCGGGTACGTCGGGCTTGAATTGGAGTTGGCTTTATTGGCTCAGAAAATCTCATTGCAGTAAAAGTACTTTCCGTGCATGTACACGGGAACCAGGGTGAAGTTGGCGACCAGCCCGCACGTCGTGCTGCCGCAGGCCTGCTTGTGCGTGTCCAAGGCGTCGATGAAGCCCGCCACGCAAGCCCCAGGGATGTACTCCTCGAACGGCGCGTCGCCCACGGTCACCTCCGACAGCGGCACGCGCTCTGCGCCGGAGCGCACCGCGCGGCTGAGGCGCGCCAGCATCACGAACATGTACGAGGCTGGGCAGGTGGCGAGGCTTAGCCGCCGCGCGGCGCAGAGCTCCTCGAGCGAGGGCCGCCCGCGCCCGCGCAGGTAGCAGCGCATGAAGGGCGCCAGCTTCAGCCGCAGGTTCTCCAGCACGGCGCCGGCCGTGGCCACGATGGGGTCCTTGGTGCGCAGGGGCAGGTTCTTGGCGGCAACGAACTTGCACCACGTCAGGCACTCGTCGGCTGAGGCCAGCGCGTCCATCAGGTTCTCGCCGCGCAGTACGAGGTCCCGCAGCGCCCGCGCCGCCTGGGCGGCGTGCGAGCGCACCTCGAACATGCGGTAGAGGTCGCGGCCGTGGACCATGAGCGTCTCCCAGGTGACGCGGCGGCCCTCGGGGGCGAACCGCTCCGGGCCAAAGTCCAGCACGGCCGCCCAGGGCGACACGCCGGTCGCGCGGAACCCGCCGTTCTGCACAGGCCGCATGATGTCCATCCGCGCGCCCGCAAAGACGGCGGCGACGCGCTCGGCCGTGGCCCTCTGCGCCGCCTCGGCCATGCTCCGCGCGAGCCGCAGCGAGCTCCCGATCGAGCGGGCGGAGGCGGCGTCGTCTCCCCCGCCGCGCTGCGGAGACGCGGGGTCCGCCTCGCGCTCCGCCGCCGGGCCGCGAGCCCGCCGCCGGAAAGCGGCGGGCCGCTGCCGCCGCAGGCGTCGGCCTCGCCGCCGCGGCCGCGTGCGGGCCCGCCGCGCCAGGGGCGCCCCGGCGGCCCCGTCCTCGCCGTCTGCGTCGCCGGCGCCCTCGCCCATCGGCTCGTCCTCCGCGGTCTCCAGCTTGCGCTTGCGCACCCGCTCCACCACCGAACGCACAGCAGGGGCCCGCGGGGGCGCGGGCGCCTTGTCCCCGTCCTCCTCGCAGTCGGAGCCGAAGAGGCTCAGGTCGTCGCTCTCGCTGGCCGAGCTGAGGGTCGCGCTCTCGTGGTCCGCCATGCCGCCGCGGGTCGCGGGTGCCGTCGCCGAGTCCGGGTCCCGGTCCGGGTCTGGGCGCGCCGCGGTCGCAGTCGCAGTCGTCGGGTCCTGGCGGCTGGTGGTTCGCGGCTCGGGGCGGGTCTGGGCTCGCTCTCCTCCGACGCCGCGTTCGCACCAGACCCGGCGCTTTATGCTCGCCAGGCCCGCCCTGCGCAGCCGCGGCGCCGCCCAGCAAGGGGCGGTCACGTCTGCGCGCCCAGCAGCTGCAGGCGCAGGCTGTGCTCGTAGTGCAGCAGCGCGACGACGCCGCCCACGATGGCGGCCAGGTAGAGCGCCTTCACCAGCAGCCCCGCGAGCAGCGTGGAGCAGCAGTTCACGCACACCTTCCTGATCCCGCTCTCGCCGTCGCCAGCGGCGCCGCCCCCCGCGCGGCGGCGCGGGGGCTTGCGGTACAGCAGCGAGACCAGCTCCAGCGCGGCGAAGGCGGCGACGTGGACCCACGCCCAGATCTTCAGGTACATCGGGTACGCGGCCGCGCAGGGCGCGTGCGCCACGCCGACGCTGCCGGCCGCCGCGACCCGCGCGCCGAGCCGCGCCAGGCCCTCCGCAAGCAGCGGGAGCAGCAGCCCCGGGTGGCGCCAGGCGCAGCCCAGGGGGTCGAGGCGGAAGTCGGCGGCGAGCGCGCGCCGGCGCGCCGAGAGCTCGCACATGAGCCGCGCGAGCTTCGTGTACGGGCCGTGGCCGGCCATGGCCGCGAGCGCGGCGGCGGCGTAGTTGAGGGTGTAGCCGCCGGGGCTGAGGAGGTCGGCGTCGTTGCGGCAAAGGCCGAACATGCGCCGCGCCTGGCGCAGGTACACGAACGCGACGTACAGCAGCCAGGCCAGCAGCGCGCCGCGGGCTTGCGCAGACCACAGGTAGGCGCGGCAGTCGCGCGCGCCGGCCACGGCGCGCACGCGGCCGCGCAGCGCCTCGTCGCCGTCGAGCAGCCCGGGCGGGATGCGCCGCACGAGGGCGTGGAGGCACGGGGCGTCGATCGCGCGCGTGGCGTTGTCCGCGCCGCCCCAGACGTAGACGGCGCCGGGGTCGCGCAGCTCCCAGCGGAGCGAGCCGTTGGCGCCGGAGGCGAGCACGCAGCGCTCGCGCAGCGGCGCGGCGAGCGCGGCCCACAGCGCCAGCGCGAGGTGGGCCGTGAGCAGCGCCAGCGCGGCAAGGTTAGCCGTCCGCCCCCCGAGCAGCATGCTGCGCTGCGCGCCCCGAGAGGTCCACGGTGAACACGGTCCCGAGGCGGTTGCTGCCGCACTTGGTGGCGAAGCACTGCTGGATGAGCGAGGCGCACAGGCGGTCGTGCGAGTCAACACTGAGCGACACCAGCGAGCGGGCCTTGTTTTGGGCCGCGCGCCCGTGGGCCGCGCGCAGGCAGCCGAAGCCCTGCGCGGCAGCGCCGCGCGCGCGTGCCGGCAGGAGCTGCGCGAGCAGCCAGTCGTCCTTGGCGGCCACGAGGCGGGCGCCGGCGCCCTGGTACTCGCGCGCCGCCTGCGGGTAGTGCTCCGCCATGTAGGGCCCCAGCTCGGCCTCGACGGCGTCGGCGATGAACTCCTCGACGGCGCCGCGGTTGTCGGCGGCGACGCCGACGGCGGCGAGCGCGCACCGCAGGGAGACGCGCACGCCGTGGAAGGCCGCGCGGTTGACGGCGGCCTTGCGCTCGAAGAAGCTGACGTACTCGCCGCCAACGCCGCGCAGCACGTGCGTGCGCGGTGGCGCGCCCGCGGGTGGCGCAGCGTGGAAGTGAAAGCGGTGCGGGTCGCGGTGCGCGGCGACGAAGGCGGCCACGTCGGCGCAGCGCTCGGGGACCACGTAGAAGGGCAGGAGCCGCCGCTCGGCGCCGCCCGCGGCGCCCGGCTTGCCGAAGAAGGGCAGGCGCAGGCTGTGCCCGTGCGTGTAGACGGCCGCGTCGACGAAAGCGAAGTCGCGCAGGTAGCGGCTCATGGCCTCGGCGAAGGGGCGCTCCAGCATGACGGCGTGCTGGACAAGGCGCGCGATGCCCTTGAGTGCGGGGCCGCCGGCAATGAGGTAGGGCGCCGGGACGGGCACGGCCACGCGGAAGCCCATCTTGTCCTCGCACCCACACGCGGCCGCTAGGGCCGCCGCGCCCGCGTCCTCGGCGCCAGCGCCCCCTGGCGGCTCGCCGGGCCGGGCGTCCGCGGGCGCGCCGACGTCTTCGCAGCCGTACTGCGCCTCGCCCTCGCGCGCGAGGGCGCGCTCGTACTCGTCCCAGCCCGCGTCGCGGTCGGGCGCGTCCCAGGACGGCGAGGCGCTGCCGGCGCGGAGGGCGGCCGAGGGGCACGCGCTCTTGTAAAAGAAGCAGGGGTGCGCGGGCCAGGCGTCGGCGGCGGCCTCGGGGAACAGCGCCGCGAGCGCGGCGAGCGCGCCGCGGCGGAAGCTGCGCATGGCCCCGTGCAGGTCCCCGCGGGGGATGGGGCGCCTAAGGCGAAAGTCCACGTCCAGGACGATGTTGGTCACGGCGAGGCGGGCGTTGAACAGCTCGTTGCGGTTCACGTAGTACTGCTCGCGTGGCGCGGGCGGGCCCGGACCCAAGCAATGCGGGCCCCCGCCCGCGCTGCCTGCAGCGGCGGCGCGCTCGAGGAGGAGGGCGGTCAGCCGCGCGTCCCGCTCCACGAGCGCGTCGCGGCCGCCCTCCGCGGCAGCGGCGACGGCGGCCGCGACCTCGGCCGCCACCTCCCCGGGGTCCAGGGCGGCCACGTCCGTGACGGCGGCCCAGTTGTCGCCGTCCGCGACTGCGAAGGCCTGGTGGCCGCGCGGCAGCTCCACCCGGTAGACGGGCGCGGGCACCGCGGTCCCGCGCGCGCCAAAAAGCCCGTCCAGCGGGTGCGCGCCGTCGCGTGCGGCGGCGGCCGCCAGCTCAAGCAGCCGCTTGGACACCCCGCAGCAGGCGGGCGCCGCGTCAAGCGGCGGCGCGCCGTCAGGCGCGGCGGGCGCGGCGTCGGGGCCCAGCGGCGCGCCCGCCGCGCCGGCCGGCGTGCCGTCCGCGTGCAGCACCCACCCGAAGCGCGCCGCCTGGCTCTCGAGGCGGTCCAGCGCCGCGCGCAGGGCGGTCGCACCCTCGCAGACGGTGCGCCCGGGGGGCCCGTCGGTCCTCGCGGCGGGCGCCAGGCGCGCGTACGTGCGCGCGCGCGCGTAGGCCTCGGCCGTCGCGGGGGGCAGCCGGGCGACGGCGACCGCCACGTTCTGCTCGATGTAGCTCCGGACGTTGAACTGCGCGCGCACGTGCCGGAAGAAGGCGTCGACGGCGCGCTCGCGGAGGCGGGAGGCGCCCGCGAGGCGCGGCGCAAGGGGGGCGCCGGCGCCGCTGCCGGCAGCGGCGGGGGGCTCGGTGGCGGTGACGGCACGCAGGTGCTCGGTGATCTGCCGGCGGTTGAACCCCTCAAAGTAGGCCAGGTACACGTAGGCCACGAACTCCGGGTCGGCCACCTTGAGGCTGCGGCGGTCGTGGTCGATGTACTCACGCAGGCAGCGGACCTCGGCGAGGTCAGCCTCGATGCGCGCGGCCACGTACGCGGGCGCGCCGGCGGCGACCGCGCCGCGGGCGTAGCCGCTGCGGCAGCAGAAGGCGGCGAGCGCCGCAAAAGAGACCAGGTCGGGGAAGGCGAGCCCTGAGGGGTTGGGCGGCGCGGCGACGGCGTACGTGGCCAGGCAGTCCCGCACGGCCTGCAGGTCGTAGGTGGCGGCGTCGCCGGCGCGCTCGGCCTGGAACACGTAGAAGCGCGTGGCCAGCACCAGGGTCTTTTCGCCGGGCCCGAACTTGGAGAGGAACCAGAAGGGGGTCGCGCCGGAGTTGGCGTAGAGCCGCCGGTAAGCGGCGACCGTCTTGTGCTCGTGGTGGATGTAGAGCGAGGCCAGGCCGCGGCGCCCGGCCGGGCGCGCGCGCAAGGTTGAGCGCACGGTGGCCTGGCCCTCGACGTATTGGGCGTCGTCCGCGGTGCGGCCAGCGCGGGGCGCCAGCTGCTCCGTGGTTACCAGCAGCGCGGCGATCATGTCGGCGTGCAGCGCGAAGGTGACGTCCTCGGCGAGGTGCTCGAGCAGCACGCGCGCGGGCAGGGGCTCGCCGAGGAGCAGCGCGTCGGCGAGCGCACGCGCGCCCCGCGCGCTGTTGAAGGCGCAGGCAAAGACGGGCCAGGCGCGGGGCCGCGCGGCGGCGCTTCCGCCCGGCGGGCCGCCCAGCAGATAAAACGCGACGAGCGGGCGCGCTTCGGCCAGCGCCTGCGCCACGTCGTCGGGGCCCTCGCCGCCGAGGCACGCCGCGAGCCGCTCGGGCCAGTCGTAGGAGACCACGTAGGCGCCGCGGCCGGGCTCCTCCTGGCCGGTGAGCAGCATCAGCGAAAACCCGATCGCGCAGCCGTCGGTGGCGTAGAGGACCCGCAGCGCGTCCCCGAGCGCGGCCGGGCCGTCCATGGCGCTGCAGCGGCTGGTTGGGTGGCTGTGCGGGCGTGGCGGGGGCGCGCGGGACGCCCCGCAGTACGAGCCGCTGGCGCGGCGCCTGAGCGGGCCGACGCTCTTCCGCCTGCAGGAGGCGGTGGTGGCCGTCAGCTCCCTGCTGCCGGCGCCGCTGACGGTGGAGGACGTGGTGCGCTCGGCGGACGGCGCGCGGCGGCTCGCCAAGGCGCAGTCGCTGGCGCGGACCTACTACATCTGCCAGCGGAACATTGAGTGCCTCTCGAAGCACCAGGCCGCGTGTAGTGACGCCAGCATCACCGCCGTCGTGACGAAGCACATACAGGACGCCCAGCGCATGCGCGACACTTGCCTGGCCGCCCTGCTGCAGATGTACCACTCGGTGGGCGCCGTGGAGGGCACGACGGACAGCATGGTGGACCAGGCCATCCGCATGGCGGCCGAGAGCAACATCGTGATGGCCGACGTCGCGGTGCTGGAGCGCGCGCTGGGCATCCGGGCGCAGGGCGCGGGCGCGAGCGCGGAGGCGAAGGCGAAGGCCGGGCCGAGCCCGGCGGTCGCCGGTGCTGAAGGCCGGGCCCCGCCGCCCCTGCCGCTGCAGCCGGCGGGCCTGCCTCCGGCCCCGGCCCCGGCCCGAGTCGCGACGCCCCCGGTCCCGCCCCTGCCGCCGCCGCCGCCACCGTTGCCGCCTGCAAAGGCGCCCGACCCCGCCGCGAAATTGCCGCGTGTCCCGCGGCGCGCGGCCGCCTCCTCCTCTACGCCCGCCGTCTTGCACCTTGCGGCGTAGCCCGCGCGCCTCGTTCCTTTTCCTTCCCTTCCCCCTCCCCCCCTCGGTGCAATAAAACGACTGAAGGAAAGTATACGCGTGACTCGGGTGGTGGAGTTGCGGGGATAGAATACGCTTTATTGCGCGTCGCGGCCGTCTCACAGCCCGGTGGACCCGAAGCCGCGCGACCCGCGCGCGGAAGGGGGCGCTACCGCGGCGAGGTCGGCGACGCGGCGCCAGCGCAGGCGCGGGGCGCCGGGGGCGGGCGGGGCGGCGCGGGGGCTTGTCGGGAAGGGCTCGCGGTCGTTGAGGCTGGGCGGGAGCCACTTGAGGCGCCGCACCAGCAGAAGCAGCTGCGCCACGCGCTGGCCTGCGGCAGCAACGAGCGGTTCCTGCGTGACGTTTCGCAAGACAAAGCGGCAGGGCTCCCCAGGGGGCCAGGCTGTCGGCAGGACGATCAGCCCCCGAAGGTTGCAGGACGATCGACCAAACACGTAGGGCGCGGCAGCGTGGGCGTCTGCCGCGTAGGCTACGGGCAGCCGCACGTGTAAATTTTCCCCGGGTGCCAAGACGGCCGTGTATGGCATGGCAATATCGTACCCGGCGTCCTCGTCGCGTTTGGGGGCGAACGTGGCAAAGAAGGGCACTTCGACGCCCGCCTCCCACCCGGCCCCCGCCTCGTCGTCGGCAGCGACGAGGCGGGGCACCGTGGCGGCCAGCCGCGCGAGCGTCAGCCGCAGCGCGAGCCCCGCCGCGGGCCCGGGCGCCCAGACAACGGCGCGCAGTTTTCCCTGGTAGCCCGAGTCGACGATGCCGACAGCTACGGCGGGCGGGCGGGGCCCGGGCGCGCCTCCCGAGCTCATTTGCGACATTATAATGGCATATCCGCCAGGCGCAGCCGCCCTCATGTTTAGATTAACCAGCCGGCTATAAAGGGACCGCCCCGGCGGTGCCTCTCCATCTTGCTCTGCCGCCAGCGCAACCGGGCCCCAGAGCGCCAGCGAGTCGGGTTCGCAGCAGCACTCCAGCCGCCAGGAGGCTGCCTCCGCCGCCGCGTCGAGCTCCACGACGAGGATGTCGCGCTCGCTGCTCGTCGTGCTCGCGACCGCCGCGCTGTTCGCCATGGTGCGCGGCCTTGACCCCTTGCTGGACGCGATGCGGCGCGAGGAAGCGATGGACTTCTGGAGCGCGGGGTGCTACGCGCGCGGGGTGCCGCTCTCGGAGCCCCCGCAGGCCCTGGTTGTCTTTTATGCGGCCCTGACCGTGGTGATGCTTGCCGTGGCCTTGTACGCATACAGGCTCTGCTTCCGGCTCATGAGCGCGGGCGGGCCCAATAAGAAAGCGGTGCGGGGGCGGGGTTGAGCAACCGCAAGACCGCAGAGTAACTTGTATATAAGGCCCGCGGCCCCGGCGACCGTCGCCTCTCTCCGCACTCGGCCCGACCCCGCGCCGCGCCGCTCGCCCGTTAACCCGCTCGCTCGCCCGCCCGCCCGCCATGGCCCGGTTCCACAGGTCCTCGGACGACGAGGATGACTACGAGTACTGCGACCTTTGGACGCGGGAAAACAGCATCTACGGCTACGACGACGATTCGGACGACCACGTATACGAAGAGCTGTGCGCCGCATCGAGCGGGCCCGAGCCCAAGCCCAGGCCCGGGCCCGACGGGCGCCGGCGCGACTCCCGCTCGTGCCCTGGCGCCGCGACCGCCCCGTCCGCTGCTCGCGGCCGCGAGCGCGAGCGGCCCGCCGCCGCGGCGCCGGCCCGCCGCTCGAGCAGCCGGGCGTCTTCGCGCCCGCCGCGGCCCGCTCCCGCCGCCAACGCTCCCGCTACCAGGCAGGCCACGCGCAGCTCCTCCGGCGCCGCCGGGGCAGCGGCCGCCGCCGTCCCGCCCCGAACCCGCGCGCCCCCCGGCGCCGCCGCCGTCGCGTCCGGCCGGCCGCTAGCGTTCAGCGCGGCCCCGAAGACGCCCAGGGCGCCCTGGTGCGGGCCGACGCACGCGTACAACCGGACAATTTTTTGCGAGGCCGTCTCGCTCGTGGCCGCCGAGTACGCCCGGCAGGCAGCCGCCAGCGTCTGGGACTCTGACCCCCCGAAGTGCAACGAGCGCCTGGACCGAATGCTGAAGTCTGCGGCGATTCGCATCCTCGTGTGCGAGGGCGCCGGGCTCCTCGCCGCCGCCAACGACATCCTAGCCACGCGGGCCCAGCGCCCCGCCGCTCCGGCCCCCGCGGGCGGCAGGGCCCCACCGCCAGCCGGCGGGGAGGGCTGCCCCCGCGGCGGGCGGGCCCGGCCGTAGCGCTGGAGGGGGGGGAAGGCTTTTTCGACGCGCGCGGCTTAAGCCGCGCGCCGCTGTTCCGGTATAGAAATAAACGCTTGTCGTTCGAACACACCGAGCCGAGTCGCGTCGTCTCTGGGGCGGGCGGGCGCGCGCATAAAAATCGCGGGTCACCGCGCCCAGCCGTCATTGCGGCGGCGCGGCGGCGGCACCATGGACCCGTACGACGCCATCGAGGCGTTCGACGACTCCCTGCTCGGGCCGCCGCCTGCGGCGGGGTCGGCCCCTGACGGTCCGTCCCCCGCGCGGTTCGCGCTGCCGCCCCCGCGCCCGGCGCCCCTGGCCGCGCTGCTGGAACGGATGCAGACCGAGCTGGGCTTCCCCGAGGGCCCTGCGCTGCTGCGGGCCATGGAGCGGTGGAACGAGGACTTATTCTCGTGTCTGCCGACCAACGCAGACCTGTACGCAGACGCCGCGCTGCTCTCGGCAGACGCAGACGCGGTAGTGGGCGCCATGTACCTGGCGGTGCCTGGGGACGCGGAGCGCTTGGACTTGAACGCGCACGCGAACCAGCCGCTTCCCGCACCGCCGGCCTCGGAGGAGGGCCTCCCGGAGTATGTGGCCGGCGTACAGGCGCATTTTCTGGCAGAGCTGCGCGCGCGGGAAGAGCGGTACGCGGGCCTGTTTTTGGGCTACTGCCGCGCGCTGCTGCAGCATTTGCGCGCGACGGCGGCGCGTGGCCGAGGCGCGGCGGGCGCGGGCGCCCAGGCAGACCGCCTGCGGCAGCTGGTGGCGGCGCGGTACTACCGCGAGGCGAGCGCGCTGGCGCGGCTGGCCTTTGCGCATATGTACGTGGCGACGGCGCGCGAAGTCTCTTGGCGCCTGCACTCCCAGCAGAGCCAGGCGCAGGGCGTGTTCGTTTCGCTGTACTATGCTTGGCCGCAGCGGCGGCAGTTCACCTGCCTGTTCCACCCCGTGCTGTTTAACCACGGCGTCGTGGCGCTGGAGGACGGCTTCTTGGACGCGGCGGAGCTGCGGCGGCTAAACTACCGGCGTCGGGAGCTGGGGCTGCCGCTGGTCCGCGCGGGGCTGGTCGAGGTTGAAGTGGGGCCTCTGGTGGAGGAGCCGCCGTTTTCGGGAAGCTTGCCGCGAGCGCTGGGCTTCCTGAATTACCAAGTACGCGCGAAGATGGGCGCGCCCGCCGAGGCCGGCGGGCGGCTGGCGCCGGAGCGGGAGCACTCGTACGCGCGGCCGCGCGGCGCGATCAACTACGGGACGACTCCAGAGGCCATGTTGCGGCCCCCGTCGCCGAGCGAAGTGCTGCCGTGCGACCCCGCGCCAGCGGCTACCGTGCGCGTGGCGAGCCCCGCCACACATCTGGCTCAGGCGCCTTCAGCCAAGGGCGCCGCCCCGGCCGAGTTTGCCGCCTTGGCTGGGCTTGCAAAGCCCGGTCCGGCCCCGCTCGCGGCGGCCCCGGCCCAAGCCCCGTTCGCAGCGGCCTTGGCCTTAGCCGAGCCCGCGGCAGCCCTGGCCCCGGCCCCGCTTGCGGCGGCCCCAGCCGAGCCCGCGGCGGCCGTCGCCGGGCCAAGCCCGGCAAACCCATTCGGCGGCACGTATGACGCGCTGCTGGGGGACCGCCTCAACCAGCTGCTGGACTTCTAAGGGCGGGCGGGCAGTGGCGCTTTCGACCCGGCGCGTGGCGTTTGCGAGGCCTCCCTCTGGCGTAAGGCCTCTGGCGCCGCCCTGCGGGCGGCGCGAGCGTATAAAAGCCACTTGGGTCTACACGGGATTTAGTTTTCGCGCCCGCGGCTTTCTCGGCGCCCTTAGACGCTATGGACGCCGCTAGGGATGGGCGGCCTGAGCGCCGCCCGCGCCGCTCCGGAACGTACCGCACGCACCCGTTCCAGCGCCCCTCTGCCCGGCGGAGCCTGCTGGACGCCCTGCGCGCTGCGGACGCCGAGGCCGCGGAGCGCCCGCGGGTCCGGCGCCCGCGGCCTGACTTCCAGCGGCCCCCGGACGAGGACACCAGTGAGGACGAGAACGTGTATGATTACATCGACGGCGATAGCAGCGACAGCGCCGACGACTATGATAGCGATTATTTTACTGCTGACCGCGGCCCCAATCACGGCGCCGGCGATGCTATGGACACAGACGCACCACCCGAGCGCGCCCCGGAAGGGGGCGCCCCGCAAGACTACTTGACGGCCCACCTGCGCGCCATAGAGGCCCTGCCCGAGTCAGCGCCCCACCGGAGCCTGCTGGAGCGCACGGCCCGGACCGTGTATGCGCAGCAGTTTCCCCCGCGCGATTTGAGTGCGGGCTCCAGGGCGCCGGCACAGCGCGCGCGGCGGAGCCTCCGCGGCTTCCCGCGTGGCGGCGGGGGCGGCCAGGAACCCGGGCCAGACGACGAAGGCGACGACGCCGCAGACCTGCGCGAGGACCTTGTGCCAGATGAGGCCTACGCGCACCTAGAGCGCGACGAGCGGCTGTCGGAAGGGCCCCCGCTCCTCAGCCTGGAGGCGGCCGCTGCGGCTGCGGGGGAGAGGAGCGTGGTGGAGGAGCTGTTTACGTACGCCCCTGCCCAGCCTCAGGTAGAGGTGCCGCTGCCCAGGATTTTGGAGGGCCGGGTGCGGCCCAGCGCCTTCTTCGCGCAGATGCCGCTGGACGCGCTATGCCGCACGCCGCCCAACGATCAGCGCGTGGTGCGCGAGCGGCGCGCCTGGGAGATGGCCGGTACGCCGCATGGGCTCCTAATAACCACGTGGAGCACGGTGGACCCGGAATTCTCGATCGGCGGCATGTACGTGGGCGCCCCTGAGGGCACCCGGCCCCGGCTGGTGTGGCGGCGCGCGATGAAGCAGGCCATGGCGCTGCAGTACCGGCTGGGGGTGGGGGGCCTGTGCCGAGCAGTAGACGGCGCAGCAATGCCGCCCACTGAGGCGCTGCTCTTTTTGGCGGACGCGCTGCTGCGCGTAGTGCGCAACTGCCATTTTTTGTCGCGGCCGGGGCGCGCGGGCGGCGCCGCGCGGCGCCTGCCCGCGGCGGCGGTTGGGCTGCTGGCAGCCACGCAGTTCACGCCACCGGACGCGTCCCCCCACGCGACGCTCTTTCGCGGCTCAATGGGCTCCCTGATTTACTGGCACGAGCTGCGCGTGATGCTGACTGCGGTGCCGGCCCTGTGCGCGCGCTACGCGGGCGCCGGGCTGCAGTCGGCCGAGCTGTACCTGCTGGCGCTAGCGCACTCAGAGGCGCCCGGCTACACGGCAAACGAGCGCTACGCGCTCTCGGCGTACCTGACGCTGTTTGTAGCGCTCGCGGAGCGGGCGCTGCGCTGGCTGTATCTAGCGGGCGCGCACCTGCTCGGGCCGCACCCCACAGCGGCGGCCTTCCGCGAAGTGCGCGCCAAGATCCCGTACGAGCGGCTGCCGCTAGGCAGCGCGACGCTGCACGACGCCGAAGTGGAGACGGTGGACTCGGCCACCTTCCAGGAGGCCCTGGCTTTTAGCGCGCTGGCACATGTTTACGGGGAGGCCTACGTGGCGGTGCGGACCGCGACGACGCTGCTGATGGCCGAGTACGCGGCCCACGCTGAGCGCCGGGACGTGCGCGAGATGACAGCGGCCTTCCTGGGCGTGGGGCTGATCGCGCAGCGGCTGATGGGCAGCCTGAACCTGCTGCTGAACTGCGTAGCCGGCGCAGCGGTGTACGGGGGCCGGCGTGTGACGGTGCGCGAGGGCACGCTCGCGCGGTACAGCTTGCTAGCGGACGCGGCACTGCCGCTGGTGCGCCCGGTGTCCCTGGTGGAGTTCTGGGAGGCCCGCGACGGCGTCATGCGCGAGCTGCGGCTGCGGCCCGTGGCGAGCCCGCCCCTGGCCGGCAAGCGGCGGGTCATGGAGCTGTACCTCTCGCTGGACAGCATAGAGGCGCTGGTCGGCCGCGAGCCGCTAGGTTCGCGGCCGGTGCTTGGGCCGCTCGTGGACATCGCGGAGGCGCTGGCGGACCACCCGCACCTCGTCACGGGCGATGGGCGGGGCCCGCGCCTGGGCGGCCGCTAGGCGGCAGGCCGCGCTTACGCGGCGGCTGGGTCCGCCCACACCAGCCACCACGCCCGCGCGCCCGCCCCGCCCTCGTATGCCTATATAGCCGTCACGCTTGAATGCCAAGCGCCACTTTCCCGCCGCGGCGAAATGGCGTGGCCGGCCGCCTCTCGGGGCCTCATCGAGCGGCGGGCAGAGAAGGGGTGCCTGCTGCCGACGCTCGCGGACGCCACGGCCGCGGCCGTAGTGGCCCTGCAGGAGGCCACCGAGCCTGTGTGTGGGGCCCCGCTGTTTGGGGTTGAGCGCGCGGCCGCGCTGCTCGGCGTGCGCTCCAACGCCGTCCCGGAGGCGCTGGTTCTGTCGGACTCGGCGAAAGACGCCGACGACGAGTACCGGCTGGAGTATGACCGCGCCGCAGCGCGGGTGCTGGCGGGCGCGCGGCTCTCTAAGGACGCCGTCTGGCGCGCGGTCATCGGCTCGTACTGGAAGTACCTGAAGGCCTCGAGCGGCGCCGACGTGAACATCGACGGCGCGGCCGGCGGCGCGGCGATGGAGCAGGCGCAGCTGACGAACGTGATGCTCTTCGCGCCCACGTACGCGCGCCGGGCCTCGCGCTCGCCGTTCAAGCACAGGCACGACAACGCGGCGTACAAGGCCGCTGCGGCGGAGCTGCGCAGCGCCTTGCGTGCGGTGGAGAAGTACATGTACTACATGCGGCCTGGCGACCCCATGGTTGAGAGCCCGGACACAGAGACGCGCTTGCAGGAGATCCTGGCGTACGCTGCCACGGCCTACCGCTGGCTGCTGTGGTTTATGGACACGCTTGACGGCACGGTGCTGCGCAAGCTTGGCAAGCGCCCCCAGGCCGCGGTGGGGCCGCGCGAGCCGCGGCCGCCAGGCGAGCTCTGCGAGCGCCACCTGACCGCCGGCCCGGGCGTCGCCTGCGGCAGCGGGGCCGCGCTGATGCTAACGGCCCTGACGGCGGCGGCGCTGGCCCTGCTGATGCGCGTCGGGGCCGCCTGGACAGAGTCGTCTTGGAAGAGCAACACGCAGGGCGTGACGGGCGCCATCGTGGCCGCGGTCGAGCTGGCGTCGGCCGTGCACCACCACCTGCAGTACCTGCTCAATATGGCTTTCGTGGGCTACGCCTGCTGGCTGCGCGCGGGCGTGCGCGACCCGTACATGATCTCGGCCATCCGCGCGCAGTGCCGCTTCGCGCACTTTATGGGGCCGCTGATGCCAACCATGACCTCCGCCAGCTGGGCGGCGCTGGAGCGCGGCACGGCGAGCTGGTTCAAGCTGGCGCTGCTGAAGAGCGTGGCGGCGCACGGCGCGCAGACGAGCTACTACTCGAACATCGTCGAGTCGATGCGGCTCGGCGGGAGCCGCGGGCTGCTGGCGCCGGTGCGCCGCCGCGGCGGCCCGCAGAGCCCAGCCACGCGCCCCCTGCCCAGCCCGCCGGCCGCGGCCACCCCACCGCGCTCGGGCTCGGACTCCGACTCAGAGCCGGACCTCGGCTTCTCCCCCGCCGTCGGCGTCTACGCCTCCATGCGCAACCTGGAGGGCGCCTACACCTACGCCGACGCGGACAGCCCGCGCTCGCCGGCGGCGGCCGCCGAGCGGCGGGAGGCGGCGGTGTACGAGAACGAGGCCGAGGGCGAGAGCGAGGCCTCGTCCCCGCCCTTCGCCGAGGACGGCGGCTCCGACAGCGACGAGGAGCTCGCCATCGACGGCCCCATGCCCGCCCCGCCGCCCCGTGGCGGCAGCCGGTACGCCGAGGAGCTCGCCATCGACGGCCCCATGCCCGCCCCGCCGCCCCGTAGCGGCGGCGGCAGCCGTCGCACTCGGGCAGGCGCCGCCGCCGCGGGGCGCCTGCAGTACGCGAACCTGTGCGTCGCCTCAAGCGAAGATGAGGACGAGACCTACGACGGAGCCGGAGCCGGGGACGGGGACGAGAGCGAGGCCGGGGCGGCCGCCCCGTCTGCGGCGGACCCCGAGTCGGAGCTGGCCGGCGCCATGCGGTGCTGCAGTCTCCGGCCCGCGGCCCCGGGCCCGGCCCCGGCCCCGTGCACCGAGCGCCCGGGCAACCCTACCCGGTCCTACTCGCGCTCGCGCCCGCGCCTCCGCGCCCTAGAGGACCCGCACGGCCTGGAGGCGCTGGCGGCCGCCGGCGCCGCGCACACCGCGCGCCACAACCGCGACGTGTGGCGGCGCTTCTCCCGCGCCAGCGGGTCCTCCGACGACGATTACGAAGACTACGGGGCCTGCGGCGGCACGCGCCCCGCGGGGCGCGAGCCTCCACCTTCCCGCGCCCGGCGCTCGCGGATCGAGATGGAGATGGTCACGTCGCTGTAGGGGCGCCCGCGATTAAAAAAGGACGCGAAAGCACACACAATAAAGATTTGCTTTAGTTTATTAGACAATCGTATACGCGTGGTCTTTTGGCGTGGAGGAGAAGGAGAAGGGAGGCGGATGGAAAGAGGGGGAGGGAAAAGGGAAGGGAAAGAGTGCCGCTGTCCGGCCGACCGGGGAGGGCAGGTGGAGGCTCACCCTTTCCGCCGGGGCGCGCGCGAGATCACAGGCGCGCCCGCGCCTTGCGCCGCAGGCACAGGGCCGCCACCAGCAGGAGCCCCACGGCGCCGAGGCCGCAGGCGACGGCCACGACGCTGACGATGACGGGGCTTCCGATCAGGCTGGGCGAGGCGTCGTGCGTGGCGGTCGCGGAGAACTCGGGCAGCGGCGCCGGGTAGCCGGTGGCAGTGCAGGTGTAGTCGACGGGCCCGTCTATCGCGGAGAGCAGGCGCACGCCGCGCATGTTCACCAGCCCAGGCCGCTCAGCGCAGACGCCGCTCTGCTCGGTGCGCGAGGGCGCGGCGCCGTCGCGCACCGTCCAGCGCAGGGAGACGCGCTCGGGGACGCAGCGCGCCTCGCAGACAGCCTCGCCGCCCTCGAAGAACACGCGCAGCTCGGGCGGGCGGTAGACGGCCGGCGTGGCAGCCGCGGCGAAGCGGCGCTCCACGTCGGCGCTCTGGAACCAGGAAACCTCGCAGCGCAGGTTGGGCGGGTGGGCGGTTGGCGTCGCGTCCTCGAGCGTGAGGACGGACGTGCGCGAAAAGAGCCCAAAATCATCGACCGTAAAGACGTCGCGCGCGTGCCGAGCCTCCACGGGGTAGCCGTTGCGGAACCAGCGCAGGCGCGTGGAGCGCGGCGGGTAGTACTCGGCGGCGCGGCACACGGCCGCGTAGCCGGCGCCCTCCAGCGTCGGCCGGGGCTCGACGGAGACGGCGGGTGCGCGGTACGTCGTGACGGTCACGACCTTGCGCTGCGACTTGGCGCCCGCGTCGCGGCGCCAGGTGTACACGCCCTCGGCTGCGGCGGTCAGGGAGCGCACGGTCAGGGGCAGGCTGCCGGGGTCGGCGGGCGAGGGGAAGATGTAGTTGCCGCCCAGCTCCGCGCTGCGGTACGCGACCGAGCCGTTCTGGGCCGCAAACAGCAGCATGGGCGGGGCGCGCGGGAAGGGGTTGGGCACGCCCTCCTCATCGCCGCGCGTGGAGCGGGACCTGCCGACGCGCTGGAACCAGAGCTCCAGGCGCGCGCCGCCGGTGGCGTTGTCGGCCACGCCGCAGTGCACGTACAGCGGCTCGGCATACGGGGCGGCCACGGTCTCGCGCTCGCAGCGCATCCACTTGCGGCCCCGCGGCGGGGCCTTGCTCGGCCGCGGGGACCGGGGCCGCGTGCTGTTGGCGGGCGGCGGCGCCGGCGTCCCCAAGGGCGTCTCGTCCGTCGTGCTGTCCTTCGGCGTGGCCGGGGGGCTGTGGGAAGGAGCTGTGGGCGTCGCGCCGAGGGTGCCGGCACCGTCGTTCGTCGTTTCGGCCGGGGTTGGGGAGGGCGGGCTTGGGGAGGGCGAAAGCGAAGGCGGGGGCAAGGGCGAGGGCGAGGCCTCGCCCTCCGCTTCCTCGGCGAGCCCCCGCCCAGCGAGCAGGAGCGCGCATGCGAAGATGGCCGCGATCGGCCACGCTCGCCCCGGCAGGGCCATGGCGGGCGCGCGGTAGACTCTCGGTCCGGCGGGCTCTCGGCGAAAAACTCTCGCGCGCGGGCGGATCCGAGATGGCCGCGCCGCGGCCGCGGCCTACATCTTTAAGGGTCTCCCGTCCTGTGCTTTCGTGGCCCGGGCCACGAAAGCACACGCGCGGCCGCGGGCGCGTTACCGTCGGCGACGTCCGCTCATTCGTCGGCGCGGGCCCAGCAGGCCCCGACGCAGAAGCACAGCGCGGCGTGCAGGACCTTGGCCACGTGCGCCGCGGCCAGCCGCGCGGCGCCGCGCCCGCGGCGCCGGACCCAGACGCAGGCCACCAGCGCGCCCGCGGTGGCCGAGGCCAGGGCCGCGGGCGCGCCGCCCTCCGCGCCGCAGAGCGGCAGTGCCGCGCCCAGGGCGCAGACGCCCACGTGCGCCATCAGCGCGCCGTCTGCAGCGTCGGCGCGCGCGTAGCGCAAGCAGAGGTGCTCGGCGAGCGCGACGCCGTGCCCGCCCGCGACGCTGAGCAGGACCACGCCGCGCGTGCGCCAGCGCCCGCCGCCCTCAGCCCCGAGCGCGCGGCCCGGGGCCCAGAGCGCCGCCGCGGCGGCCAGGGCAACGGCCGACAGCGCGAGCTCCGCGGCGGCGGCGCGCGCCGCCGCGCGCGCGGGCACGGCGTCCTCGCGCGCGCCGCAGGGGTCGGCGGGGCAGGGCGCCTCGCCGAGCGGCGCCAGGGTCCGCAGCGCCGCATACCGGCAGATCTTGTAATGGCAAGTGTCTTCTAGCGCCGCGGCGGCGTCCGCGGCGGCGACAGCCAGCGCGGCTGCGGCGCCCGCGGCCGCCAGCGCCTCGGGCCGCGCGCCCCAGCGCCCGGCCGAGAGGCCGAGGAGCAGCCCGCAGGTCATGGCCAGCAGCGCGGTGCGGAAGTGCGCCCCGGTGCCCGCGGCGGCCGTCACGAAGTGCGCGCAGTGCACCGGCACGCCGCAGACGGCGTAGGCCGCGGCCGCGGCCGTCAGCGCCCCGCGCAGCGCGGCAGGCGCGGGGCCCGCGGCCCAGACGGCAAGCCCCGCCGCGACGGCCAGCGTCTGCGCGAGCCGGCCGAGCGGCGCGAGCCGGCGGCGCAGCGTCTGCGCGGCGGGCCGCCAGCAGACGAGCGCGGCTGCGGCCGCTGCCGCGGCCGCCAGCGCGGGCGTCGCGGCCGGGCCCCGCGTGCGTCCGACAGCGTCCAGCGCCGCCGCCGTCAGGCCGGTGTGCGCGCCCATGGCAGCGAGCGCGCCCGTAGCAGCGAGCGCGCACGGGCCGCAGCCGGCCTTCGTTCCCGCGCAGCCGCTCACCCGTCTGGACGCGAACATGGCCGGTCCCGGGTCCCCCCGAATAACGCGACGCGACGCGGAATCGTCTTTTATCGGCTCTCTTTATTGGTTTCACCCAGGGGAGCTTCGCCTCCCTCCTCCCCGCCCCGATCCGGACCCGAGTCGGCGTTGGGGGCGGCGGCGCCAGCGCGCGGCCGCTTGCGGGCCCGCGCGCCGGCCTCAGGGCCGGCCTCGCCGCGGGCCCGGCCGGGCGCGGCGGGGCGCTTAGCGGGGGGGCGCGGCGCGGGCCCGGCGCGGTCGCTTCCGTCGTCGTCGTCATCGTCGGCAGGATCGACAGCGGCGGGCGCGGGGCGGCAGAAAAAGAACACGGTCAGCCCCTCCGGCGCCGCGGTGGACACGCTCATCGTGGCGGCGCCGGCGGGCGCAAGGTAGAAGCGCAGCAGCGCGTCGCCGCCGACCTGCCGCACCTTCTGCAGCAGCCGCCGGAACCCCGAGGGGGACTCCAGCTCCAGCCGAAAGTCGGGCGCCCCGCCGAAGCAGCGCGCCTCCAGGAGGGCGGCCTTGCGGGCGGCGCCTTGGGCGCGGGCAAGGATGCGCTTGCTGCCCGCGCCGGGGCTGGGCTCGAGGGCGGGCTCGGCGCCAGGCTCGCCGTCCTCGAGGCGCGCGGCGAACGAGACCCGACCCGAGGCGGACTCGGCGCCCAGGCAGCGGGCGCGCCGGTAGGAGAACGTCACCGCCCCGCCGGGGTCCTTGGCGACCGCCTGCAGCTTTGAGAGCTGCGGCCTCGAGAGCGACACGGCAAGGTCAGCGCCGCGCGTCGGGAGCATGATCGAGTACTCGCCGAGCTCGTGCTTAACCAGGCTGGCCTGCGAAAAGGCGTCGGCCTCCCGAAAGTAGGTTACCTGCGTCAGCACGCTCGCGGGCGGCTCGCCAGTGATCAGGAAGGCTACGTTCTGCACCTTCCGCGTCTTGTTGGCGCGGAAGGCGTCCAGCAGCCCGCGGCGGCTGTCGACGTTGGCGAGGAAGACGGCCCGCGCGTCCTCGCGGGCGGGGGCCCACTGAAAGGAGGTGAACTTCGCGGCGGGGACGGCCACGTACACCTGCTCGTCGTAGAGGCCACTGTGCACCAGCATGCCCTCGCGGCTGAATACCAGAAAGGCGTTCCGCAGCGAGGCGCCAAAGGGGCTCAGCAGGGCGGCGACGTCGGCCAGCTGGCGGCCGATGAGCGAGGCGCTCGCGATTGGGCCGGCGCCGCGGAGCAGGTCGGCGGCGGGCGCGCGGGCCTCGCCCTCGTCGGCGGGCGGGCGGTGCGAGGGCTGCGGCAGCATCTTGGCGGTGGCCTCGGCGTCGTCGCCTCCGCTTTCCCTTGTATGACGCGCGCGGGCGCGGAGCGGCGGGCCTCGCGCCGCCGCGGCGGCGCTCTTTATACCGCGCGCCCGCCCCGCCCGCGCCGGCAAAACACACACACTCGACGTATCAAACGGCGACACGTCGGGGGCCCCGACGCCTATAAGCGGGTGCGCGTGCACGCGGCCCCCCGATCGGCATTGCGCGCGGCGGCACGGACGAACCCGCACGGGGCGATGGGGCTCTTCAAGCTGCTGCGCTACGCGTACGGCAACCGGCTGGTGAAGCACGACGCCATCACGACGCCGCCGGGCGTGATGACCCCAATCGCCGTCGACCTGTGGAACGTGATGTACACGCTCCTGGAGCGCTTCTGCGGCGACGCGCCCAGCGGCGTCGGGGACGCGGCCGCGACCGCGCGCTGCTTCCTCTCGCTGCTGCGGATGCTGCTCAAGCGCTCCTACTACCCGATCTTCGTCGCGGACCGCGGCATCCACGGGGACCGGCGCGCCACGCGGGGCGCCAAGGCCATCGTGGCGCAGACCATGCGCGCCGTCGGCGGCTCAGGCCGCCTCGGGCGGCTCGTCAGCGACGACTACACCTCGGAGGACGAGGTGCTGGGCGCGTACGAGTACCCTGCCCCGCGCGCGGACGCGGCGGCCGGCGCTGACGACGGCGGGGAGGAGGCGGCGAGGGAGATTGCCGGGCGCGCCTCGGCGGGGGCCGCGCGGGCCAACGCGCCCAAGCTGGCGCACCGCGTGTGCGTGAGCCTCATCCGCTTCCTGGGCTACGCGTACGTCGACGCCGCCGAGACGGAGGCCGACGACGTGTGCGCGAACCTCTTCCACACGAACACCGTGGCGCACGTCTACACGACGGACACGGACATGATCCTCATGGGCTGCGACATGATCCTAGACGCGGCGCCCCTCTTCCCCCCGACGCTGCGCTGCCGCGACGTGCTGGCCTCGCTGGGGCTCACGTACGGCCAGTTCCTCGCCGCGTTCGTGTGCTGCCACACGGACCTGCACCAGCCGCCGATGCTGCGCTCGGTGCAGCAGGTGGTGCGGGGGCTGCGGCGCGCCGCCGCGGCCGAGCCCGCGACCGACACCGAGGCGGAGGAGTCCGGCCGCGAGCGCGAGCTCGGGCCGCGGCCCCGGCTGCCGCCCGCGGTCGACGACCCGCTGAAGACCACGACGCCGGCAACCGTGGAGGCGCACAGCGTGCGCATGAAGTACACGTCCCGGTACCCCCCGATCGCGCAGACGTGCGCCGACGCGTTGCGGCTGCTGCCCGCGTCCCAGACGCGCGGCGGCGTGCTGGAGCGCAAGTTCGTGAAGCACGTAGTGGACACGATCGCGCCGCGGACGCACGGGCGCTGGGCCGTGCTGAAGCGCGTGCCCATCGCGCAGGAGGCGCCCGACCCCCGGCTCGTGTACGACACCATCGTGGGCGCCGTGGGCAGCGCCGCCGAGGCCGACACGCTGATGGGGCTCTTCTGGAAGCACATCCCCACCCCGCCCCCCTTCGCCAGGGTGCTGGCAGACTATTGGGACGAGGCCTCCGCGGGGCCGGGGCCGCGGCGGCCGGCCCGCCAATAAAGACGCGTGTGCACACGCGAGAGACACTGGCGTTCGTTGACCCGAAACATCTTTATTCGCGGCGTAGAGGGGGCAGCAGGGGGGAAGGGGGAGAAAAGGGAAAAAGGCGGGCGGGCGGGGCCTTTCACAGGTCGTTGATCACGGTGCCCGTGTAGGTGGTGCTGCGGCGCTCGAAGAAGTTCGTGTGCTTCTCGGCCGTCATCAGGGCCAGAGGAAAATCGGTCCCAGGAGGCGGGGTGCCAAACAGAGGAGGCAGGTGGATAGCAGCGAGCAAGCGGTCCGCGCTGTACTCAACGTACGCAGAAATAGCCTCCACGTCAAGTATATGACTGCCGCGCGGCGCGCGTGACCAAATAAACTCGCGCTCAATCTCCACAGCCTCGCGGAACAGCTTGCGAACGCGATCCGGCGGCGGCCGCTCCCCGCCGAGGTAGTTGTTGAAGATGCAGCACGACGCGGTCGTGTGCACGGCCTCATCGCGGCTGATGAGGTCGTTGGTTTGGCACGTCACGACGAAGAGGTTGTGGGTGCGCAGGTAGGCGATCGCCGCGAAGGAGGAGGAGAAAAAGATGCCCTCGATTAGAATCATGAGCACGTACTTCTCGGCCACCGACTCGGCCGCGGCCACGCGCCGCTCGAGCCAGTCCACCTTGCGCCGGACTGCCGGGTCGCTCAAGGCGTCCTCCACGTAGCCCGCGCGCGCCACCGCGTCGTTTTTAAAGAGCAGCAGCTGAATGGCGCTGTACACCCGCGAGTGCACCACCTCGATGGACTCCTGCTCGATATAGTAGTGCAGGATGTCCTTTTGGGTGAAGAGCTCGGAGAGGTTCCCGAGGTTGACGTTCACTAGGTCATCGGCGGCCGAGAGGAACGCGAACAGAAAGCGGTAAAACTCCAGCTCGGCGCCGCTGAGCCGCGCCACGTCCTTGGCGTCGTCCGCCAGGGGGAACTCGGTCTCCAGCCAGCGGTTCGCGACGCTGAGCGACCGCAGGTGGTCTATGTCCGGGCACTCGGCCTCGTAAAAGTATTTGTATTTACGTGCGAGGGTCGCCGCGCCCGCTGCCTCGGCCATCGCGCCCGCCGCGTCGCCGCTACAGGTGGCACCCGGAGCACACGAGGTCACCGCCGGTGAAGACGCCGTTGTTGGTGGCCTTGCGAATCTTGCAGTAGTAGAGCCCCGTCTTAAGGCCCTTCTTATAGGCGTACACCAGGAGGTTCATGATCTGGGAGGCGGGCACCTTCCCGTCCATTGGCTCGGTCACGAAGAGCGACATCGACTGGCTCTGGTCCACGAACGGGGCGCGGTCGGCGCAGAGGTCGATCAGGCGCTCCTGGTCGTACTCGAAGGCCGTCTTGAACTTGGCCAGCGGGTGCCCGGGCGCGAGGTCGCCCAGCGCGGCGGCCACCGACCACTGCTCGCGGTCCAGCGCGCGCACGGCCCCGAGCCGGCTGGCCTCGCGCGTAAAGTGCTTTCGCAGCGCGCGCATCAGCGGCAGGTTCGGGCGCAGCAGCTCGCCGCTCATCGTGACCTTGCTGAACATGTTGGTGAAGACGGGCGAGAAGCCCTCGCTGCCCTCCGTCACCTGCGACGAGGACACGGTCGGCATGAGGGCGACGAACTGCGCGTTGTACAGCCCGTGCCGCGCGACCTTCTCGCGCAGCCGGGCCCAGGCCCGCGGCAGCGAGAGGACCACGCCCTCGTAGCCGTCGAACGGCATGAGCCCGCGCGCGAACTTGCTGCGCGCAAAGTCCTCGAACGGCGCGCAGCCGTACTCGCACAGCGTGGCGCTGGTGGCCATGACGGCCAGGAGCAGGCGCTCGGCGATCTCCACGTTCAGCCGCCGCGCGGCGGGCGAGAGCATGTCCATGCCGAGCTCCAGGAGGAGCGTGTGCAGGCCCTGGAAGCCGATGCCCAGCGAGCGGTGGCGCGCCACGCCGCGCGCGGCCCGCTCTGTGGGGTACTGCCCGCCCAGCATCATGGCGTTGACGAAGATGGCGGCGGTGGCGGCCGCCGTGGACAGCGCGGCGAAGTCGAAGGCGAGCGCGCCGCCCTCGCCCTCGCGCACGCAGCGCGGCAGGTTGACGCTGGCCAGGTTGCACACGCCGTGGGCGTCGGGGTCCGCGCGCTGCACGATCTCCGTGCAGAGGTTGGAGCCCGTCAGCGCGTCCCCGGCCGTGTCCATGTGGTAGTGGCGGTTGCACGCGTCCTTGAACATGACGAAGGGGCTCCCCGTCATGACGATGCTGCGGACGACGAGGAACGCCAGGTCCTGCACGGGCACGGCCTCGACGCCCAGCCCCTCGCGCTCCAGCCGCTCGTACTCGGCTGCGAAGGCCGGGCCGTGCAGCCGGCTGAGGTGCGAGGCGCGGTCGTCGAAGAGCGTCCACACGACGCCCTCGCAGCCCTCGAGGTAGGCGAGGTAGCGGTCGAAGAGCAGGTCCGGCACCCAGAGGCAGCTGAACAGGTTGTCGCAGCGCGTTGACTCGTCGCGGGCGAGCATGCCGCGCATGTTTAGCACGGCCCGCACGTCGCAGTGCCAGGGCTCGATGTACACGCAGATGCCCGTCGGGCGCTCGCTGTCGCTGTTGATGGCCATGGCCATCGAGTCCAGCAGCTTCAGCGCGCCCATGATGCCCCGCTTGCAGTCGCGCGAGGCCAAGCGGTTGAAGCTCTGGAAGGAAATCCCGATCCCGCCGCGGTTGAGCAGGATCCGCGCGACCTCCGTGGTGATGGCCTCCACGGCCTCCGTGCTGCTGGTCACCTGCGGGTTGAGTAGGTAGCAGCTGGCCAGCGAGCCCCGCGCGCGGCCGGCGAAGAGCATGATCGGCGTCGCGGGCACGACTAGCTGCCGGTACAGCGCCGTCAGGTACGCGTTGAACACCGCGCACCACGTGGCGCCCTCGCCGACGAGGGCACGCCCGAAGGCCGGCTCCCGCATCGTCCACGTGGCGGCTGTTGCGGCGATCCGCACGAAGAACTGGCCCATGGACTCCAGCGCCCCGCCTTCGAGCTTGGCCAGGTACATCTCCTCGTACTTCAGCGCCGACTGCAGGCCGAGCGCGCACAGGGCGGCGTACTCGGTGAGCTCAAAGTACCGGAGCGAGACCTCCACGAAGGCGCGGTTGGCGCGCACGCGCTCCGCGACCTCAGGGAGAAGCGCGAGCTCGGCCGACGCGAGCCAGGCGTCCAGGGGCACACCCCGGGCGCGCACGCGCAGGTGCACGAGCTGCCCGCACTTCACGTACACGCGCTCGTCGACCCGCGACTGCGCCTTCATGCGGTCCACGACATCGCCGACGTACGCCGCCACCGCGGCGCGGGAGGGCTGGGAGGCGGCGGCGGGCGGCGGCGGCACGGCGCCGCAGCCCAGCCGCGCCCACTCCGCGTGCTCGGCCTCGAGCTGCTCTGCCGCGTCGGCCGGGCAGGCGGTCCGCATGAACGCGTCGCCCGCTGTCTCGCTTGCCATTTCGCTCGTCCGCCCCTCGCTTGCCATCTCACCCGCCCGCCTTTTGGCCTCGCCGGCGCCCGGCTCGCCGGTCGTCCGTCTCTTGCCCGCCGGCGTGTGGCCCGCCCGTCCGCTAGCTAGCTAGCACCCTCTCTGACTCTTCGGGGGCAGCAGACGCGCGGTCGGCGCCGGCTCTTTCTTTTGAAACCGAGCGCGCGGCGGCGGCGGAGGCAGCGGCGGCGGAAGGCGCGGGCCGGGTGCTCGCTCTCAGCGGCAGGTGGCCTGGGCCCGGCCGCGGGGATATTTAACGGCGACTCGAAGGGCGTGGCGGCCCCACTCGGTTGATTTATGACACCGCACGCAAACGTGTCCACAGAACGGTTTTTATTTGAGGTTACAGCGCCCCCTTGCGTCAGTGGAAGCACTCCACCCAGTCCCCGGCCCCCCACACCAGGCCCTCGATCCTGACGACGGGCACGTCGCAGGACTTGTAGCGCTCGCTGCGGCAGGTGACCCGCGGCGAGTCGTGCGGCAGCGTCCCCAGGCGCACGAAGGCGGCGTACATGCAGCTCTCCCGGGTGGGCCGCCGGGCGGCGCTCGGTGCCCAGCGCGGCAGGAACACCGTCGCGTCGCAGTCGCCCAGCCGCGAGACGGGGCAGCGGTAGGCCGCGCGGCTGTTCGCCAGGGCGGGCAGCGGAAACTCGTCCGCGGCCCCGTCCGCCCCCGCCTCCTCGCCCGCCGTCCCCCGGAGCACGTTCTCGGCGCGTGTGCGGTGCAGCAGGTAGCTCAGCCCGCTGGCGAAGGTGGTTTCGTTGAGCTTGCTGACGGCCACGTGGGCGCGGAAGCCCTCGTGCTCCAGGCGCTGCGCGTACACGAAAACCAGGTACACGAACTTTACGCCGGCGGGCTCCAGCCGCAGCTCGGCGTCCACGTCCAGGAACGCGCAGGCCGGCACGTGGGCCGTGGAGCGCGGGTGTGCGGCCTGGTCCGTGCGCGCGCCCTCCTGCGCCCCGCAGACGACGGCCGTGACGCTGGCCAGCTTGTCCTGCGTGGTCCACGAGAGCAGCCCGCCCAGGCACCCAAACGCCCGGTGCGGGAACGCGTGGCAGCGGATCATGGCCTGCAGGCAGGCGTAGAAGCGGTCCAGCCGCAGCGCCATGCGGCGGTCGCCCGAGTTGGAAATCAGGTGCGCGCGCAGCGCGTCCGCGGCGGCGCGGTTGCCGTACTCGGCGGCGCAGGCGCCCGCCAGGAAGGAAAAGGCCACGAGGGAGGCCCGCAGCCCCCCGGGCGCCGCGCCGCCCACGCTGGAGGCGTCGCCGAGGTTGCGCCAGGCCTCCTCAACGTCGCGGAACTGCCGCCCGGGGGGCGCGGTGGCGGCGGCCATGCCGATGACGTCGGCGGGGTGCGTCAGCGTCAGGACGGGCGCGCCGGGGCGCTCGAGTTGCGGGTCACAAAAGTCCGTCAGGGTGACCTGCCGCGAGAGCCGGATGTGGGGCTGCCCGCCAGGCGAAAGGACGGCGGCGCCGGCGGGCGTGTCCACGACGACCTGCCGGGGCGTGATGATCTGGATGCCCGACATGTTCTGGATGGTCACGGTCGCGTCGGACACGTGCAGCATCCCGGCGGTCCAGGGGCTGTAGCCCCGGGGCGCCCGCCCGCGGGCCCCGCTGCCCCCAGGAGCCGCCACCAACGGCACGCCAGATTCGGCGGCCGCCGCGGCGGAAGCGGCGCCGGCCGTCGCAGCAGCGGCCGGGACGCCCGAGAACGGCGACGCGGCGGCCGGGAGCCGCATTCGCAGGTGGTTGCCGATCTGGATGTAACTCGAGCTCCCATTAGGCGCGGCCATCGTCCCTCGTCCGCTCAGCACCCGCGCTCGGGTTAGGTGTCTGGGGCGGCGGCCGCAAGCCGCCTTTATAGCGCTGGCGAGCGCGGGGGGGGGGGAAGGGAAGGCAGGGGCGTCGGCAGCGGCGAGGGGGGCCGCGGCGGTTGTGGCGAGGGGGCCCGCGGCGGGCGCGCAATAAACCCCGCGGCGGGCGCGGGCCCCGGCCATTTGCGCTCGGGCGCGCACGCGCGAAGCGGGGGTTGCCTCTCTGGCGGCGGTCGGGTTTCGGTGCGCGGGTGCGCGGCAGACATGAGCGGGGACCCTGTGCGGGCCCTCTGGGCCGCGCTCGAGCGGCTGGACGGCGACGCGGCCGCCGACCCCGCGGCCGCGCTCGCGGAGGCCAGGGCGGCTATCTCTAAGTTCCTCCTCGCGTCCGGGCTCAGCTCGCTGGACTTCGTGGCCCCGCACTGGGCCGCGCTGCAGCGCGCGGCGTGCCGCGCCTACGAGCGCCTGCGCACGCCCGACGCGGCGCTGCTAGCGGAGAACCTGCCCGGCCTGGTGCTGTGGCGCCTGCCTGGGGCCGCGCACGACACCGCCGCCCTCATGGCCGGCGTCCGGGACCTGGCCAACGGCATGATCGCCGAGGCGCCGCTGGGCTACCTGGCGGCCGCGCGGCTGCGCGCCACGGCGGCGTTCGGCCCGGTGAACGCGCAGCGCGTGGTGGTGGAGTGGACCTCGCTCTTTCTGGAGATCTACGCGCGCGAGGACGCGGCGTGCGTGGGCGTGCTGGGCCCCGACCCCGCGCCCCGCTCGCCGGCGGGCAGCGCGGCCGTCGTCCACCCGCTGCTGCAGAGCCGCTTTCGCCTGCTGTACGACATGCCCTTCTTCCAGGCGGGGCTCAGCGCCCTGGCGCACGCTGCCAACTGGAAGGTGCCCATGGCTGCCGTGGCGCGGCGCGCCGCGGACGCCGCGGCGCCGCCGCTGGCCCGCGCGCTCTTCGCCGTGGCGCTCGTCGACGAGTACTTCCCCGAGCCGGACGACGAGGACGCGACGCCGGGGCTGGCGGAGGCCTTCGCGGAGATTGCCGACTCGGTGCCGCCCGAGGCGCTGGTGCCCGTGGGCGAGGCCAACGCCTTCGCGCGCACGTCGCACGACGTGCGCGTGTCGGCGGCGCTGGCCTACCGAGACCCCTTCGTGCGCGGCGTGGCCGCGGGTAGCGTCGCGGCGCGCGTGCGCGCCGACGCGGAGATCCTCGCCGACGACGCGCTGCTCGGCCGGGACGCGGTTGCCGTGCACGCAGGCGCGGTGGCGCGGCTGCTGGAGCGCGCGGGCGCGGACGCGGGCAGGGATGCGCCTGCGACGGCGGCGGCCCTGGCGCGGGTCGCGGAGCACGCGGCGGCCGTCTGGGACGCCGTGCAGGCGAGCGCAACGCCGGACCAGGCCGTGGAGACGCTGGCCGCGGCGGGGTTCACGCCGGGCACGTGCGCCATGCTGGAGCGCGCCGTGCTGGCGCAGCTCTCGCGCCCGGAGCCGCGGCCGCGCGCCCTGGCGGACGCGCTGCAGGCGGTGGGCTGCGTGGCGGTGGCGGGCGGCGTGCTGTTCAAGCTTTTTGACGCGTACGGGCCCAGCGCCGACTACCTCGCGCACTACACGACCACCATCGCAAACCTGCACCCGTACTACGCGGACGTGCTGCCGCTGCTGGGGCTGCCCGACGGCGGGCTGGAGCAGACGATCCGCCACTGCATGGCCCCGCGGCCGCGCACGGACTACGTGGCGGCGATCCGCGCGGCACTCGTGGCCGAGGCCGCGGCCGCGGACAAGCGGGCCGCGGGCGCGAGCGCGCGGGCGGCCGGCGAGGGCGGCGGCGGCGACCGGGCAGAGGCGGCGGCGGCCGCTAGGGCCGCCGCGCGCGAGGCCCTCCTAACGTGGTTCGACCTGCGCGCCAGCGAGCGCTGGGGCGTGGCCCCCCCCGCGGCCGAGGCGCAGCCGCCTGCCGCGGCAGCGACGTTCGGCGGCGCCCCCGCCGCGGCGGCAACGCCCGGCGGGGCCGCGGAGTTTGCGCGCGCAGCGCGGGCGCTCGAGTTCCCGCGCACGGACGCTGTGCCCGCTGCCGTCCTGCGGGACCCGGCCTTCGCGCCCTACTTCGCCGCTGCCGTGCTCTCGGACGTGCTGGTGGCCGCCGACGCGCTGCCCTTCGGCGCGGCCTGCGTGGCGCAGCTGCTGCCGCTGATCGCGTGGGCGCGGGACTGCGGTGCCGGGGCGGTGGCCAACGTGGACGGCTACCGGACGAAGCTCTCGGCCCTGGCGGCCGGGCTCTGGCCGTTCGTGGACGCGGGCGCCCCGGCGCCCACGACGACGCAGGTCCGCAACGCGGAGGCCGTGCTGGGCGAGCTGCACGCGGCGGCCGTGGCCGCGGCGGAGTGCCTGCCGCCTGATGCGCGCCCGCCCGTGCCCGCGCGCCCGCGGGTGGGCGGCTGCGTCTTCCTGGCGAGCATGTACATGCACGCCGCCTTCGCGCGGCTGCAGGGCTACGCCGCCGAGACGGAGGCGCTGGCCGCCTCCATGGCCGCGGCCGTGGGCGCCGTCGCCGGCGCGGTGGCGCGGCTGGGGGCGCTGTTCGACTGCCACTTCGCGCCGGTGCCCGGGCAGCAGATGCTGGCGGTGTACGCGGCGCGTGGCGCGCCCTGCTCCTTGGGCACGTGGCGCTCGGCGGACCTGGCCGACGCGGTGCGCGGCGCGCGCGCCGAGGCGGAGCGCGCCCGGGCCGAGGTGCGCGTGTCGCTGGCGGCCCTGCAGCGCGCCGCGGCGCGGACGACGCAGGCGCTGCAGGAGTGCGAGGCCGCGGACGCCCGCCCCCCAGGCGGCGGGCTGGACGACGCGCACCACGCGCTGCTGGCGGGCCACTCGGCGCTGGTGCGGGCGCAGACGGCGCTGGCGCTGGCCGCCGGCAAGCTCGTGGCGGGCGCGGAGGCGCCGGGGCTGCACGAGGTGGGCCGCTTCCTGCAGCGCTGGGACGCGATCGGCGCGGCCCTCGGGCGCGCGCTGGACGACCGCGCCGGCGAGCGCGACGTCGCCGAGCTCGTCGCGCGGCTCCGCGGCGTCTGGGACGAGGTCCAGGAGGAGCGCCGCGCGGCGGCCCCGGGGCCGGCGCGCGCCGGCCCGGACGCGGCCGCCGCCGAGGAGGCGGTGCTGGCGCTGCTGGAGGGCTACTCGGAAGTCCAGGGCGACGAGGGGAGCCCGGCGCTCTTGGACGCCCGCGCGGACGTGGCCGACTGGGCGGGCGTGGACCGCGGCCCGCTGCAGCGCCGCGCGGATGTCGCCGACAGCGGCGGCAACGGCGACGGCGGCGTCAGCGCGGCGGCGGGGGCGGACGCGGCGGCGGGGCCGTGGCTCACGACGGAAGACCTGCTCGCCGAGGTCGACGGCGTTTGCACGGGCCGCCCGGCGGCAGCGGCGGCGGCGGCCCGGTAGGGCGCGGCGGCCGCGCCAGGCGGCCGCGGGCGCTTTTGTTTAAACGGCGCCACGCGCGCGGCGCCCCCTAGTATTAGCGCGGAGCGGCGAGGCGGCACCATGTCCGGCGTTGCCGGCGCGCGCGCGCCGGCGACGCCGGCCGACGTCGCGATCGCCGCTGTGGGGTTCCGCAACCAGTACGACGCGGCGCTAGGGCCGGGCAGCGCGGTGGCGTGCCTCCGGTCCTCGCTGTCGTTTCTGCGGCTGGCCTTCGCGGGCGGCGTCGACGCCGCGCTGGGCGCCGAGGCCATCGACGGCGCGCTCGCGGAGGGCGCGGCGTGGGCGCGCGCGAGCGGCCCGCGCCCGGAGATGTGCTCGATCGTGCACCTGCCCAACCGCATCGCCGACCGGGCGGACGCGGACAGCGGGCTCTGCTGCGTCTTCTCGCGCGTGTACGGGGAGTGCGGCTTCTACACGCCGCCGGCGGAGCGCGCCCTGAGCACCCAGGTCCCCGCGCGCGAGTTCGTGGACGCCGTGTGGCAGCCGCGGCAGACGTCGCTGGCGCTGGTGATCGTGGGCGCCATGGGCGTGGGCGTCTTCCGCGCCGGCGACGCGGTTTACGTCTTTGACCCGCACGGGAGCGGGGACGTGCCGCAGGCGTTCGTCGCGCGCACGCGCCCCGAGGCCCTCTACGCGTACCTGGCCCTGCGCGCGTGCGGCCAGCCCGAGTCCCGGTGGGCGGGCGCGCTGGTGCACTTCGTCTCGGCGGGCTCGGGGCCCGCGCGCCCCGAGGAGCTGAGGGCGGCCGTGTCCGCGCTGTACGGCGCGAGCGAGACCTACCTGGACGACGAGCCCTACGTCGAGCGGCGCGTGGTCAGCGCGCACCCGCGCGCGCCGCCTGTCACGGCCTGCCTCACGGCCGTGGCGGTGGGCGGCGCCGGGGCGGAGTGCGAGGACCCCGCGCTCGCGCGCCCGGGCTCGCCGGCGCTGCCGCCCGCCGAGCCTGTCGCGCGGATGCCGCCGCAGATCACGGCCGCGGCCGCGGCCCGCGCGGCGGGAAAGCGGACGAGCCTGCCGCGGCGGCGGCGGGCCCCGTGGACGCCGCCCTCGAGCCGCGAGGACCTGCGCGCGCCGGCGGCCCGCGCCCGCGCGGGCAAGCCCCCGCGGAAGGTCCGGGGCGCGGAGTCGGCGGACCCTGCCGGGGAGGGCTGGGGAGGGGCGGGGGTGGGAGCGGGAGAGGACACCGCCCTGGCGCCCCGACCGCCGCCCGCGCTGGGCGCCGGGGCGGGGGAGGACGCTGTTGCGGCCTGCGCGGCGGAGCTTGGCGCGCGCGCGGCAAACATCACCGCGGCCCTGGAGGGCGTCCGGGCGCACGCGGCGGCGATCGACGCTGACATCGACGCGTGCGTGACCCGCGCGGTCCGCGTGGCGCGGCCCCGCGACGCCGCTGCGGAGCGGGACCCGCTGGAGCACGCGATCGCGGGCCTGTTCGAGCGGGTGCTGGCCTTCCTGGTGCAGAACGGCGCGCGCACGCGGCACGACGCGCCCTCGGCCGTCCAGCCGCTCTTCGGGGCGGTGGCCCAGGCGCTGCCGCAGCACACGCCCGCCAGCGCGTTCGTCACCTCCTCCGGGATGGTGCTCGAGGGGCTGGACGCGTACGCGCGGCTGGCGGAGGCGATGCGCGCGCAGCCCTCAGCGCTGGGCGACCTGGCGGACGCCAAGCTGCGCCTGGTGGCGGCCGCCGTCGCGGCCGCCACGGAGCGGCTGCACGACGCCGTGGACGAGCTGGAGGGCGAGGTGGACGGCGCCGCCGGCGGCGGCGACGCGGGCCCGCTCAAGCTGTGCGGCGCCGTTTCGGCGCGCTTTATGGCGCGCCTCTCGGCCTCCGGCCGGCGGCTGTTCTCGCGGGCGGCGCTGCGCGACGGCCGGCCGCTGGACGCGCGCGTCCGCGCGCTCTTTGAGCGCGCGCGGGCCTGCGAGGCCCGCGCAGCCGCCGAGACCGCGGCGCTCGCGCGCGAAATTCTGGCGCTGGAGGGCACGGTGCGCGCCGCGCGCGAGCGCCTGGACGCCGTCCCGCCCGACGACCCGCGCGCGGCGCCCGCGGACGGCGCGGTGGCCGACCTGGCGGCCGAGCTCGCGGCGAACCGCGCGGCTGCGGTCGCGCGGAGCGCCGCCGCCCTGTCCGCCGAGCTGGACGCGCTCGCGGCCGAGGCGCTGCGGCAGTACTTCCTGCGCGGCGCGCAGTACAGCGCGCGCGCCATACTGGCCGACCGCGGCGGCGGCGAGCGCTTCCGTGTGGCGGCCGCCGCGGTCGCGCCGCTGCAGCGTCTGGCAGACGCCGCGCCCGACCTGGCGGCGCGGGTGGCCCGGCTTGGCGCGCCGCCCGGCGGCGCCGCCCCGCCGCCGCCGCGGCTCGCGCGCAAGGGCGAGCTCCTCCGCGAGCTGCTGGCGGCGGGCGCAACGGCGCACACCGAAGACGGCCTCGCGGCCTGGGTGGCGCTGCTGCACGAGGCGCAGGCGGAGGGCGCCGCCGCCAAGAAGGAGCTAGACGCCGTGCTGGGTGACGTGGCCGCTATAAACGGGCGCTCGGCCTCGCGGGCGTCGCTGGAGGCTAGCATGGCCCGCTTCGAGGCGATGGCCGCCGCCGCCTCCCGCGCTGCCGCCGCGGCCACGGCGGCGAGCGACGGCGCGGGCGGCGGCGGCACGGGGCCCCTGGGCCCGGGGGCCGAGGAGGCGGCGGATGCCGCGGACGCCGCCGTCCGCGGCGCCGACGACGTCTTGCGCCAGCTGGACGCCCTGGCGACGGGCGCGGCGGCCGACCGCGAGGCGCGCGCGCGCGTGGCCGCGGCCCGCGCGGAGCTGGAGGCGCAGGCGGCCGCGGCGCGGCGGCGCGCGGCCGAGCTGGGGGAGCGGCGCGCGGAGCTGTACCGGCGCCTGGACGCGCTGCTGCTGCCGCTGCAGGGCTTCGCGGGGCTGCGCGCGGCACCCGGCGCGCTGGAGCGGCTGTGCGCGGACGCGGGCGCGCGGACGGCGGAGGACTGCGCGCGCTTCCTGCAGGAGGCGCCGCCGCGCGTGACCGCGGGCGTGCAGGACCGGCTGTGGCAGCTCTTCGGCCGGTACCGCGAGGCGCTGGAGAACCCGGGCGCGCTGGCGCCGGGGGCGCTGGCCGGGCTGGGCCCGGCCTTCGCGGCGGTGCTGGGCGCCGTGCCGGGACAGGCGCTGGGCCCTGCGGCCCGCGCGTTCTTCGAGAGCCACGCGGAGCGCGTGGCGGCCGCCGTGTCGCGCGCGGCGGCGGAGCCCGCGGCGCCCGCGGCCGCCGCCGCAGCGGCGGCGGCGCTGCGCGAAGCGGCGGAGGCGCTGCGGGCCAGGGGCGCGGGGCTCCCGCCCGAGTTCGCCTTCCTGGACGCGCTGCTGGCCCAGCACGTGGCGCGGCGCGAGGCGCAGACCGGCGCGCGGCGGCTGGGCGCCGCGCTCGCGGCCGTGGGCGAGGCCTCGGGCGCGCTCGCGTCCGCGGCAAGCGCCCTGAAGAACGCCCTGGCGGCGGGCGCGGACGCGGCGGAGACGGCGGCAGCGACGGCCGCGGCGGACGCGGCGCTGGGCGCCGCGGAGGAGGTGCTGCGGGCCGCGGACGAAGCCGCGGCCGAGGCCGCTGGCGGCGAGGACGCGGAAGGCGCGGGCGAGGCCGCCGACGCGGACGGCGAGGCGGTGTCCGCCGGGCGCCTGGGGCCGCAGGCGGCCAAGCTGCACGCGGACCTGCGCAAGGCCCAGGCGCTGGCGCGGCGGCGCGCCGAGGAGGTCCGGCGCCTGCGCGCCGAGGCCGGGCGGCGCGCCGAGGAGGCGGCCGCGCAGCGGCAGGAGGAGCGCTGGCGCGAGGAGCTGCGCGCCGCGCTGGAGCGCGTTGAGGCGCGCTCCGCCTTCGACGCGGCCGAGCTGGCGCGGCTGCGCGCCGCGGCCGCGGCGCGCGGCTACGACCCGCGGCCGCTGGCGCGGCAGGCCGACCGGGCGCTGGAGGCGAGCGCGCAGCGGGCGACGGCGGCCATCGAGGCCGTGCTTGCGTTCAACCCGCACGCGCCCGAGAACGCGCGGATCGACGTGCCGCCGCCGCTGGCGCAGCTGCGCGACATCGCGTGGTGGGACGCGTTCTCCCTGGCGGCCCCTGCGCTGTCGGCCCTGTTCCCGACCGCGGACGTGGGCCAGCTGACGCGGCTGATGCACATCGCGACGGGGCTGCTGACGTTCGCGGCCTCGGGCGGCGGCGAGCTGCGCCACTACGACGCCGTGACGTACCTGGAGGGCGACCTGGCGGCCGTGCCCCGGCTCGCCAAGTACGTGGCGTTCTACCGCCGGGGGCACGCGGCTTTCGAGGAGGAGCGCGCGCGGCTGGGCGCCCTGCGCGCGGACGTGCTGCAGGCGGCCGGCGGGCGCGCGGCGGAGATCAGCCGCGCGCTGGAGGAGGTGACGTACGTGCGCAGCCCCGCCGAGGCGGCACGCGCGCTGGAGGCGGGCGTGCACCTGGAGCTGCCGAGCGAGGCCCTGATCGCGGGCGCGCTGGCGCAGCTGGAGCGCTTCGACCACGCCCGCTTCGCCGGCTCGGCCTACGAGGCGCAGATGCTGAGCACGGTGCGGCGCGACGCGGCCGCGGCGCGAGAGGCGCTAGAGGCGGCAAAGGCGGCGCGCGCGGAGGCCACGGCGCGCGCCGAGCGCATCCTCGGCGAGGTCGTGGCGGCCGAGGCGGCGCGCGACCGCGACGAGGGCGCCGGGCTGGCCAACCTCAAGAACCTGCTGCGCATCACGCCGCCGCCGGCGGCGCTGGGGCCAGCGCTGGACCGCGCCGCCTCGGCGGCCGACGTCGTGACGCAAGCGGCGCTGCTGCTGGCGGCCGTGGAGGAGGCGCCGGAGCTGGACGTGGCCGCGGTGGAGTGGCTGCAGCAGGCGCGCTCTATCATCGACTCGCACCCGCTAACGGCGCGCATCGACGACCGCGGGCCCATGGAGCCCTTTGCGGAGCGCATCGACGCGCTGCGCGAGCTGAGGCGCCACCTCGACGCGCTGCGGCGGCAGCTGGAGTCGGCGGCGGCGGCGTGGGACGGCGCGTGGGAGCTCTTCGCGGCGGCGCGCCGCCGCGCGGCAGCCTCGCGCGAGGACCACGAGGGCGCCAAGGCGCGCGCGGCCGCGCTGCAGGCGGCCGCGGGCGTGGTGCTGGGGCTGCGCGCGGACGAGCACTACGCGCGGCTGCCGGCCGCGTTCACAGGCGCGCTGGACGCGCGGCTGGCGGAGCGCGGCGACGCGCTGGGCGCCTTCCACGAGACCGCGCGCGCCGTGGACGCGGGCCTGCAGCGGCTGCAGGCGACGCTCGCGGCGGTGCGCGGCGAGGCCGCGTACGAGGGGCTGCGCGCGCTTCTGGCGGCCTTCGACGCGCAGGTCGCCGAGCTCCCGGCCTGGGCGGCGCAGGCGCACGCGCCCTTCCGGGACCTGCTGGTCCTGCGGACGCGCCTCTACGAGGCCTACTTCAAGCTCGTGCCGCGCGCCGCCGCGCGCGCGCGCGGCGCGGCCGCGGCTCGGGCGGCGCGCGCCGCGGCCGCGGTGCACTCGCGCGCGAACCCCGCGACGCGCGCCGTTGCGGCGCGGGCCGCGCGCCTGTGCGAGCGGGACCTGCACCTGCGCGGCCGCGTGGCGGCGCTCCTGGGCGACGAGGCGGCGGTGTGCACGCTGCGCGAGGCGGACTCGGAGATCGACGCGCTGGCGCCGCGCGGCTACCTGGACGCCGACGGCACGCCGCTCTGCTACCGGGTGTGCTACCGCGCGGCGGGCGACAAGCTGGCGGTGGCGCTGTACTCGCAGGCGGGCGCCTCGATGCGCCCCCCGCTGGACAACGGCGGCGTGGTGGAGGCGGCCTCGGTCGCCGCCGTGAACGTGCTGAACGAGATCGTGAACCTGCGCCTGGAGATCGAGCGCGCCCGCGACGCGGACTTTGGGGCCTTCTGCCGCTTCGTGCGCCACCGGCGCGCCGACTGGGGGCTGGCAGACGTGCGCCCGGCGGTGGCCGAGCTCTACGCGGGGCTGCTGGCCGCCACGCTGCCCCGCCGCCACGGCGTTGCGTCCCTGGGCGCGCTGTGCTTCTCGCTGGCCGAGCGGGGGCTGCGGCCGGTGCGGGCGCCGCTGGGCGGCGGCAGCGGCGGCGGCGAGGGGCGCGGCGCGCCCCCGGGCGGCGGCGGCGCGCTCGAGCTGACGCCCGCGGACCTTGTCGTGGCCGCGCTCATGGGCGCCTTCATGCACCTGGTGAACTTTACGCGCCTGGACCTCGTGCAGAAGCACGAGTACATGTGCAAGACGCTGGACGGTGTCCTGGCCGAGGCGCTCGCGGGCCGGGTGGCGGTCAACGCCCTCGCGCCGAGCGGCGGCGGCGCGCGGCGGCCGGTGCCGCTGGGCGGCGGGGCGGACGACCCGGCGGACGGCGCGCTGTTCGCCATCCGCGCCGCCGACTGGGACCCGGGCCGCCTCTCCCCGTCCGACGTGCTGGCCGTGTGGCGGCACGCGCCTGACGCGGCCACGCGCGCGACCGTGGCGGAGCTGGCGCGCCTCATCCCGGGCAGCGCGCTGACGACGGTCAGCGTGCTGGCGCGCATGTGCATCCCGGGCGACCTGCTGGCGGCGCTGTGGACGACGCTCGCGGTGGACTCGCTGGGCGCGCAGGCCCAGAGCTACGACGCCTTCCTGGCGCGCCGCCTGGACGCGCCCTCGACGGTGCACGCAACGGGCGGGCCCTCGGAGGACGCGGCGGCGCTGGCCGCAGCGGCCAGCGCCGCCGCGGGTCGGCCCGCGCTCTTCCGCCCGACGGGGAGCAGCGTGACGTTCACGCTCGTGCGGCAGCCGCCCAGCGAGGTGCAGACGGTCAACGCGCTGGACCTCGTCACGTGCGCGCTGCTGCTGGGCGCGCCGGTCGTCGTGGCCATGGAGAACCCAGACGTGTTCTCGGAAGGCTCGCGCCTGATCATGTGCCTGCGGCTGTTTGATACGCGGCCCGGCGGGCGCGACGCCGACGCGCCTGCCGCGGTGTCCTCGGACCTGAACTCGTGGGGGGAGCGGCTGCTGGCGCTCGACGAGAACATCATCGAGAACGCGTGCCTGACGGCGCAGCTGGAGCAGCTCTCGGCGCTGATCGCGAGCAAGCCGCTGCGCGCCGCGCCGCCCTGCCTCATCATGCTGGACACGCAGCTGCAGCTCGCGCGGGTGCTGTGGGCGCGCGCCGCCGCGCCGCCGCTCGCGACGCTGAAGATTGCCGAGGACGACGTGCTCCGGGACCTGCCGAGCCTGACGCTCGACTACGAGGACGCGCTGCCCCCCGCAGCCGACCCCGCCGACCCGCTGTTCACGCGCGTCATCAGCGAGAACAACGTCCCGGACTTCGCCGCCGCAAGCGGCGACCCGCTGTACGCCCACCCCCCCGTCTTCCGGCACGCCGCCGGCGACCCGTTTCCGCACGCGCGGCCGGCGGCCGGCGGCGGCAGCGGCAACCGCGCGGCCAACGCCCGCGCGGCCGCGTGCCCCCAAGGCCGGACCCCGGCCCCAGCTCCGGCCGCGCCTCCGGCCCCGGCGGAGCCCGCCCTCGCCTGGGGGGCCGAGGAGTGGCTGGACGACGAAATCGGCGACGCATACCCGCCGGATTTTGCGGGCGCCGCCTACTCGCCCGAGCCCGCGGAGGACGGCCGCCCGCCGGATTTCGCGGGCGCAGCCTACCGGCCGGATCTCGCGCCTGCCCGTACGCCGGCACCTTACCCGCCCGAGCCCGCGGAGGACGGCCGCCCGTCGGATTTTGCGGGCGCCGCCTACCGGCCCGGGTCCGCAGGGGACGGCTACCCACCAGAGTCCGCGCCCGCCCCCACGCCGGTATTGCGCCCGCCAGAGCCCGCGCCCACCCCCGCCCCCGCGTCGACACGGGGCGCGCCGCCGCTGGCGGCGGCGCCCGCCCCCGAGGCCGCGGACGCGCCGGGCGTCGAACGCGCGCGCCGCCTGACGCGCCGCACCGGGCCGCGGAAATCGATGCCCGCCGCGCTGCCGTGGCGGCGCCCGCTGCCCGCCGCGCCCCCGGCGGCTCCAAGGACACACCCGCCGCCCGCGGCCTTGCCGCCGACGGCCGCCGGTGCCGCGGCGTCCCCAGCCTCGCCGCCCGCCGCGCCCCCAGATTCTCCAAGGACACACCCGCCGCCCGCGGTCCCGCCGCCCGCGGCCGCCAGTACCGCGGCGTCTCCAGCCTCGCCGCCAGCGCCCCCGCCGCCTCCCACTTCACTCTCCCCGGGCACCGCTCCGCCGCCACCTCCCTCGTTGCCGCCGGAGCTGGCGGCCAGTACAGCGGGGACGCCCGGCGCCCAGACGGTCCGCCGGCCCGGGGCTCGGAAATCGATGCCGGCCGCGCTGCCGCGGCGGCGCCCGCCGCCCCCGTTTTTGCCGCCGTCTGCGGGGGCGCCGGCGGACGGTCCGCCGGCCCGGGGCTCGGGAGTCGATGCCGGCCGCGCCGCCGAGCCCGCCCCGCCCCTGCCAGCCGTTAGCCCGCCCGGGCCACCCGCCGTCTCCCCACCGCCCCGGCAGCCCCGCCCAAGCCCCGCGGACGCCGGCCCCCCAGGTGCGGCACCCGCGCCCGCTCCGCCCGCTCCGCCCGCTCCGCCCGCTCCGCCCGCTCCGCCCGCTCCGCCCGCGCCACCGAGCCAACCCCGGGCGGACGGGCCGGCACCGCCGGGGCCGCCGATCGCGGCGAGCCGAAACGTTCCGGCGGCCCCGGCGCCCCCAAGGGCCCCCCCGACGGTTTTGGCGATCCCGGCGCCGCCGAAGCCCAGACCCGCGCCCAAGGGCAGGCCCGGCGCGCCCGCCAAGCCCGCGGCAGGCGCGAAAGCCGCGCGGCGACACGCCCGGGCCGTAGACCCCACGGTCATTGGCTCTGGCTTTGCCCTATCGGGCCCCGGCCCCGCGGACGGAGAAGATGCCGACTTCGGGGTGTCGGGCATGTACGTCCCGCCACCCGACCCCGCGACCCAGCCGGCCGGGCCGGCGCCAGCGCCTCCGAGCGTGGCCGCGGCGCTTCCGGCCGCGGCCCGGCCGGCGCCCGCGACCCAGCCGGCCGGGCCGGCGCCAGCGCCTCCGAGCGTGGCCGCGGCGCCTCCGGCCGCGGCCCGGCTGGCGCCCCCGGCCCAGCCGGCGCCTCCGACGCGGATCGTGCCCGCCGCCCCCCGCCCTGTGGATGTGGGCGGCCGGGCGCGCCCGACGGCCCGCCCAATGGCGCGCTTAGCCGCGCCGAGGCCGCGTGAATCGCGCCCGGCGGCTGCCCCGCCGATGCGCCCGTGGGCGTCTCGGGTCGACCTGCACACGCGAGATCTGCTGGCGGACGCCGAGGCGCGGATCCGCACGCTACCCGCGCCCCCCGAGCCCCCCGTCGACCCCGGCCTCGACACCGCCGACAGCTCTTCGGACTGGAGCGAGCCGGAGACGGAGACGGAGGCGGAAGAGACGGAGGCAAGAGAAGGCCGCGGCCCAGGCCGGGACTCGCGCCGCGCCCGGGTGGTGCCCGCCAACTCGCTGCTGGGTCGCCAGTACCTGCGCGGCACGGGCATCAGCGTTCTGGCGCTGCTGCTGGAGGCCTGCGAGAAGATCGCCCGGCGGCTGCGCGCCACGCGCGACGTGCTGCGGCAGAGCGCCGCCGGGGTCACGGCGGACATATTCGCGCTACGCATGCTGCTGGGGTAGACCCTGGTGCGCGGCCCCCTTACATCTCCTTCCCTCTTCCCCACTGCTCCCATCACCCCCAGCCGCGGAGCGCGGCCTTCTGTACCCCGCCGCTCAATAAACGTCGCAACGCAAGTTCTCACGGGCACCGAGTGTGTTTTATTATTGTTAATCGATGCGATCGCGCGGCCGCGCCAGGCCAGTCAGGGCGTCAGGTGCGCGCGGCCGCGCCAGGCCAGTCAGGGCGTCAGGTGCGCGCGGCCGAGGCCGAAGCCGCGCCAGCGTCGTCCTCGTACTCGAGGGGGAGCTGCACCACCCGCGGGAGGAAGGTTCGCTTCAGGCCGATCGTCGGGCGCGCCCAGTGCGCGTGGTCGTACGTCGCAAACATGGGCACGCGCGGCACGACGGCCTTCTCGTGCCGCCGCCGCAGGTCGACCATGGCCAGCGACGTCCCGACAAGCAGGTTGCGCCGGGCCGCACTCACCTGCTCGGGCGTCGTGCCGTCCTGGAGCGGGCGGGACGCGGCGTTGAGCACGTGCAGGATCTGCACGGGCAGCAGGTCCCGTAGGGTGTCGGGGGTGATGGTGGCCGGCGCGCTGGGGTCGATCCCGGCGGGCGCGGACATGGCGCTGTCGGACCGCGAGTGAGCGCGCCGCGCGGGCGCGCGCGTTAAGAGGGCGCCCAAACAAGGCGCAGTATCGCGAGAGTGCCAAAGACTCCGCCCACAAGCGCCGCGAGGACCGCGAGCCCCCGCCGGCGCGCGGCTAGCAGCGCGCCGGCGCAGCGCGCGAGGCTCCCGGCGCCCCCGGCGGCGGCGGCGGCGCCGCTGAGCGCGGCGGGCCCGAGCGCGAGCCCGCGCGCATACTCGCGCTCGTGCACGTGCTCACACCCGCGCCCGTCGCGGCGCCGCGCGTCGCGCTCGCCCAGCCGCTCCTGGACCGCGCGGTCCAGCAGCCGGCCGGTGCGGTGCGAGTCGCCGGGGCCCATGAAGCGGAACGAGAGCTGCACGCGCGGCATGCGCACGAAGCAGCTCACCGACATCATGGCGCGGAATGGCCGCGGGTCGATGCCGCCGCGGGCCTTGATCTTCTCCAGCGCCGACAGGCTCAGGCCCGTGCTCTGCGTCGAGGCCAGCGTGGCGTTGTTCTGCTCCGCCGTGATGGCCGCGAGCGGCGCGCCGGGGGGCCGCGAGAAGTACCCCTGGAAGAGCACGGACACGCCCGTGTTCTGGACCCGGACGTAGGGGTCGCAGTCCGTCTGCGCCCAGCTGGCCATCAGCCGCAAGATGTACTCCAGGGGGAAGGACTCGTTGCTCCCGTCCTGGCCGTTGAACTGGAACACGCACCGCGCGGGCGGGCGGCGCGGGTCCCAGGGCTGGGGCACGTCCCCCTCGCCGCACTGCAGGTTCCCGGCGACCAGCAGGCGGACGCGAGCCATGAGGCTCCGGGAGGAGCCCTCGGCATCGGCCTCGCCGTCGCGGTCGCGCTCGCGGGCGTGCATGGCGGAGGGCGGTCTGCGGCGCCGAGCGCCGCCGGCGGCGGCTTTATAGCCCGCCCCGCAGGGCGGGGCGCGCGCGGGGCCTACGCGTCGTGCAGGATCTGGTGCAGGTCCAGAAATTTGTTGATCACCGTCGCGAAGCGCTCCTTCCTCGCCTCCAGCGCGCGCGTGTGGCTGCACGCGGGCCGCCCGCCCGGGCCGTGCGCGAGCGCCGAGGCCAGGCGCGCCGTGAAGGCCAGGTAGTTCACCTTGGCGTCGGTGGTGGGCAGCAGCACCTCGAGCTCGCGCGGCGCCACGTCCTCGAACCAGATCTCCACGTCGGCGTCGGTGTCCCCGCCCCGGAGGTAGCGGCGCTCCAGCTCGGCCACGTCCTCGGTGGCCAGCGCCTCAGGGGGAATGAGCTCGCGGAGCCGCATGTTCGCGCGCGCCGACGACGGCGCCGGCGGCGGCGAGGGCGCGCGCTCGTGGGCGGAGGGCGCGTTCGGCGCCCCCTACGTCGCGTTCGACCCGGCGCTCCTGAAGGCGAACGGCCAGCTCCTCGAGGAGCTCGTCTTCGCGGCCCATTTAATGGAGGTGCCCGGCCCGCGGGACGACGCCGACGCGGAGGGGGACGCGGACGCGGACGGGGAGGGGGGCGGCGCCGCGGACGTCGCGCCCTTCGTCGAGGAGGCCGCCGCCGCGCTGGCCATCGACCGGCCGTGCGCTGTGTGCCGGACGATCGACGCCTACCGGCGCGAGTTCGGGCTGGCGCCCCCCTGGGTCGCCGACTACGCCATGCTCTGCGCCAAGAGCCTCGCGGCGCCGCCCTGCGCCGTGGCCATCGTGGTCGCCGCCTTCGAGTTCGTCTACCTGATGGACCGGCACTTCCTGGCCGCGCACCGCGCCACGCTGGTGGGCGCCTTCGCGACCCGGGCGCTGACGCTGGTGGACGTGCACAAGCACTTCTTCCTCCACGTGTGCTTCCGCACGGACGGCGGCGTTCCCGGCGGCGGCGGTTCTGCTCCCGGCGCCGCTGGGGGGGCGCGCCGGGCCGCCGAGAAGGTGCGCTACTCCAACTACTCGTTCCTCATCCAGTCGGCGACGCGGGCGCTGTTGGCGTCGACGGCCGACCGCCCGGAGGCGGCGCCCGCGGACGGCGCAAGCCCGCGGGCGCCGCGCCCGCAGTCGCTGGCGACCGCGCTGCTGAGCTGGAAGGAGTGCGCGCGCCTCGTGGACTGCTCGGCGGCGCCGCCCGGCGGCTGCGGCGGTGGCGGCGGCGCGCGGGCGGCGCGGCGTCCCGGGGGCACCTGCTGCGACGCCGCGCGCGCGCGGGCCGCCGAGTACGAAGCGCGCGCTGCCGCCGCCGACGACGACGAGGAGGAAGAGGCACCCGCCGGCGCCCCGCCGGCGCCGCCGCCCGCGGACCGGTGGGCGTACGCGGACCTCGCGCTGCTGCTGCTGGCCGGCGTCGCGACCCGGGGCGACGGCGAGGTCGCCGAGCGCGCGATCGCGTCCCGCCGCACCGCCGTCGACCGCTACTGGGCGGCGCGCGCGGGCTTCCTCGCGGCCAACACGGCGCCGCGGTTCGCGCGCTTCGCCGCGGGCGACGCGCGCCCCGGCACCGCGCTGGGGCCGGTGCTGGCCACGGCCCTCAAGCACATCGCGGGGCGCGGGCGCACGACGGGCGAGTGCGTGCTCTGCAACCTCCTGCTCACGCCGGCGCACTGGCGCGCGCTGCGCGCGCTGCGCGCGGACGTGGTGGCACACTCCGCTAACAACGCGGGCCTCTTCGACTGCATCCTGCCGGTGTTGGAGGCGCGCGCTGGCGCGCCGGTCGAAGGCGACGGCGGCCGCTTTTTTGCCGCGCTGGCGCTGCTGGAGCCCGAGGCTGTGTACAAGCACTTGTTCTGCGACCCCATGTGCGCCGCGTGCGAGCTGCAGACGGACCCCGAGGTGCTGTTCGCATTTTCCGGCGACGACGCGCGCGATGCGGACGAGCTGGATCTATATAAGGCGCGCGTGGCCAGCGAGAACAGCTTCGAGGGCCGCGTGTGCGCGGGCTTGTGGGCGCTCGCGTACGCCTTCAAGACGTACCAGCTCTTCCCCCCGAAGCCAACCGCGTGCGCAGCCTTTGTCCGGGACGCCGGGCAGCTGCTCCGCCGGCACGGCGTGGCCCTCGTCTCGCTGGAGCACACCCTCTGCCACTATGTCTGACCGCGGGAGGTGCGGCCGGGCCCGGGAGCTGGAGCTGGACTCTGCGCGCGGTCCCACGCCCGCGCGCGCCGGCGACCGGACCCCGACCCCGAGCCCGGGCTCGGCCCGGTCCGAGCGGCGCGGGCGGCGCTCGCTGTCCCCGCCCCGCTCCCGCTCCCGCTCCCGCTCCCGCTCCCGCTCCCGCTCGCCGTTCCTGCCTCTGGAGCGGTCCCGGTCCCGGTCCCGGTCCCGGTCCCGGTCCCGCTCTCGCGCCCGGGGCCCCGGCACGCGCCGCGAGCGGCTGCGCTCGCGCGTGGGCGCGCGGCGCGCGGGGCGCGCGCGGGACAGCTACCTGATGTACTTCAAGTTCCTGGCCTCCTCCCCCGCTGACGAGCTGGCCGCCGTCCGCGAGCTCGCGGTGCCGCTCATCCGGACGACGCCCGTGGTGCTCCCGTTCGACCTCTCGCGGACGGTGGCCGATAATTGCCTGTCGCTCTCGGGCATGGGCTACTACCTGGGCATTGGGAGCTGCTGCCCCGCCTGCACCGTGACCGGTGGCCCGCGGATGGGCCGCGCGGACCGCGCGGCGCTCATCCTGGCCTACGTGCAGCAGCTGAGCAACATCTACGAGTACCGGGCCTTCCTGGCCTCCATCCGCGCGCTCGGCGGGGCCGACGACGCCGGCTTCGGCGGCTGCGCCAGCGGCGGCGTCGGGCCCGGCGGCTCCACCGAGCGCGCGCTCGCCGAGGTCCTGGCCCAGCCCGAGCTATTCTTCGCCTACCACGTGCTGCGGGACGGGGGCGTGCGCGACGCGCGTGTGCTGTTCTACCGGGACCTGGACTGCTCGGGCTTCATGATGTACGTGGTGTTCCCGGGCAAGGCCATCCACCTGCACCACCGCCTGCTGGACCACCTGCTGACGGCCTGCGCCGGGTACAAGATCGTCGCCCACGTGTGGCAGACGATGTTCGTGCTCGTGGTGCGCCGGGACGGGGGCGGGGGCAGACAACAGAGCGCGACGGACGCCGAGGTGCCGGCGGTGAGCGCGGGGGACCTTTATTGCAAGATGTCGGACCTCAACTTCGACGGGGAGCTTCTGTTAGAATATCGAAGGCTGTACGCAGCGTTTGACGACTTTGCGCCGCCGGCGTGAGCGCCGCGAAGCCCGCCGCGGCGAGCCGGCCTTGCAGCCGGCTGTCGCAGGCGCGCGTCGTCTCCGGAATAAAGCGCTTGAGCAGGTTCTCCGTGGTCCGCGTGTCGTTTCCAAACAGGGCCTTGAAGGTGGCGCCGACGGTGCCCAGGAGGTGGGAGAAGTAGTAGTCGGTGTTGAGGGGCACGGCGCGGGCGCGCGCGTAGCCCGGGTCCTCGGCCATGTCCGAGACCAGCAGGCGCGCGGGGCGGGCGGCGGCCGCGGCGGCGCCGCTGGGAGGCGCGGGCGGGGCCGTGCCGCGCAGCGCGTTCACCGCGGCGGCGTCGCGCTCCACGTCCTCGCCGGGCGCGACGATCACGTAGGGGATGCGGTCCTTGACGTTGGGGCGGGCCTCGCTGCGCAGCAGGAGCTTGTAGTACACGGTCAGGTGCGCGATGCGCTTGTTGGCGTAGGCCTCGGGCGGGCGGCTCAGCTCCGCCGTCATAACAAAGTCGCCGATGTCCAGCGCCGGGTCGGCGATCTTGGCGTGGGCCTCGGCCAGCACGGCGCCGAAGCGCGCGAAGCCCGGCGGGAGCTGCCGCCCGGGCCACTCGCCGGGCGGCACGGCTGAGGCCTCGGCCGCGGCGCGCGAGACGGCGTCGTCGTGCATGAGCACGTCGACCAGGCGCCGCGCGTAGGCGTTGATGAAGCGGCAGTTGTTCTTGCGCACCAGGTCCACGCCCTTCATCAGCATCTTGCCGCCGGCGACGAGGCCGAGGTACTTCTTCTTGGTGATGAGCAGCAGCTTGGCGAAGGTCTTCTCGCACTCGAGCTTGATGGGCGGGCGGAAGAGCGCCGCCGAGACCTGCCGCGCCATGCCGTCGCCCAGCGCGCAGACGGCGTCGTAGGGCATCCCCGCGAACTTGACGAAGACCGAGTCCGTGTCGCCGTAGACCACGCGCACGCGGTAGCGCGCGCCGGCCGCCGCAGCGGCCTCGGCGGCCTCGGGGAAGTCCCGCGCCAGCGCCTCAGGCGCGGCCCAGCGGTCGTGTATATACCGCCGCGTCTCGAGCAGCATGTCGCGCCCGATGGTCGTCACGGTGGCCGCGACGGCCAGGCAGGGCAGCAGTCCGTTGGCCACGCCGGTGAAGCCGTACACCGAGTTACACACGACCTTGATGGCGGCCTGCTGCTTGTCGAGCAGCACGGCCTCCTCGGGCGCGGCGGCGGGGATGCGCGCGCGGATGGCCTTGCGCATGGCCAGCCAGTCGCGGAGCAGCACGCTGAGCAGGCTCTCGCGCACGTGCGCGCGCACAAAGTGCAGCGCGCGCCCGCCCACGTCGAACGTCGCGTAGTCCGCGCCGGGCGCCAGCCCCGCCGGCGGGGCCTCGCCGCGCACGAGCGTGGTGAAGCACAGGTTGTGCGCCTGGATGATGCTGGGGTAGAGGCTGGCAAAGTCCAGCACCATGACGGGGTCGACGTGGAAGCCCGACTCGGGCTCCAGGACCTTGGCGCCCTGATACCCGACGGCGCGCCCGCCCGCCGCGCGAGGGCGCTCCGCCGCCCCCGCGCTCCCTGCGTCCTCCCCGTCCCCCCCCTCCGCCTCCCCGTCATCCTCCCCATCGCCCCCCTCCTCGCCCTCGCCGCGGGCCGCGTCGGCCCAGCCGGCGAACGGGCCCCCGTCGCTGCCCTCGGCGCCCGCGGGGCGCCGCTGGCTGTCCGGCAGCAGGAAGCCCCGCTCCCGGGCCAGGCGCAGCAGGCAGGTGAAGACGCGGATCTGCTGCCCGTCAAAGATGGCGCGCGGCACTGTGATCCCGGCCAGCCGCGCCACCGCCGACAGCTCCAGGTGGGGCAGGTACTTGAAGAACAGCTTCCCGACCAGCGCCGAGTCCTGAATGCAGTACTCGCCGATGACGCCGCGGCCCTCCGGCCCGGCCGCGAAGTGCCGCGGGATGTCCTTGTAGTCCAGGTCCACCTTCCGCTCCCGCAGGGCCTCCTCGGCCACGGCGTTCAGCTTGTAGCTGGGCAGCTTGAGCTTATCCACGGCCGTGCGGTACATGTCCAGGGAGACGACGCCGTTGATCTTCACTTTGCTCTGCTTCTGGAAGCGGTTCTGGCCCGCGTCGGAGACGCGGAAGACGCCGCCGCGGTTCAGCTTCCCGTAGCCGTCGAGTCGCGCGTCGTAGACGGCCGTGAGCTTCTCCAAGAGGTACGCCCAGTCGAAGTTGACGATGTTGTACCCGGTGACGAACTCGGGCGAGTACTGCTTGAGGAACGTCATGAAGGCCAGCAGCAGCTCGAACTCGCTGTCAAACTCCAGCACGGCGGGCGCGGGGAGCCCGGCGGCCGCGCACGCGCCGAGGAAGGCCGGCGGCAGGTCGCAGGATCCCAGCGAAAACAAAAGCGTGTGCTCGTGGCGCTGAGTGCGCAGCGAGTACGTCAGACACGAGATCTGGACGACGAGGTCCTCGGCGTTGGCGGCCGCCGGGAACGCCAGCCCGTCGCCCGCACACGACAGGCACTCGATGTCGAAGCACAGCAGCTTGTAGTCGGGCCACGCGTCGGCCTCGGCGCCCGCGAGCGGCTCCAGGTTGTCCGCGGTGCAGTTGACCTCCACGTCGCAGGAGGTCGCGTGCTGCTCCGGCGCGCGCAGTGCCACGCGCGCGCCAGCGCGCCCGGGCCGCAGCCGGTACCAGCCGAAGCTGGTGAAGCCCTCGTTGTCCAGCAGGAAGCGCGTCGTCACGTCCACGGCGCCCTCGTACTTGGTCACGCCGGGGAGAAAGTTGTCGCAGAGGTAGCCCCCGAGCCGCGCGCTGGCCGAGGACACCTTGTAAAAGAGCTGCGGGCGCGTGTCGTAAAAGTACACGTCCGCCGCGCTAACCACCGCAACGGAGAGGCTGTCCCGCGAGGCGCGGCCCAGGTAGCCGACGCCGGGCCGGCGCGCGCCGCCGCCCCCGCCGCCGGCGTCCTGCTGCGCGGCGCCGGCGGCCAGGGCCGAGGAGCGCAGCGCCGCCACCATGGCGTCCACCAGCTGGCCCTCATCGCGCACCCCGCAGGCCAGGTCAACGGCGGCCTTCTCCATGTAAAAGTAGTGCCGCACGCCGTACACGTGCACCGCCACGCGCTTGCCGTCCTCCGACATGCCCAGCAGCGTCACGACCGTGGCGCCGCCGGGCCGGGCCTCGGCGGCGAAGCGGGACGCGTCGCCGGCGCTCGGGTACTCGGTCGTCTCCACGATGTCGTACACGTGGAAGCGCTCGAAGCGCGGGTCGAGCGCGGCGCGCTCCGGCGCGGCACGGCCCGCCCACACGCTCACGCGGCGCGGCCAGCAGCGGTGGCCCGCGAAGTCCAAGATGTCGTGCTCCTCGCCGTCGAGGTACACCTTGGGCGCGCGCTCGGCCGTTCCGATGTGAACGCCGCGGCGGCGGGGCGCCGCCAGCCTTGCAGCCTCCCCCTCCCCCTCTTCGTCGTCGCTGGCGCCGCCGTCGTCGTCCAGGCAGCGCGGCGCGATGAAGCGGAAGGAGGACACGGCGGTGTAGTACGACTCGGCCGCGCGCTTGCCGGCGCGGCCCGCCTCGCCGGCGCCGCCGGCGTCGCCCCGGCCCGGCTGCGCGGCCGGGGCGCCCCCGCGCGGCGCGAGGAATGGGTTGAAGAAGCCGGCGCGCGGGGGCGCCTCGCCCCGTTCGCAGTCTGGGTTCATGGCTCGGCCGGCGCAGGCGCGTGACTGGACCGCCCCCAGGCACCGCCGGCCGCTTTAACGGGCCCGCCGGGGGAGGAGCCGGCGCGAGGTTAAATACCGAGCCCGCCGCCGGCGGGCCGTGGCGGCGCGCGGCTCCAGGCCCCGGGTGGCGGCAGACACACGGTACGCCCGGCCCGCCCTCTCCGCGCCTCTCTCCGCCACCTCTCTCTTTCTCCCCTTCTTTCCTTCTTTCGCTCTCGTTCCCCGTCCCCGTCCCCAGCCCCGCCGGCCATGGACGCGGCGGCCAAGACGGTGACCCTCGCGCCAGGGCCCGCGGGCTTCGTGTACGTCTGCGACGCGGCCCACCTGGACCTCGATAAGCTCGCACTGCTTGCGGCGCGGAGCTGCGACTCACCGCTGGCGGTGCTGCCCCTGGTGCGCGGGCTCACCGTGGAGGCGGCGTTCGCGCCCAACGTCGCGGTGGTCGCCGGCACCAAGACCACCGGCCTGGGCGGCGCGGGGCTGACGGCCAAGCTGACGCCCAGCCACTACCACCCGAACGTGTTCGTCTTCCACGGCGGCGAGCGCCTGCGCGCCAGCACGGCCGCGCCGAACCTGACGCGCGCCTGCGAGCAGGCGCGGCGGCGCTTCGGCTTCGGCGCCTTCGCCGGCGCGCCCGTCGACGGCGCCGTCGAGACGACGGCCGAGGACATCTGCCGCGCGGTGGGCGCTAGCCCCGAGACGGCCCTGCTCTTCCTCGCGACCACGGAGGCCTTCAAGGAGACGGTGTACATGTGCAACACCTTCCTGCACTACGGCGGCGCGACGACCGTGCAAGTGGGCGCGAGCGAGGCGGTGCGCGTGCCGCTGTACCCCGTGCAGCTGTACATGCCAGACGTGAACCGCGTGAACATGGAGCCCTTCAACGCGCGCCAGCGGGCCATCGGCGAGCAGCTCGCGTACCCGCGGCCCTTCTACAACGCCGCGCTCTGCGCGCTGCTGCACGGCTACGTGCTGGGCCCGGCCGCGGTGGCGCTGCGTGTGCGCAGCCTGGACGCGGTGGCGCGCGGGGCCGCGCACTTGGCCTTCGACGAGGGCCACGAGGGCGCCGTGCTGCCGCCGGACGTGTGCTTCACGGTCTTTGACCAGCCCGCCGCGCGCGGCGGCGGCGGTGGACGCGGGTCCGCGCCGCGCGCGGACCAGGGCGCGGCCAAGGCCGCCGCGCCCGGCGGCGTTGAGCGCCGGCTGGCCTCGGTGATGGCGGCCGACACGGCCGTGTCGATCGAGGCGGCCATGAGCACGAGCGTGTTCGACGAGGACGTCACGTGCCTGGACGACTGGCCGATGATGCAGGGCGCGGCGGACGAGGCGGCGAAGCTGGACGCGCTGGGCGCGTACGTGGGCCGCCTCGCCGGGCTGGTGGGCGCCATGGTGTTCAGCTCCAACTCGGTGCTGCACATGACGGAGGTGGACGACGGCGGCGCGGCCGACGCCAAGGACGGCGCCGCCGCCGGCTTCCACCGCTTCTACCAAATCGCCGCCCCCTACGTGGCCGGGAACCCGCGCTGCGACAAGGACGGCAAGCCCCTGCCGCAGACAGGCGCCGGCCCGGCCGCGTCCATCAACGGCGCGGGCCAGGAGTTCGCGCTGGACCACCTGGCGATGGCGTGCGGGTTCTGCCCGCAGCTGCTGGCGCGCGTGCTCTTCTACCTGGAGCGCTGCGACGCGGGCGCCTTCGCCGGGCGCAACGACATGGACGCGCTGAAGTACGTGGCCAGCACGCTGGAGGGCGACGTGCCCTGCGGGCTGTGCTCGCGCGACGACCGGCACGCGTGCGCGCACACGACGCTGCATCGGCTGCGGCACCGGCTGCCCCGGTTCGGCGCGCCGACGCGGAGCCCGCTCGGTGTCTTCGGGACCATGAACAGCGCGTACAGCGACTGCGACGTGCTGGGGAACTACGCGTCGTACAGCGCGCTCCGACGCCCGGGCGCCGACGAGAACGCGCGGAGCATCATGCAGGCCACGTACCGCGCCGCCGTGGAGAACGTGCTCGCAGAGCTGGACCAGCAGCGGCTGCTGGCGCACGACGCCCCGTCGGCGGCGCAGCTCGAGCGCGCAATCACGGACCACGCCAGCTTCCGCGGCGCCCTGGCCGCCATCCAGAGCACGGTCGAGCAGGCCACCGAGGCGTTCGTGCGCGGGCTGGTCGAGGACCGCGACTTCAAGATGCGCGAGGCGCTCTACGAGGCCAACCACACGCTCTCGCTGGCGCTGGACCCGTACTCGACGGCCGTCTGCCCAGCGACGGCGTTCCTGTTCCGGCGCTCGGTGCTGGCCGTGGTGCAGGACTTGGCGCTCAGCCAGTGCCACGGCATCTTCTGCGGGCAGCAAGTGGACGGGCGCAACTTTCGCGCGCAGTTCCAGCCCGTGCTGCGGCGGCGCTTCATGGACCTGCTCAACGGCGGCTTCCTCACGACGCGCACCGTGACCGTGACGCTCGCGGAGGCCGCGGTCGCGGCGCCGAACCTCGCGGCGCCGCAGACGGAGCCGCCCGCGCGCGACATGGACGGCGACCTCTCGAAGGTGAGCCTGGAGGTCTTCCGGGAGATGCGCGTGAAGAACCGCGTGATGTTCTCGGCGGGCGGCGCCAACATGTCGGAGGCGGCGCGCGCGCGCGTGCTCGGGCTCGCGGGCGCCTACCAGAAGCCCGAGGGCGGCGGCGCGAACATCCTCAGCGGGCCGCTGGGCTTTCTGGTGAAGCAGTTCCACCGCAAGCTCTTCCCCAACGGGAAGCCGCCCGGGAGCCCGACGCCTAACCCCCAGTGGTTCTGGACGCTGCTGCAGCGCAACCAGATGCCGGCGCGGCTGCTCTCCAAGGACGACATCGAGACGATCGGCGCCGTGAAGCGCTTCTCGGACGCGTACGCGGCCATCAACTACGTCAACCTCACGCCGGGCAACGTGGCCGAGCTGGCGCAGTTTTACATGGCCAACCTGGTGCTGCGCTACTGCGACCACAAGCAGTTCTACATCAACGGGCTCACGGCGATCGTGGCCGGGGCGCGGCGGCCGCGCGACCCCGCGGCCGTCATGCACTGGGTGCGCCGGCGCATCGCGGACGCGCCCGACGCCTCGGCGGCCGCCGAGGAGGTGCTGCGCGAGGCCGAGGCCCGCCCGGAGGTGTGGGCGGGCACCTTCGCCGCCAGCCACCTCGTGCGCTCGGTCATGGCCACGCGGCCCGCGGTGGTGCTGGGCCTCAGCATCAGCAAGTACAACGGCAGCGCGGGCAACAACCGCGTCTTCCAGGCGGGCAACTGGAGCGGCCTCAACGGGGGCAAGAACGTGTGCCCCCTGCTGTGCTTCGACAAAACGCGCCGCTTTGTGCTCGCGTGCCCGCGCGCCGGCTTCGTGTGCGCGGCCGCGGGCGCGGGCGGCGCCAGCCGGGACAACACGCTGGTGGAGGCGCTCCGCGAGATCATCAACGGCAGCAACGGCGCGCTGGCGCAGACGGCCGTCTACGGGGCCGTGCTCCAGGCGCTGGGCCCGCGTGTGGAGCACATGGACCTGGACGACTGGGCGGCCCTGGTGGAGGACGAGTTCTTTGCTCAGAGCATGGTGGAGCTGACGGAGCGCGTGGCTGCGCGGCCCGGGGGCTGGTCGCCGGAGGGCGCGGCCGACATGCTGCGCGAGCTGGAGCTCGAGGCGGCGGCCGAGGCCGAGCCCGCGGGCGGCGCCTTCGACTTTGGCGCGTGCGCGAGCGCGGCCCCGGACGCGACCTACGCCTTCGGCGCCGCCGGGGCCGGGGCCGCCGGCGGCACCTGCGCCATGCCGGGGGCCAAGCGCCCCGACCTGGACGAGCTGTTTGAGGCGGCCGTTCCGGAAAAGCGGCCCGCCCTGACCATCGACATGGTGTAGCGCGGCGGCGGTGGTGGCAGGGGCGTGGCCGAGGCCCGCCAGCGACCCCGCCCGCTGCCCCCCTCCCCATCCCGCCCCCGTGGCGCATATATGCGCGTGCCGGCAACAAAAAATAAAAAGACCATTTCTGCGCACATTACTCGCGTCTCTCCGTCGTCTTTGCGCATCCCGCCGGGGGCCGCGGGAGGGGGAAAGGGGGGGAGAGGGGGAGAAGCGCGGGTGGGGCGGGGACAGCGATGGCGGCCGCGCGCTCGGACCCCGTCGGTCCCGAGCCCGGCGGCCCCGCGCTCAGAGCTGACCCGGCGTCCGGCCCGGCCCAGCCCAGCGGGGCCGCGGCCCGCCAGCGGATGCTCGCCATCTTCGGGCAGGTGCAGACGTACAACTTCCAGCTGGCGCTGCTCGGGCGCTGCGACCCGGCCGTGGCGCGCCGCCACCTCGACGCCGTCAAGCTAAACGCGCTCATGGTGCGCTGGCTGCGGCGCCGCCTCGGCGGCGCGCTGCGCGCCCAGGCGCGCGTCCGCCTCACGCCGCTGACGTACGCGCTGGACCTCGCGCTGGACCACGCCGCGGCGGAGAGCGACGCGCTGCTGGCGGCCGCGGGCGCCGCGGGCACGCCCGCCGAGTTCTTCGCGCGCACCATGGGGCTGGAGGGCGCGTGCCGCTTCCACCGGCGCGCGCGCCTGGCGCTCTACGGCGGCGAGACGATCGACATCGAGATTCAGTTCCTGCACGACGTGGAGAACTTTCTGAAGCAGCTCAACTTCGCGCACCTGCTCGCCTCGGCCGAGGCCGCGCTCGCCGCGCTCGCCGACGTGGACGCCTTCCTGCGGGCCACGGTGGCGGCGGGCGGCGTGGCGCCGCCCGAGCTGCACGACCCCGCGCAGCCGTGCCTGGTGTGCTTCGAGGAGCTCTGCGTCACCGCGAACCAGGGCGAGTCCGTGGGCCGGCGACTGGCGCTGTGCACCTGCGACCACGTCACGCGGCAGCTGCGGGTGCGCACCGAGCTCTGCGACGTGAGCCAGTACCTGCCGCACCTGCAGGGCGTGCCGCGCGCGCGGCTGGCGGCGGCGGCGGCGGCGCTGGAGGCGCTGGAAGCGCCGGCCGCCGCGGGGGCGCGCAGGGAGCCCCCTCCCGCGGCGAGCGGCCCTCCCGGGGGCGCCGGCGACGGCGGCTCGGTGCGCGAGGCGGCCGCCTCCGTGCTCGACGCGCACCACGTCTTCCGCCCGGCGCCGCGCTGGCTTTACGCGGTCAGCGAGCTGCAGTTCTGGATGTCCTCGTCGGCGCGCGGCGAGGCCACCGCCAGCGCCGTCGCCGCCTTCGCTGGCAACTTGGAGGCGCTTGCCGCGCGGGAGGCGCGGCACCGGCTGCAGGTGGCCGCGGCGGAGCTGGCGCTCTTCGGCCGCTCCCCGGAGCACTTTGACCGCGCGATCGCAGACGGGCTGGCGCGGCTGGACGGCGTGGACTGCCTGCTCGTGGGGAGCGCGGCGGTGGCGCCCGACGAGCGGCTCGAGGCGCTCATCCGCGCGTGCTACGACCACCACATGTCGGCCTCGCTGATCCGGCGGCTCACGCGCCCGGACCAGCGCAACGAGGACGCGCTGCGCGAGCTGCTGCGGCGCGCGGCCGCGGGCGAGGAGGGGGGCGAGGATGGGGCCGACTCGGGCGAAGAGGGGGGTGGAGCCGACGACGACGGCGGGGACGGGGACGGGGCCGGGGGCGGCAACGGCGGCGCGGGGCCGGCCGGGGGCGCGGACGGCGGGGCCGGCGCGGGGGACGACGGCCCCGCGGGCTGGGCGGCGCTGGCGGCGCGCGCGCGCGCCGACGCCGACGTGCGCCGGCAGCGCTACGCGGAGCGGCTCTCGAAGCGCTCGATGGACAGCCTCGGGCGCTGCATCCGCGACCAGCGGCGGGAGCTGGAGAAGACCCTGCGCGTGAGCGTCTACGGGGACGTGCTGCTCAACGTGTACGTGGCGGTGCACAACGGCTTCTGCGCACGCCGCGCCTTCCGCGCCGCGCTTGCTGGCGCGGGCACGGTGGTGGACAACCGCGCCTCGGACGCCACCTTCGACGCGCACCGCTTCATGAAGGAGGCCCTGCTGCGGCACGCCGTCGACCCGGCGACGTGGCCCGCGCTGACGCACCAGTTCTTCGACCTCGTCAACGGGCCGCTCTTCGACGGCAGCGCGCACAACTTCGCGCAGCCGCCGAACACCGCGCTGTACTTTAGCGTGGAGAACGTGGGCCTGCTCCCGCACCTCAAGGAGGAGCTGGCCGCGTTCATGCTGGCGGCCGCAGGGGGCGGGTGGGTGGTGAGCGACTTCCAACGCTTTTTTTGCTTCGCATCCGCGCGGGCGCGGGGCGTCACCGCCGCGCAGCGGCTCGCTTGGCAATATATCCGCGAGCTCGTCCTGGCCCGCGCCGTCTTCGCGTCCGTCTTCCACTGCGGACGCGTGCCGCTGCTGCGCGCGGACCGAACGGCGCCGGGCCCGGACGGGCGGCAGTCGTGCCCCAGCGGCGTCTACCTGACCTACGAAGAGTCATGGCCGCTCGCGGCGGTGCTGAACCCGCCGCGGGCGCCGGATACGGTCGGCGAGGACAGCGTCGTCATCTACGACCGGGACGTGTTCTCGCTGCTCTACGCGGTCCTGCAGCGCCTGGCGCCGGCGGCGGCGCGCGCGCCGCGCTAGCCGCGGCCCTGCTCTGGGCGGCGTGGGCCCTGCTGCTGGCGGCGCCCGCCGCGGGGCGGCCGACGACGCCGCCTGTGCCTGGGGGAGCTGGGGAGGCCGGGAGCCCGGCGCCCCCAGCGAGCCCGGCGCCCCCCGCAAGCCCCCGCCCCGCCGACGGCCCCGACGACGGCGACGACCCCGACAACGGCACGGACGTGCGCGCCGCGCTCCGGCTCGCGCAGGCGGCCGGGGAGAACTCGCGCTTTTACGTGTGCCCGCCGCCCTCGGGCGCCACGGTGGTCCGGCTCGCGCCCGCGCGGCCGTGCCCCGAGTACGAGCTCGGGCGCAACTACACGGAGGGCATTGGCGCCATCTACAAGGAGAACATCGCGCCGTACACGTTCAAGGCCTACATCTACTACAAGAACGTGATCGTGACCACGACCTGGGCGGGCAGCACGTACGCGGCCATCACGAACCAGTACACGGACCGCGTGCCCGTGGGCCTGGGCGAGATCACGGACCTGGTGGACAAGAAGTGGCGCTGCCTCTCGAAGGCCGAGTACCTGCGCAGCGGGCGCAAGGTGGTGGCCTTCGACCGCGACGAGGACCCCTGGGAGGCGCCGCTGAAGCCCGCGCGGCTGAGCGCGCCTGGGGTGCGCGGCTGGCACACGACGGACGAGGTGTACACGGCGCTGGGCTCGGCGGGGCTCTACCGCACGGGCACCTCGGTGAACTGCATCGTGGAGGAGGTGGAGGCGCGCTCGGTGTACCCGTACGACTCGTTCGCGCTCTCGACCGGGGACATCATCTACATGTCGCCCTTCTACGGGCTCCGCGACGGCGCGCACCGCGAGCACACCAGCTACTCGCCGGAGCGCTTCCAGCAAATCGAGGGCTACTACAAGCGCGACATGGCCACGGGCCGGCGCCTCAAGGAGCCTGTCTCGCGGAACTTTCTGCGCACCCAGCACGTGACGGTGGCCTGGGACTGGGTGCCCAAGCGCAAGAACGTGTGCTCGCTGACCAAGTGGCGCGAGGCGGACGAGATGCTGCGCGACGAGAGCCGCGGTAACTTCCGCTTTACGGCCCGCTCGCTCTCGGCGACCTTTGTGAGCGACGGCCACACTTTCGCGCTGCAGAACGTGCCGCTAAGCGACTGCGTGACCGAGGAGGCCGGGGCCGCGGTCGAGCGCGTCTACCGTGAGCGCTTCAACGCCACGCACGTGCTGTCGGGCGGCCTGGAGACGTACCTGGCGCGCGGCGGCTTCGTCGTGGCCTTCCGGCCGATGCTCAGCAACGCGCTGGCCAAGCTGTACCTGCAGGAGCTGGCACGCTCGAACGGCACGCTCGAGGGGCTGTTCGCCGCCGGTGGTAGCGGCGCCGCCGCTGCCGCGGCGCCCAAGCCGGTACCGCGGCGCGCGCGCCGGTCCGCGTCCCCCACGCCCCCCGCGCCCGCCGCCAGTGGCGACGGCGGCGACGGCGACGCCAACAAGCGGGTGACCACCGTGAGCTCGGCCGAGTTCGCGGCGCTGCAGTTCACCTACGACCACATCCAGGACCACGTGAACACCATGTTCAGCCGCCTGGCCACGTCCTGGTGCCTGCTGCAAAACAAGGAGCGCGCCCTGTGGGCCGAGGCGGCCAAGCTCAACCCCAGCGCGGCGGCTAGCGCTGCGCTGGACCGCCGCGCCGCCGCGCGCATGTTGGGGGACGCCATGGCCGTGACGTACTGCCACGAGCTGGGCGAGGGGCGCGTGTTCATCGAGAACTCGATGCGCGCGCCCGGCGGCGTCTGCTACAGCCGCCCGCCGGTCTCCTTCGCCTTCGGCAACGAGAGCGAGCCGGTGGAGGGCCAGCTCGGCGAGGACAACGAGCTGCTGCCGGGCCGCGAGCTCGTGGAGCCCTGCGCCCTCAACCACAAGCGCTACTTCCGCTTCGGCGCGGACTACGTGTACTACGAGAACTACGCGTACGTGCGGCGGGTCCCGCTCGCGGAGCTGGAGGTGATTAGCACCTTCGTGGACCTGAACCTCACGGTCCTAGAGGACCGCGAGTTCCTGCCGCTGGAGGTGTACACGCGCGCCGAGCTCGCCGACACGGGCCTGCTCGACTACAGCGAGATCCAGCGCCGCAACCAGCTGCACGAGCTCCGGTTCTACGACATCGACCGCGTGGTCAAGACGGACGGCAACATGGCCATCATGCGCGGGCTCGCCAACTTCTTCCAGGGCCTGGGCGCCGTCGGGCAGGCAGTGGGCACGGTTGTGCTGGGCGCCGCGGGCGCCGCGCTCTCGACCGTGTCAGGCATCGCCTCGTTCGTCGCGAACCCCTTCGGCGCGCTGGCCACGGGGCTGCTGGTGCTCGCCGGGCTGGTGGCCGCCTTCCTGGCGTACCGGTACATCTCCCGCCTCCGCAGCAACCCCATGAAGGCGCTGTACCCGATCACCACGCGCGCGCTCAAGGACGACGCCAAGGGCGCGGGCGCCCCGGGCGAGGAGGGGGAGGAGGAGTTTGACGCGGCTAAGCTGGAGCAGGCCCGCGAGATGATCAAGTACATGTCGTTCGTGTCGGCGGTCGAGCGGCAAGAGCACAAGGCGAAGAAGAGCAACAAGGGCGGGCCGCTGCTGGCGAACCGGCTGACGCGGCTCGCGCTCCGGCGGCGGGCGCCGCCGGCGTACCAGCAGCTCCCGATGTCCGACGTCGGGGAGCCGTGAGAGGGAGCCCCTGCGGCGGGGGAGGGGGCGGGGCAAGTGCCAATAAACTCTGTGTAGAGTTTACTCGAGCGCACGCCGTGTTGTTTGGTCGTCCGGTTGGCCGTGGTTTTCCGTTTGCCTTTGTTTGGACGAGGACGGGGGGGAGGGCTCGCTCGCGCGAACTCGGCGGACCTGGCGCCCCGACCACAGCCGAGTTTGAAAAGAACGATTCGGCCGGGCGAACTCGGCGGTCCCGGCGCGCGAGCGGATCGCGGCTCCCCTTCCCCTCGCCGCCTCCGCTCGCGCCTCCCCATCTTCTCGCGTCTGTCCGCTTCGCCCGATTCCCCCCTCGCCCCCACCATCCCCCTCAAACCCCCCGCCTTCTCCCCATCGCCCCCCCCATCGCCCACAGAGCACGGAGGAACTCAGGAATGGCGCAAAATATACATTTTATTGCGGGCGCGTGGCGCCCGAGGTACCGCGTTGGCGCGTCGGCGCGTAAACATTCTCGACTCGGGCTCGCCTTTTCCTAGCGATGCCGCATCATCTGGGCCACGAAGATATCCGCCGGGTCGCACGCCTGCGGCTGCTGAGCGAGCGGCAGGCCAGCCACGGCGCTGGCGTCCACAGTGGCAATGGCCCCGGGCTCCTCAGGTGGCCCGCCGGCAGCGGCGGGCGCCGGGGCGGCGGGGGTGGCGAGCGGTGGGGCCGGGGCCGGGGCCTGGGCCGGCGCGGGGGCCAGCGCCTGGGCCGGCGCGGGGGCCGGGCCCGCGACCACCGGCTGGGGCGGAGCGGCGTACTGCTGCGGCGGCTGCTGCTGCTGCGGCAGGCACGGCACGGGCGCTGGGGGCAGGTGGTGCTGCGCGGCCGCGAAGGCGGGGCCGTAGGGGTAGCCGGCCCGCAGCTGGCTCACCTCCTGCTGCAGCGAGGAGACGGCGGACGCGAGCCTGGAGAGGGCGTGTGGAGCCGGCTGTGGCGGCGAGGGGGGGCGGTGGTGCTGGGGCGGCAGCTCGGCGGGCGCGCCCTCGCCGGGGTAGTAGGCCTCGTCGTCCCCGCCGCCCCGGCTGCGTAGGGGCTCCCAGTTGTACCGGCGCCGCTTGGCTGGGGGGCGGCGGTCGAGGGGGCCGTCGTAGCCCGGCCCGTCCGCGCCCTGCGCCTGCAGGCGCCGGCCGTCGGCGATGGCGCCGGCCAGGGCCATGATCTGGCTCTCGAGCCCCGGCGGCGGGAAGCCGTACCCGGGGTGCCAGGGCGCGGCGGCGCCACTGGCGGCGGCGCCGTACCAGCCCGGCATCGGGGGCGGGGGCGCGGCGGCGATGGCGGGCGGCAGGAAGTACGGGGCGGGCGGGGGCGCGGCTGCAGCCGCGCCCCGGGCCTGGCTGACGACCAGCTGGTTGTACTGGGCCGTCGGCACGTACACATAGTCGCCGGCCGGCAGGGGGTGCGCCGGAGACGCGCTGGCCTGGTGCACTGCGCTCATGGCGGGGGGCGGCGCCGGCGGAAGCTCCGGCTGGCGTGCGCGTCCGCTCGCGACGGGAAGCGCAATGCAGACGCCGCCCGCGAGCGCGCCCTTTTGAGCCCGGCTGCGCTCTGGCTCCTCCCCCCCGGCCAGCGGGAACACCGCGCTCGCCTGCAGATACGTGTGCCCTGCGATGCCCGCCTCGCGGCGGCGGCGCGAGACGGTGTCCCACTTGTCGCGGACGAGCATGTTGTTCACGGCCGTCGAGAGCAGCGTCCGCGCCAGCGCCTCGCGCGGCACCGGCCAGGCGCGGTCGCCGAGGGCCGCGCGCGCGGCCTCGGCGTCGGCGAGGAGGGCGGCGCGCGCGCGCGGCGAGAGCCGGCGGAAGGGGGCCACACAGGCTTCGGGCGTGGCGTCGTACGTAACGATGGTCCCGACGCGGCGGCCCAGCACGCACAGCGCGACGTGGGCGAAGAGCGTGCCGTCGGCCTCCTCGCCGGGCGCCAGGCGGCGCGAGGAGAGCGAGACGGAGGGCAGGTAGTTGCTGACGAGGTACAGGAAGCGCTCGCGCGGCGCCAGCGCGGGGGCGTCCGCGCCGAAGAACGCGGGGTGCGCCACGTCCGCGAGCACGTCGGCCAGCTGCGGGCAGTTGACGACGCCGACGAAGAACAGGCCGGCGTCGTCGTCGGCGAGGGCCAGCACGGCGCCGACCTCGCAGGCGCTCGCGTGGTCGATGTTGATGGGCAGCGGGGCGGCGGGCGGCAGCGCGCGCGCCACCCGCTCGCGCGTGAGGACGAGCTCGCCCTCGTCGCCCATGCCGTAGAGGGCGAGGTACCCGCCCACGTAGACGGGCATGCTCGCGCGCGCGAGCGCCGAGGGCTCGGGGTCCGCGCGCGCGCCGGCGCCGCCGTCGCCGTCGGGCGCGTCCGCCATGGCGCCGGCGCTCTGCACGCGCCGGGGCCGGCCGGCCTTTTTATGTTGGCGGCGGCAGCGCGGGTGCACGCGCGCGCGGGGAGGGGAGGGGGCGCTGCCGCCGCTTACACCGCGGAGGTGAACAGCGGCACGAAGCCCAGACACAGAAAGTACAGCAGGTCGTAGTCGCTGGCCACGTTGAACTGGCTCAGGCGCCGCGTCTCGTCAAGCGCGCGGCGCAGGCGCGGCTGCTGCATCAGCACGCCCAGGCCCCGCTCGTACTGCAGCGCCACGGCGTCGTGCGCCGCCACGACCTCCACGACGGGCGCCGGCGCGGCGCGGTGGCGGTTCTCCAGCTCCAGCGCCACGAGGCGCAGCAGCCCGCCCTGGTGGCGCCCGCCGGCCACGCTGATGGCGCGCGGGGCGCCCGCGGCGCTGCGCGGCGCCAGGGCGTCCAGCGCGAGGGCGGCCGCGCCCGGGAAGAGCTGCGTGACCTCCACCTCGGGGCAGGCCTCGTACACGCGGGCCACGTAGCGTGTGCAGAGGAACGTCAGGTTGGCGTCGCCGCTGCGCGCGCCCACGGCGCCGTCGGGGCCGCCGTCGGCGCCGCGCGCCACCTCCCCGGGCGCGGCCGCGCCGGGCACCAGCGTGCCGATCTGGAAGTTGTTCCGGAGCTTGTCCGCGTACACGTTGCCGTTCCACAGCAGGCGGCGCACCAGGAGCAGCGCGGTGATGGCGTCGACCGTGGCGCGCAGCAGGCTCTGGTCCTCGGCGAGGAAGAGGTTCTGCGCGCGCGCCAGGAACGCGCCGGCCGCGCGGTGGACGTCGTCCACGTACGCGACGCCGTCCGCGTCCGCGGCGCGCGCGAGCGCCGCGCCGCCGCCCAGCGCCCCGGGGATGGCCGGCAGGACGCGCAGCCGCTGCAGCGCGGCGACCACGGCGTGCGCCTCCAGCGCCCCGCGCTCGTAGCGGCCCGCGCCGCCGCCCGGCGCCTGGAACTGGCCCCGTGGGAGGCGCTCGAAGTCGAACGCGTACTGCACGCGCCGGGCCGCGCCCTCGTCGATGGCGCGCGCCAGGGCGTCCAGGTACGCCGGCAGCTGCTCCACGAGGCCGACGAAGGTCACAGGGCTCCGCGCGCCGCCGACGGTGGCGCGGTGCGCGAGGTGCAGGCACAGCACCGCGCACTCGAAGGCCGAGTACGCGCGGTTGCCCACGTACATGCGCCCGCTGGACTGCAGCGCCGCCACCGCGGCCGCCATGAAGGTCCGCGACATGCGCCCGTCGCGGTAGTCCATGCCGCGCGTCGCCAGGGGGCGCTCGGCGATCAGCCGGTCTTGCAGCGTGCGGTACCAGGTCCCGAAGACGATGCCCGCCGAGCCCCCGCCGGCGCGCGCGGTGTACACCATGGCCAGCAGGTCGGCCGCCAGGGTGGTGTCGTACTCCAGGGGCGGGTCGTTCTTGGCGATCTGCACCCGGCGCGGGCGCGCGGCCTCGAGCGCGCCGAGCGCGCCCGCGCCGCAGTCCCCGTCCTCGCCCTCCCCCGCGCGGCCAGCGCGGGCCGCCGACTCCGCCGCCGCCGCCGCGTCCGCCTCCTCCGCCCGGCGCGCCGCCTCCTCCAGGTCCGCGAGCACGGCGGCCACCTCCGCCACGCGGGCCTCGATAGGCCGGATGCGCGCGTCGACCTCCGCGCCTGTGGCGCGCTGCCGCGCCAGCAGGTTGTCCGCGGCCGCTGCCGCGGCCCGGTTCCGCGCCCGCGCGGCGGCCAGCTCCCGCGCGGTCGCGTCCGCGTCCCCGGCCTGCGCGAAGACGGGCTCGTCCCAGAAGCGCAGCGGGAAGGCCGGCGCGATGAAGTTCCGCTCGTCCGGCACGAAGACGCGGTCCGCGACCGCGTGGATGTCCACGCCCAGGCAGGCAAACTCTAGGCGCCCAAGCGCCATGGCCCCGGCGCCGCCCCGAAGAGCGCCGAGATCCCGCCCAGGCACGCCGCGCCGGGGGCGGCGCCCCCACCCCCCGCCGGGGGGGCGCTCTCCTCGGCCCTCCCGCCCGCGGCCGAAAACGGGGACTGGGATGGGGACGGGGGCGGGGGCGGACGCGGCCGCCCCTTCCGCCGCCGCGCCTGCGGTCTCGGTCTCGGTCTCCCGGTCTCGCGTCTGCTGCCCGGCGGCGACCGCCCCGCCCGCCGCGGACGCGCGCGCGCGAATGGGACGTACTCGGCGCGCCCGGCTATTATAGCCTCGAGGCGCGGCGCGTTGCTGGCGATGGTCTGAGCCGGCAGGCGCGTCACCTTGAGCACGCGCATGCCCCGCTGGGAGACGAACACCAGCACCGGCGCCAGGACCACCGGGTCCGGGCCCGGGGGGGCGAGGTCGCGCACAAGCCGGGCCGCGTCGCGCAGCTGCCGCAGCCCCCCGGCGCGCTGGTCCATCTTGCTGGGCGTGTTCATGTTGGCCGAGAAGCGGCACGTCTTCAGCTCCACGATGAGGCAGACGGCCCGGGCGCGCCCCGCGTCTGCAAGCCGGAGCAGGCACACGCAGTCGGGCCGCCGGCTCTGCAGGTTCACCTCGAAGCTCAGGGACACGCCCACGACCCGCTTAAAAGCCTCCGGGGCGCCGAACTCGCCCAAGAGCCGGGCTAGGCGCGGGCGCGGCTTCTGCGCGCCGACCGCCGCGCGCACGTCGCAGGCCAGCGCCTCGTAGAAGCGGCCGTGGCACCGGACCCCCGCGCGCAAGCGCGCACGCCGACCGCGGTCCTGCGCCATGGCCGAGCCGTCTAAGCCCGCGCCCGCCCTCCGCGTCGTGCGCGTCTACCTGGACGGCGCGCACGGGCTGGGGAAGACGACGACGGGCCGCGCGCTCGCGGCCGCCGCCTCCGCCGCGGGGGGGCCCGTGCTCTTTTTTCCGGAGCCGATGGCGTACTGGCGCACGATGTTCCCCACGGACGCCTTAAGTGGGATCCTCGCCGCGTCCGCGCGCCGCGCCGCGGCCCAGGGGGGGCGCGCGGACGCGGACGCGGCCGGCCTGGTCGCGTACTACCAGGCCCGGTTCGCGGCCCCGTACCTGGTGCTGCACGCGCGCGTGGCCGCGCTGCTGGCGCCGCCTGAGCCGGCGCCGGGCGGAGACGACGTCGTGACCCTCGTGTTTGACCGGCACCCCCTGGCCGCCTGCCTGTGCTACCCCTTCGCCCGCTACTGCCTCCGCGAGATCAACGCGGAGGACCTGCTCGCGCTCGCGGCCACCGCGCCCCTCGAGGCGCCCGGGGCCAACCTCGTCGTGTGCACCCTCCCCCCGGCCGAGCAACAACGCCGCCTGGCGGCGCGAGCCCGGCCCGGGGACCGCGCGGACGCGGGCTTTCTGGCCGCCGTGCGCAACGCCTACGCGCTCCTGGCGAACACGTGCGCCTTCCTAGGCGCGGGGGGCGCGTGGCGCGACGGCTGGGACGCGCTGGGGTGGGCGGACGCGGACGCGCTGGCCGCGCTCGCGGACCCCCGCGGCGGCGGGCGCGAGCCGGTGCCGGCGCCGGCGCTGCGCGACACCCTGTTTGCGGCGCTCAAGTGCCGCGAGCTCTACCCCGGCGGCGGGGCGGACCTGCCCGCGGTCCACGCCTGGGCGCTGGACGCCCTGGCCGACCGCCTTGCGGCCCTCGAGGTCTTCATGCTGGACGTGTCCGCGGCCCCGGACGCGTGCGCGGCCGCCGTGCTGGGCATGCGGCCCGCCATGCGGGCCGCCCGCGCGGACGGGGCGGCGGGCGCGACGCTGGCGGACCTGGCGCGCCGGTTCGCGCGGGAGATGACGCCGGGGGGGCCCGAGGCGGCCCCCAGGGGACTATAAAGCCGCCCCTGCGCCCGCCCGCCCGGTACATTTGCGCGCCGATCGCCCTCTTGGGACTCGGCGCCCGGCGTTTTTTCCTCGCCCGTCCCCTGCCGCGCAGCGAGCCGCCAAGGAGGATGCGGCGCCCGCTTCGCGCGGCGCTCCTGGCGCTGGCCGCGCTCGCGCTCGCCGCGCTCGCCGCGGGCGCCCCCGCCGGGGGCAAGCGCGGCGAGCGCAAGGGCGGGGACGCGCGGTACGAGGTCGAGGAGTGGGAGATGGTGGTCGGGGGCGAGTCGGCGGTGCACACGTTCGCCATCCACTGCCTTGGGCCGCGGGGCATCGAGCGCGTGGCCCACGTCGCGAACCTCAGCCGGCTGCTGGGCGAGTACATCGCGGTTCACGTCGACTTTGCGCGCACCGCCGGCCGGCGGGACACCATGTTCTTTCTGCCGCGCGCGGCCGCCGCCAACGTCTCGGACGCCGGGATCCCGGACACCCCGGACGTGCAGTCGCACCCGGGGCTCTTCGGGGTGGCCTTCTCCTGGAGCTACCTGCAGACGCGCCACCTCGTGGACTACGACCTGGTGCCGAGCCGGCCCTTGCAGGACTGGTACTTCCCGGGGGCGCGCAGCGTCGCCCCCGGCGTTAAGGCCAGGGGCGACGCTGCGCACCTGCCGCGCGCTCCGCGCCCCGCGCCGACGCCAGTGGGGCGCGCGGCAGCCTTTGACGTCAACGACGTGCTGGCCGGCGGCGCGGAGCACTTTTTCGTGCCCGCGCGGGCGGACCGCAAGCGGCGCGAGCGCCACGTGGCGGACTTCGCCGCGGTGTGGCCCGTCTCCTACGTCCCCACGGGCCGGGCCGCGCTCAGCTGCGAGCGGGCCGCGGTCCGGCTGGAGGTGGGGCTCGGCTTCCTGAGCGTCTCGACGACGTCGCGGGACATCCCGCCCCTGGAGTTCATGGTCACGCCCGCAGACGCCGACGTGCGCATGATTACCGCTTTTAACGGGGGCGGCGTTTTCCCGCCGCCCGGGCCCGCGCCCGGGCCGCGGCGGCGGGCCTACGTGATCGGCTACGGGAGCTCGCGGCTGGACAGCCACATGTACTCGACCATGCGCGAGGTGGCGTCGTACGCGGACGAGCCCGCCGACTTTCGCGCGCACCTGGCCGCCGCGCACCGGGAGGCCTTCCTGATGCTCCGGGAGGCGGCGGCTGCGCGCCGCGGGCCCGGGCCGGGCCCCGCGCCGGACGCCGCCTACCACGCGTACCGGGTCGCGGCGCGGCTGGGGCTCGCGCTCTCGGCGCTCACCGAGGACGCGCTCGCGGCCGGCTACGTGCTCGCGGAGGAGCTGATCGACCTCGACTACCACCTCAAGCTGCTGGCGCGCGTGCTGCTCGGCGCGGGGCTCGGCTGCGCCGCCGAGGGCCGCGTGCGCGCGCGCACCATCGCGCAGCTGGCCGCGCCCCGCGAGCTGCGCCCGGACGCGTTCATCCCAGAGCCTGCCGGGGCGGCGCTTGAGAGCGTCGTGGCGCGCGGGCGCAAGCTGCGCGCCGTGTACGCCTTCTCGGGCCCGGACGCCCCGCCCGCCGCGCGGCGGCTGGCCCACGGCGTGGTGTCGGACCTCTACGACGCCTTCCTGCGCGGCGAGCTGGCCTGGCGGCCGCCCGCGCGCCACGCGCTCTTCTTCGCCGTCGCGGCGTCGGCGTTCCCGGCGGACGCGCAGGCGCTGGAGCTCGCGCGGGACGTGGCGCGCAAGTGCACGGCCATGTGCACCGCCGGCCACGCCACGGCGGCCGCCCTGGACCTGGAGGAGGCGTACGCGCGCGCCGGCGCGCCCGGGGCCGCCGGCGCGGACTTTGAGCTGCTGGACGCCTTCTCGCCGTGCATGGCCTCATTCCGCCTGGACCTGCTCGAGGAGGCGCACGTGCTGGACGTGCTCTCGGCCGTGCCCGCGCGGGCCGCGCTGGACGCCTGGCTGGAGGTGCGGCCCGCGGCCGCGGCGCCGAACCTCAGCGCCGCGGCGCTTGGCATGCTGGGCCGGGGGGCCCTCTTCGGGCGGGCGCACGCCGCTGCGCTCGCGCCCGAGCTCTTCGCGGCGCCCTGCGGCGGGTGGGGCGCGGGCGCCGCCGTGGCGATCGTCCCCGTGGCGCCGAACGCCAGCTACGTGCTCACGCGCGCGCACCCGCGGCGCGGGCTGACGTACACCCTCCAGGGGATCGACGTCGCCAACCCCCTGCTGGTGACCTTTGTGCGCGGCGCGTCGTGCGTGTCGGCCAGCGGCGCCGTGGAGGCGCGCCGCCTCCCGGTCCCCGGCCCGCTCGACGCGTGCGCCTACTGCGGCAGCGTGTTCGTGCGGTATCTGCCCTCGGGGGCCGTCATGGACATCGTGCTCATCGCGGACAAGCGCGCCGAGGTCGAGTTTGCGCGCGGCGCCAACTCCAGCATGCCCGTCTTCAACCCCCGCCTCCACAGCGGCCGCTCCCGCGCCCTGCTGCTGTTCCCCAACGGGACGGTCGTGAGCGTGCTGGCCTTTGCCGGGCACGAGGCGCCGAGCTTCTCGCCGGCGTACGTCTGGGCTTCGGTGGCCGGGGCGCTGGTCGCGGGTGCCACGATGTTCGTCATCACGAAGATGCTGTGCAGCTCGGTTCCGATCGCGCGCGGGTACTCGGCCGTCCCGGCGTTCTAGCGCGCGCCCGGAGGCCCCTCCGCTATCCCCGGCTCCCACCCCACCCCCTGCGGTTTCCAATAAAGACGCCCCCGGCAAAACACACACACTCGCGCCCGGTTTAATTTTTGGGTAGGAGTATTATTATTATTATTATTATTATTATTATTATTATTATTATTATTATCGCGCCGCCGCGCGCCGCGGGAGCGGCTCAGTCCCCGGCGCCGCCCCCCGCGCTCGCCTCCTCCTCCGCCTCCTCCTCTTCCTCCTCGCTGTCGACGTCCGCATACTCGTCGTCTGACGGCGGCGTGATGCCGGCCACCCCCAGCCGCCGGTTGACGAGGGCGCGCAGGTAGCGCACGCCGTGCCGGGCGGCGGGCGCGCGGTCGAAGGCCGTGAGCTGCTCCGCCTCTATGAGGGTGACGTAGGGGGCCGCCGTCCCCAGCGCGCGCGCCAGCGCCCGCGCCAGCTCCGGCAGCCCGCCGCCGGCGTACAGGTGCACCAGCATCGCGCGGATGTGGCCCTCGACGCGCCGCAGCTCGTCCGCGCTGCCCGTCTCCGTGATGCGCCGGCGCGTGTGTCGGGAGGCCAGGCTCAGGACGGCGGTCATCTCGAGGTCCAGCGCGCGCGCGGCCGCGTCGTCGCCGTCTCCGTCGCTGTCGCCGTCACCCCCGCTCCCGCCGCCACCGGCGCCCCGCGCCGGGGTCGGCGCGGGCGGCTCGCCGGGGTCGGCGCGGGCCAGCGCCTCGGCGAACCGCCCCAGCGCGCACAGCTCCCGGAGGACGTCGTTGGCCGCGTCCGCGACGGTGCCCTCGTCAAGGGGCGCGGCGGCGCGGTGCGGGTAGTTGGCGACGTAGCTCTCGGCGAGGTGCTCTAGCGCCCCGTAGCAGCTGGCCATGCCCCAGCGCGACAGCAGGAACTGGCATAGCGCGAAGCGCTGGCAGAAGCTGAACCCGTAGTCCGCCACGGACTCGCCAACGAAGCCGCGGCGCCCGCGCGGCCCGAAAAGGGCCGCGGTGGCGCGCACCAGGTCCCCGCGCGCCTCGTTCAGCGTCTCGTCGATGCCTGCCCAGTGGTCGCTCTTCAGGACGACGGCGTCCGCGCAGCGCACGACGGCGCACAGCCGCGGCAGAGGGTCGTCCCCGCGGGACGGGGGGGCCGCCACGGCCCAGGCGTTGTGGGTCCGCGGGATGAGCCGCACCTGCACGAAGTTCGACACGGCGGCTCCGCGGCGCCCCGGCGGGCGCTTCTTCCCGCCGGCGCCCGCCGCGTGAGGGCCGGCGCCGCCGTCGTCCGCGCCGGCCCCCACGCGGCGGACGCCGGCGGCGCGGGCGGCGGTGACGATGACCTCGGTCGCGGGCGGGCGCGCATCCTCCCCCACGCCGTCGGCCCCGCTCCCGCGGCCCGCCTCGGCGGCGACGCGCTCAAAGAGCCCGCGCAGCAGGGGGCGCGCGGGCGCCGGCGGCGCCGGCAGGCACGCCTGCATCAGCGCGAAGCACTCCCGGTTGGGCGCGTACACGAAGCCCGAGAGCGCGTTGGTGATCGTGGGCACGTCGAACAGGTGCAGGACGCGCCGCTCGGTGTCGTGGTACCCGGTCGTGAGCACGAGCCCCGAGGCGACGCCGAGCGACACGAAGCACTCGGCCAGGTAGGGGTCGCCGACCGGCACGTCGAAGCGGCCGCAGAGGTCCGCGCCCGCGGCCGGGGCCCCGCCGCGCGGGCGCAGGCGCGCCAGGCAGTCCACGAACACGCCCCCGCCGTCAGGGTCGCCGTTGTCGGCCGCGCCGGCGGCGGGGGCGAGGGGGCCCGCGGCGCGCGCGAGCTCCGCGCGCGTGTAGCCGGCCACGGCGCGGTCGCCGCGCCGCGGCCCGCGCAGCTCCAGCCCGAACTTCACGGCCTCCCCGCCCCCGCGGGCGACCGAGACCACCGTGCCCGCGTAGACAAAGTACGCGACGTCCCCCGCGGCGGGGACGTAGAAGGAGACCCCGTTGTGCGCGACGACGCTGCGGTAAGCGAACTCCATCGCCGCGGCGGCCGCGCGAGCGGGCCGGCGGGGGGGACAATGACGCAAAAGGGCCCCGGGCGCCGGGTTAAATGCGGCGCTTACCCGCGCCGCCCGGGAGTTGCCGCGAGCATGCTCGGCCCGGAGAGTGCGGCCCTCCTGCGCGCGCCCGAGTTGCCACTGGGCGGCGCCGAGGCGGAGGAGGGGGCGGCCGGGGGCGGCGCCTCGGACGGCGAGGGGGAGGAGGACGAGCTGCTGCGGTGCGTCGCGCTGTCGGCGTACGGGGGCGACGTGGACTTCTTGACGCGCTCACCGCGCCTGGCGCCGCGCGCGGACGGGCGGCCCGCGTTCTCGGCGTACGTGGTCTTTGGCGCGGCGTCCGCCTTCGGGCTGAATCCCGCCTGCTGCCTGCTGTTCTTATACTACTACCGGACGTTCGGCGACGCGACGTTCGCCGCCGCGGGCGCCGCGGCGACGCTGGCCTACTACGCGCGGCTGGCGGCGGCCGCGGGCTTCCTGTACGCGGGCGTGCGGGCGGACCGGCTGCCCTTTGGGCGCTGGCCGCGGGCGCTGCTGGCGGCGCTGGTCCTGGCGCGCGCGGCGGTCTTCGCGGCGGTGGCGCTGCCGGCGGCCTTCGCGGGCCCGGCGCTGTTCCTGCGGCTGAGCGCGGCGGCGGCCGACGGCGGCGCGCGCGCGGCGGCGGGGGGGCTGCTGCTGGCCGGGCTGGCGGCGTACACGGCGGACCTCGTCTGCGACGTCATCGGGTTTTTCGCGCCCCGGGCGTGGATGCGCGTGTGCCTGGGGGGGCACGTGGCCGTGTGACGCCGCCGCCGCGTGGGTATAAAACGGGCGCCGCGGTCGGGCCGCCGCACTGCGCGCGCCGCCCGCACCGCGTCGCGCCATGGACCGCCCGAGCGAGCCCCCGCGCGCGCCCGCCTACACGGGCGGGCTGGTCTCCGGCCAGGTCCTGTCAAACATCGAGGTGGCCTGCCACCGCGCGCTGTTCAGCTTCTTCCAGCAGGTGCGGTCGGACGACAACGGCCTGTACGCGGCCGCCTTCGACGCCCTCCTGGGCACGTACTGCAACACGCTGACGCTGGTGCGCTTCCTGGAGCTTGGGCTCTCGGTGGCGTGCGTGTGCACCAAGTTCCCGGAGCTAAACTACGTGAACGAGGGCACGATCCAGTTCGAGGTCCAGCAGCCCATGATCGCGCGCGACGGGCCACACCCGGTGGACCAGCCCGTGCACAACTACATGGTGAAGCGCATCAACCGGCGCTCGCTGAGCGCGGCCTTCTCGATCGCCGCCGAGGCGCTGGGGCTGCTCGCGGAGGAGGCGGCCGACGGGACGCAGGTCTCGTCGGCCATGCGCACGCGCGCCATCCAGCAGCTCGCGCGCAACGTGCAGACGGTGCTGGACTCGTTCGAGCGCGGCACGGCCGACCAGCTGCTGCGCGTGCTGCTGGAGAAGGCGCCGCCAATGTCGCTGCTGGTGCCGCTCTCGCTGTACCGCGAGGACGCGCGCCTGGCGGGACCGGCGGCGCGCGCCGCGCTGGTCTCGGAGCTGAAGCGCCGCGTGCGCGACGACGCCTTCTTCCTGAACAAGAGCGAGGGGGCGCCGGGGCGCGAGCTCGCGCTGGCCAAGATCGCAGACCTCGTGGGCTGCACGGCCGCCTCGGTGGCCGTGCCGCGCCTGACGCACTGCGACAGCCGCGGGCGCCCGGTGGACGGCGTGCTGGTGACGACGGCGGGCATCAAGCAGCGGCTGCTGGGCGGCGTGCTGGCGCTGGCCGACTCGGAGGCGGACGTGCCTGTGACGTACGGCGAGTTCATGATCTCGGGGCTGAACCTGGTGACGGCGCTGACGATGGGCAAGGCGCTGCGCGGGCTGGATGACGTGGCCGCGCATCTGCTGGGGCTGGAGGGGACCGCGGGCCCGGGGCTGGCCGTGGCCGCCGACTACGACGCGCCGGCGGTGGCGCGCGTAAAGGCGGACCTGGTGGCCGTTGGGGACCGGCTAGTGTTTTTGGAGGCCCTAGAGAAGCGCGTGTACCAGGCCACGCGGGTGCCCTACCCGCTGGTAGGCAACATGGACCTGACGTTTGTCATGCCGCTGGGGCTGTACAAGCCGCCCGCGGACCGCTACTCGCGGCACTCGGGCAGCTTCGCGCCGCCGCCCGGGCACCCCGACCCGCGGATGTTCCCGCCGCGGTCGGTGTTTTTTTTCAACAAGGACGGCGCGCTGACGGAGGTTTCGTTCGGCGCGGCCATGGGCACGCTCTGTCACCCGTCCTTTCTGGACGTGGACCCGGTGCTGGCGGCGCTGCGCGCCGGCGCGCGCCAGAGGCGAGAGGCGGAGTGGTGCCTCTTCGGCGCGTACGTCGCCGACCCCGGCGAGCAGGAGCTCGCGGACCAGGTGCGGCACTTCATGGACGCCTGGCACGCGCTGCTGCCCGCGCGGCCGCGCTGGGTGATGGAGTGCGCCATGACGCCGGAGCAGATGGTGGCGCCCGGCAACCCAAACATGCCGCTCGAGCTGCACCCGGCCTTTGACTTCTTCCTGGGGCCCGCGGACGTGGAGCTGCCGGGGCCGCCCAACCCGCCGCAGGTAATGCCGGGCGTGCGGGCCATGCCCCGCGTCATCAACGGCAACATCCCGGTGCCGCTGTGCCCGGTGGACTTTCGCGATGGGCGCGGCTTTGAGCTGAGCGTGGACCGGCACCGGCTGAACCCGGCGACGGTGGCGGCGGTGCGCGGTGCCTTTCGGGACCCGAACTACCCCATGGCCTTCTACATCATCGAGGCGGTCATCCACGGCAGCGAGCGCACCTTCTGCGCGCTGGCGCGGCTGGTGATGCAGTGCGTGACCAGCTACTGGCGCAACTCGCGCTGCGCCGCCTTCGTGAACAGCTTCCCCATGGTGATGTACATCAACGCGTACCTGGGGAACGGTGAGTTGCCCGAGGACTGCACGGCGGTCTACAAGGACCTCCTGGAGCACCTGCACGCGCTGCGGCGGCTCGTGGACGAGTACACAGTGCCGCACGCGCCCCTGGGCGGCGAGCAGGAGCACGCCGCGCTGAACCACGCGCTGCTGGACCCGGCGCTCCCGCCGCCGCTGATCTGGGACTGCGACGCGGTCATGGCGCTGCAGCGCGCGGACCCGGCGCGCGGCGCGCGCGCGCGCGTGAACGGCGCTGCGCCGCACGTCGTGGCGCGCCGCGAGCTGGCCGAGGCCAACTTCCGCAACGTCGGGGCCGACCTGGTGCACAACCGGCCCGTGCGCGGCGGCGGCCCCGGGACGCGCCCGGTGCCGCACCACGGCGACGAGTGGCTGGTGCTGGCCAAGATCTTCTACTACGCTGTGGTGCCGGCCTTCGCGCGCGGCGGCTGCTGCAGCATGGGCGTGCACTACGACCGCGTGTACCCGCTGGTGCAGTCGGTCGTGGTCCCGGACCTGCCCCCCGACGAGGAGCCGCCCGCGGGCCCCGAGCACCCGCGCCACCCGCTGCACCCGGCGAACCTGGTGGCCAACTCCTTCAACGTGCTGCTGCACAACGCGCGCGTGGCGGTGGACGCCGACGCGCTGCTGGTGCTGCAGGAGGTCGTGACCAACATGGCCGAGCGCACCTCAGTAGTGGTGGTGGAGGCGGGCCCTGACGCGGGCACGGCTACGGCCGCGACGCGAAACATGCGCACGCTGGACGCGGCGCTGCACCACGGCGTGCTGATGATGGCGTACCAGCGGAACGACGAGACGCTGTTGGACGGGGCCTTCTTCTACCCGGCGCCGGTGCACGCGCTTTTCGCCTGCCCGGACCACCTGCACGCGATGCGCGGGCTGGGCCAGGACGCGCTGGCGGCCGCGCGGCACGTGCCGCCCGTGCCGCACTTTGTGGGCGCCAACTACTACGCCACCGTGCGGCAGCCGGTGGCGCACCACGCGGCGCAGAGCCGCGCCGACGAGAACACGCTCACCTACGCGCTGATGGGCGGCTACTTCAAGCTGAGCCCGCTGGCGCTGACGCACCAGCTGCGCACGGGGCTGCACCCGGGCTTCGGGCTCACGGTCGTGCGGCAGGACCGCTTCGCCACGGAGAACATGCTCTTCGCCGAGAAGGCCTCGGAGTCGTACTTTGTCGGGCAGCTGCAGGTGGCGCGCCACGAGGCAGTCGGCGGCGTCGGGTTCACGCTCACGCAGCCGCGCGCGCACGTGGACCTCGGCGTGGGCTACACGGCGGCCTACGCCGCCGCGGCCATGCGCACGCCGCTCACGGACCTGGGCAACACGCCGCAGAACCTGTATATGACGCGCGGGGACCCGCCCATGGTGAACGGGGACGCGGACGGCTTCGTGCGCGACAGCGTCAACGCTGGGAGCCGCATCCGGCCACAGGGCCCCGCGCCGCTCTTCGGGCCCATCATGCCGGCCGCGCCAGCGGGCACGGCGCGCGGGCAGGCCGCGGTTTGCGAGTTCATCGCGACGCCCGTCTCGGCGGACCTTGCGTACTTCCGCTCGCCGTGCAACCCTCGCGGGCGCTCGGCGGGCGCGGCCTACGCCGGCGACGGCGAGTCGGACGCCGACGACCTCATGTTCGACCACGGCCAGGGCGACCCGGCACACCCGCACCGCGCCACCGTGAACCCGTGGGCCTCGCAGCGCCACTCGTACGGCGACCGTCTCTACAACGGGCAGTACAACATGAGCGGCGCCTCGCCGGTGTACAGCCCCTGCTTTAAGTTCTTCACGCCGGCGGAGGTGTCGGCCAAGGACCGCTGCATGAGCCGGCTGATTGCGGAGGTGGGCGCGGGCGTGTCGCGGAGCACGTCGGACACGGAGCTGCAGTTCAAGCAGCCCCCCGGCACCGGGGAGCTCGTGGAGGACCCGTGCGCGCTCTTCCAGGAGGCGTACCCGCCGCTGTGCGCCAGCGACGCGGCGCTGCTGCGCGACCGCCTCGCCGCGGGCGCCGGCGCCCGCGCGGGCGCGGCCGCCGAGGGCCGGCTGGAGGAGGGCCACTTTGCGCAGTACCTGATCCGCGACGCCTCGCCGGTGCGGGGCTGCCTGCCGGTGGGCTAGGGCGCGCGTCCGCCCCGCCCCGCCTCGCGCGGGCTGCGCCGCGCATAAAAGCGCCGCCGCGTGGCGCGGGGCGCGCCAGTCCCCCGCCGGTGCCCCGCGCGGCGATATGGCCCAGCCCGAAACATTCGAGGTGGAGATCGTGCTCCCCGGCGACCTCTCCCACAGCGACCTGGCCGCCCTCCAGAAGTGCGAGGGCAAGGTGGTGTTCCTCGCCACGCTGCGCCGGCGCGTGCAGCTGGCGGACGTGGCGCTGGCCTCCTTCTCGGTCAACGGCGTCGCGCCGGACACGCTGGCGCTGATGGCCGCCTACCGCTGCCGGTTCCCGGCCGTGGTGCTGCGCGTGGCGCCGGGGCGCATGCTGGCGGCGCCTCTCGGCGTGGGGCCCATGCCGCGCGGCGCCTTCCTGCAGAACACGGGCCCGTTCGACCTCTGCAACGGGGACGCGGTGTGCCTGCTTCCGCCGCTGCTGGGGCCCGGCGACCGGCTCGCGCTGGCCTCGGCGGGCGCGGAGCTGCTCTTCCCCACGACGGTGCCGCTGCCGCAGGCGCGCGAGCTGGTGGCGCGCGTGGTGGCGCGCGCGGTGGAGGCGCTGGGGGACCGCGGGGCCGCCGCGCGCCCGCGCGGCGCCGACGTGATGTACCACAACGGGCGCCGCTACCAGGTGACGCCGGACGTGCAGCACCGCGAGGGCGCAGACGCGGCCGCGCGCACCCTCGCGCTGCACATGGTCTTCAACGTCAACGAGGGGAGCCTGCTGCTGCTGTCGCTGATCCCCAACCTGCTGACGCAGGGCCTGCAGGACGGCGTGGCCAACGCCATCGTGCAGCTGGGCAGCGCCTCGCGCGAGGCGGGGCAGCTGCTGCGCCTGGAGCCGGCCGAGCCGCGGGAGGACGGCAGACGGCGCTTTTGCCTGTACGGGGCGCTGGCGGCCTGGATCAGCTCGGCGACCCGGCTGGGGGACGCGGTCGGCGCGCGCCCCGTGGCGAAGGTGTGCACCTTCGACGGGCCCTCGGTGGTGCGCACGGGCGAGAAGGCGCCCATCGTGGTGCCGCTCTGAGGGAGCGGTGGCGGTGGTGGCGACGGGCGAGCGGGCGAATTGACAAATAAACGAGCCGCATGGAGCTCACGCGCACAACTCTGCTCGACTAGAGTCTGTTTGTTTATTGGGGGGCATAAAACACAAGGGAGCCGGGGATGGGGGGGGCACACGGGCGGGCGGATGGGGAGTGAGGGTCGGGGCGGGGGAAAAGACTGGCCGCTCGGCTCAGTCCGCCGGCGGACGGGCGGCCAGCGGGGCGAAGGCGCTGTCGGTGGGCGGGAGGCTGCCCACGAACACGGCCATCACCAGCGCCACCATCAGATCGTCGGCGGCGCCGCGGCGCTTGCCGGAGAAGGCCCGGGCCTCGCCGGGGCCGGCGGTGCTCTCGGTCAGGTTCTGCAGCTGCGCGAAAAGGTACTCCACGGGGTCCGTCTGCAGGCGCATGGTCAGCGAGGCCAGGTCCTGCGAGGCCACCACGCGCCCGGAGTTGAATAAGCGGATGAAGTGGTCAAAGGCGGCCGTCTTCTGCTTCTGCAGCAGGAAGAAGGGGTAGGCCACCGCGCTCCCAGGTGGGCGGCAGTGGTAGAAGCGCGTCTCGGCGGGCATGGGCACGGCCCCGGAGGCGGCCAGCGAGTCGAGCTCGCGCCGAACGCCGAGCGCGATCGCAACCGCGGAGTCCTGGCTGCTGTTGCCCTCGACGGCCACGAAGAGGCCGTCGAGGCGGCGCCGGTGCACGGCCATGACTTGCGCGAAGCAGCGCACGGCGCAGCGCGCGATCTCGGCGGCCGAGCTGCCCGTGAGCGCCGGCAGGAAGAAGTGCTCCAGGCCCAGCACCAGCCAGCTGCCGCGGTGCCGCCCCACGACGGCGATGCCGGAGCCGGAGGCGCGGGCGTTGCTCGTGAAGGCCGGGTCGATGTACATGTAGAGCCGCTCGGGCCACGGCCCGCGGGTCGCCGCCGTGGAGGGCCGGTAGAGCAGGAACTGCTCGCCCGCCGCGCGGGTGAACACGGCCGCGGGCTCGGCCCGGCGCGCGACCTCGCCGCCGCCGATGATCTCCTGCATGAACGAGTTGGGCAGGAAGGTCTCGGCGGTGCTGCGCGCGGCGGCGTCCATGGTGATGAAGACGGGCTTGTTGAGGACGTAGCACGAGCACGCGGTGGCACCGCCGTGCGCCGCCACGCGCGGCGTGTGCTCGTTGCATATATACGTCACCACGTTGAGCAGCCCGTCAGAGGCGCCCTTGAGGTTGTAGAGGAAGCTCGTGCTGGCCTTGCCGGTGTTGGTCGAGGAGACGAAGATTATCTTGCAGCTAGCCTGGTTCAGGAACCCGACGATCGTTTGGACGGCCTCGGGGCGGATGAAGTTGGCCTCGTCTACGAAGAGGAGGTTGAAGTCCTGCCCTCGGATGCCCTGCGAGACACAAACGGAAAAAAAGGCGTGAGCGACGCGAGCGCGGCGGCCCCGGGCCCGGGCCGGCCCGGCGCCATGGAGGCGCACCTCGCCAACGAGACCAAGCACTGCCTGGCGCGCGGCCGCGGCGCCGCAAACACCGTCGTCCACCTGATCGTCTCAGCCGACTGCCTGCGGGCCGCGGGGGCGGACCCCGGGCGCCTCTTCACGGCCGCCGCTCCCGCCGCGGCGGAGGCGGCCCTGGGGGCGCCCCGCGGCGGGAGCGCGCGCGCGGACTTCTCCGCCGCGGCGCAGACGCGCTTCCACGGCAGCGGCGCCTGCAGCGCCTGGGAGCCCGTGTTCGCGGCCTACGTGCCCGCGGGCGCGCTGGCCAGCGTGCTGCTGCCCACGCAGCCCGCGGACCGGCCGCCGCTCTTCGCCGCCGCCGTCGGCGCCGACGGCGGCGGGCTCTTCGTGTCCCTGCCCGTCGCGCTGCCCGAGGGTGCGGACGGCGCCTTCTTCGACCCGTTCACGCGCGCCGCGCTGCGGCTGGAGATGGCCGACGGCGAGCTCGTCGACCTGCTCTTCGCCTACGACGAGCTGCTGCCCGCCGGCACCCGCTACGAGGCCGACGTCCCGCGCATGGCCGCCCTCTGCTGGCAGTTTGTGCACTACACGCGGCGCCACGCCGGCCTGCCGCCCGCCGCCGTCGCTGCGGCCGAGCACATGGAGGCCTGCCTGGTGGAGGGCGGCCGCGCGCCGCCGCTGCCGCCCGGCGGGCGGGTCTGCCCGGAGCGCGTGCTGGCCGAGGGCGGCTTCGACGACCCGGCCGCAGTCGCCCGCCTCGAGGACAGCGACCGCGAGGTCCTGGCGCTCATCCGCCGCGCCGCGGAGGTGGTGGCGGCGCGGCACCCGCTGCGGCGCGCGCGCGCGCCGATTAGAAGCCCGCGCGCGGTGGCGGCGGGGCTGCTCCAGGGCGCGCGTGCGACCGCCGCCGCTGGCGCGGCGGCCGCGCCGGCGCTGCCCCCCGACGCCGCGGCCGCGCTGCTGCCGGCGCCTGCCGGGCCGCGCGACAGCGCCGGCGCCGGCGAGCCCGGGCTCGGCGCCGTGGCGCGGGCGCTGGCGGGCGACACCCTCGTGGCGACGGCGGCGACCCGGCGGGCGCGCACGCTGGCCGAGTGGTTTGACGCGGGGCACTGCGCGCTGCTGGGCGGCGACACGCCGTGCGACGCGTGGCGCCGGCGCCCGCTCTCGCTCGTGGCCCGGCGGCACTACGAGACGGGCGAGGGCTTCGTCGTCGTGTCCTACGAGCAGTCGGCGGGCTGGGGCGGGCGCCGCGCGCCCGGGGCGCGCCGGCCTGAGTCGGTGGCCGGGGAGCTCGCGCGCGCCTGCGAGCGCGAGGGCGCGGCGCACCCGCGCGCGCTCTCCGCGGCCGCGCGCGCTGAGCTCGCGCGGCGGCACCCGTTCCTGGCGGCGCCGCTGGGCGAGCCCGGCGCACCGCCGCCCGTGGAGGCCTTCGACGCGGGCGCCGAGGCGCTGCTGGCCGAGCGCTTCCGGGCGGCGTGCGCGGGCGCGCTGGTGCGCGCGCTGGCGCGCGCCTGCGAGGCCCGCCCGGACCTGCCCCAGCGCTTCCACTACGACGTGCGGGAGACCCAGCGCGGGTGCCTGGAGGACGTGGCGCGGCGCGTGCCGGCCTTCCTGCGCGCGCTGGCCGGCGCGCTGGGGGCGCTCTCGGCGCGGGAGTTTCTTAACAGCGCGCTCTGCGCGGCGGCGGTGGCGCACCTCTCAGCGGCGCGCCCTGACGGCCCGGGCCTCCTGCCGTACCACCGCGCCTGCTTCTTGCTGCTGGCGGGCGGCGAGCGCGCCCTGCTCTTTGACTACTTCAGTTTTGGCGGGGAGGTGATCAAGGTCTCGCGCTCGCCGCTCGCGGCCACGACGGCGCAGGAGCCCGGGCGGCGGCTGGGCTCGATCCGCCTCCTGGACGCGGGCGCCAAAAGCGGCCGCGCGCCGGCCTGCGGCTCATACGCGCCCGGCGAGTCGTACGCGTACGCGTGCGTGGGCTTCTCGCGGCGGCTGCAGTGCACCGTCGTGTTCCCGGGCGGGTTCGCCCTGGAGGCCGACGTCGCCGCACACCTGGACTGGCCGGCGCGGCTCCGCGAGGCGGTGCTCGGGCGGCTGGGCCGCCCCCTCCCCGCGCCCCCCGGCGCGCCGGCCCCGTGAGCGCGGCGAGCGCGGCGCGGCGCGGCATGGCCGAGGACCCCGCCGCCGCGGGCGCGCTGCTGGCGCGCGCGCTGACGGAGGAGCTGGGCTGCCTGCACCTCGTGCGCAGCGACTCGCGCGTGAAGATCTACGTGGCGGTGGCCACGCTCGGCAGGCTGCTCGCGCGGCTGGTGCCGCCCGAGGACGCGGGCCCTGGCGCCGCCGTCCGCGTCACCCTCTACATCACGCGGCCGCGCTCCCTGGAGCTGCCGCCGCGGCACTTCCACGTCCTGGCGCTTTTTGGCGGCGCGGCCGCGCGCGCCTGCGTCGCCGGCGTGCGCACACGGGCGCTGGTGCCGGGCAGCACGCGCGTGCGGGCCGTCTTCCGCGACGCGGTGGCCGTCCCCGTGCCGGCCGACGTTCCCGACCCGAGCGCCGAGGCCTTGCCGCCCGCGCCCGCGGAGCACGTGGACCCCTTCGCCTTCACGGCCTTCGCGCGCCCGCCGCGCGACGCCGCGGACTGCTTCCAGATCGCGCCGGGCGTGTGGTGGTCCTACGCGGACCGGCGCCTCTACCTCGTGCAGATGGACGAGGCCCTGCTGGCCCTGTGCCCCGCCGGCTGGCGCTCGCGCAGTCTCGGGGGCGTGCTCGGGCGGCTGCTGAGCCACCCGGAGGGCTGCGCGGCGTGCGCCGCCAGGTGGCACATCGACGCGCTCAACGCGGCGCCGGAGCCGGGCGCGTGCGACGTGTGCCCGTGCGCCGCGCCGTGCCTGTGGAAGAAGGCCCGCCGCCGGGACGTGCCCGTCGCGGGGGACTCGAGCCTGTTCCGCGTGCTCTTCGCGGACGCCGTCGCGCGGGTGCGCATCCTGGGCTCGCGGCGCCGGCCGCGGATCACGGGCGCGCTCCCCGAGCTGCTGGCGGGCGTCGGGCCGCGCGGGGAGGTCGTGCCGGTGAACGGCGCCGGCTGGCAGCTGCGAGTCATGGACGAGGACGTCGCGCGGCTGCTCGCGAGCAGCTGCCGCGCGATGCGGAGCGTGTGCGGCGGCACGCGGATCGCCGTGGGGCTGAGCGCGTACTAGGGGGGACCCGCGCGCCCCCCCCCCCCTTCCCGCCGACCCCACTCCCTCCTCTCCATTTCCCCCCATGCCAATAAACACGATCGTCTGCCCACCCTGCGCGTGCGCGTCCTTTCCCCCCACCCCCCATTTTTGGTACTCACGTTCGTGTTGTGGCTGGAGGCGAACACGATCGTGCTGCGGGCGCCGTCTGGGAACGAGAAGGAGATCACCTCCCCCTTGACGTGGTCCACGCGCTCGCTGCCGAACCACTGCCGGAGCCGCGCCACGATCTCCTCGAAGACGGGCTCAGTGGCCTTGCGGATGTGTGCCGTATAGCCGATCTTGATGCCCTTGAAGGTGGCGAGCGCCAGCGCGATCAGCGGCACCAGGAACCAGGTCTTGCCGTGCCGCCGCGGCACCAGGAACACCGTGGCCCGCTGCCGGAAGTGGGCAACCGCGGCGTCTGAGAAGGCCGGCGTGTTGAAGGCGACACGCAGGAAGGCGCCGATGCGCTCGGCGTGGTCCCTTAGCAGCGTCGCCGCCACAAAGTACGTCGCGTGCATCAGAATCATCTTCTGGAAGAGCTCCAGCGCGCCCCGCGTCTGGTCGCTGGGGGGCTCCACGCGCGCGCGCTTGGCGCGCGGGGGGTCCGCGCCGTCGTCGCCGCCGAGGTGCGAGAAGGACGTGCCCACCAGCCGGCTGAACCGCGCGACGAACGCGGCCACTTGCGCAAACGCGCCTGAGGCGCGCATAGACTCCAGCGCCTCCATGACGCTGTGGTACGCGTTGCGGTGCGCCGCCGCCTCCGCAGGCGGGTGCGCCGCGAAGCGCAGGGCGCCCAGGGCCCCCGCGAGCTCCTGGGAGACGTGCGCCTCGCCGGTGCCGGTATTTAACCCGGCCTCGGCGCGCGCCAGGCTCGTCAGTAGCAGGCGGGAGGCCGTGGCGGCGAACAGCGGCGCCAGCTCGCAGTACCCGTGCAGCGTGCCCACGCCCGGGACGACCGTCTGGTGGCGCTTGGGGGCCGCGACGGCGAAGTCGAGGAAGGGAGCCCGCGCGTCGTCCTCCCCGCGGGCCCCGCCGCTGCCGCCACCCTCGGCCCGCGCCCCCCGCCCTGCGGCGCGCTCCCGCCGCTCGCGCAGGAGCCGCTGGAAGTAGCGAGCGGACTGCTCGCCCAGGGCGCCCCCGAACATCGCTCGCGCGCGTCACGGGCGCGATTGCGTCTTCCCCGCCCCCGCCCCCGCCGCGGTTGCCGATGGCGACGGCGGCGCTCGCGGGAGACCCGGCGCCGGGGAGCCAAACGGCTGCGCGCCGGCGGCGGCTGCGGCTGGAAGAAGCACACCGGAGGGAGGCGATCTTCAAGTCGCGCGTCGTGGACTTGGTCCGCGCCGGCGCGGACCGGGACGACCCGGCCTTTATACACGCCTTTACGGCGGCGAAGGCCGCGCGCCGCGACTTGGGGGGGCAGATCCGGGCGGCGGCGCGCGTCGAGGCCGTCCGGCAGCACGCCCGCGACATAGAGACACGCGTGGCCGCCCAAGCGGCCGTGGCCGCCGTGCTGGCCGAAAATCGCCGCTTTTTGCGCGGCGACTTTCTGCGCGCGTTTGACGACGCGGAGGACGCGCTGCTGGACCAGGAGGAGCGCATGGGCGACGCCGCCGCGGACTGCGGGGGCGACGTGGGCGTGGGCGGGGCCTGGCTGGACGGGGACGACGAAAGCCTGCTCGCCCAGTGGCTGCTCCAGAGCGCGCCGCGCGTCGGACCGGACGTGTTAAGCGACGACTGGCCCACCGCGCCGCTCGGAGGGCTCGCGGTGGCGCCAGCCGGCGCGCGCGTAGATGCAGTCTCAGCGGCGGCGGCAGCGGCGGCGGGCCAGGCTGGGCCTGCCGCTGCTTTCCGGGAGAGACGGCCGCCCCACAGCACCCCCTGACCCCCCGCACCGGCTCTTCAGCGCCCCCGCCTCCGGCGCGCCAGGGGGCGCAGACCTCCTCGCGGCGGCTGCGGTGCTGCCGCCCTCGCCGCCTCGGGCCGCCGGATCCGCGCTACGCCGTGCGCCGATCCGCCCCGCGAGCCGCCGGCGGCGGCGCTCGCGCGCGCACATCTTGCGGCTAGCGGCAGTTGAGCGGCCCGGGTGCCCGGTCTTTGTCGCGGACGCGAGTCTGCGCATGCCTTCGGCGGCCGAGCTCGCCGGCCCCGCGCAGCTGCGCGGGGCCGGCGGCTACGGGAGCGTCGTTGTGCACGAGGCCGCCGGCGTGGCCGTAAAGACCTTTGCGAGTGCCGCCGACTTCGAGCACGAGCTGCTCGTGACGCTGCTCGCGGGCGAGTGCTCGCTACGCGCGCTGCGGCACGCGCGCGCCGACGCCATCATCCGGCCGTGCGGGTTCAGCCTGCGGCGCCGGCAGCTAGCCCTGCCCGCGTATGACGCGGACCTGGTGGCCTACGCGGAGGCGGCGGGGCGCGCCGTCCTGTCGCCCGCCGCACTGGCGGCGATCGAGCGCGCGTTCGTCGGACTCGGCCGCGCGGTCGTGTTTCTAAACGCGAGCTGCGGCCTCGCGCACCTGGACATCAAGGGCGGCAACATATTCGTTAACACCGCGGGCGCGCTCATCACGCGGGCGGTGCTCGGAGACTTCAGCTTGATGACGCTCACCGCGCAGTCGGCGCTGGCCGACGCGGAGTTTCTCGTGTCGACGGACGACGACAACGGCGATGGCGCGTCTGACGCCGTCGCCGGAGGGCGCCTGCGTTTGCGCCTGCCGCCCGACGCCCGGATGCCAGACCCTGAAATTGTTATGGGCCACTGCGCGACGCGGCCCTCGGAGATGCTCCTCGACTTCCTTAACCGGCACGGCCTTCGCGGGCGCCCCGAGCCGCTGCCCGCGGACCTGGGACTGGCCATCGACCTGTACGCGCTCGGCCACGCCTTGCTGGAGCTGGTGTTAACCGGCGCCCGCGAAACGCCCGAGGTCCAGTGTGCGCGGCGCCAGGGCGCGCTGCACATGAGCGCGCGCCGCGTGACCTGCGGGCTGGTCATCGGCATTCTGGCGCACCGGTGCGCGCTCCTCCCCTTGGTCTTCCCGGCAACCCCGCGCACGGCCGCGTGCGGCGTGCCGTGGGACGAGCCCGCGGTCGTGCGGGCGGCCATCGGCAACGTGGCGGTCCGCGCGGCCTTCGACCGCACTACCGAAGCGCACCGCGCGCGGTACACGGAGCGCGTGCGCGAAGCGCTCGCGGCGGCGCCTGTGCGCCGCGCGCTGGAGCTCGCCGCGCTCTTTTGCCACCCGAACCCGCGAGCGCGGCGCGCCGCGCTCGTGCTGTGGTCATGAGTCGGGCGCCGCTCGCGAAGCGGGCCCGCTTCGAGCTCGACAGCGCGCGCGCCGCGCTGGAGCGCTTGCCGGAAGGGCTTATGGAGAGCAGCATGGACGAGTTTCTGGCCGAGGCGGCGGGCGAAGGCGACGGCGACGACCCGGTCGTTTGCCGCGCGGCGTACGTCCGGCACGTGCTCGCCCGTGCGGGCGCGCCGCAGCTGGCCGCGGCGCGCGGCGCCCGGGGGCTTTTTCTCGCTGTCGAGGCCGCGACCCGCGGCCAGGCCGCCTGCGATCTGTGGTGGCTGCTCCGGCGGAGCCTGGCCACGGCCTCGTCGGTCCGCTGGGGCGCCGCCGGCCCGCGGCCGCTAGTGCGCCTGGGCCGCGGCGCGGCCGAAGAGCGCAACACGGCAGCCACAGCCTTCGGGCGCGATAACGAGCCCCTGGCGCGAGCGCTAGTGCGCGCCTGCTGCGTCCCGCCCGGCGACCTCCCGACGCCCGACGGGCTGGCGGACGGCGGGGGGCGCGCAGACGAGCTCGGGCCCGTGTTTGTGTTTGACACCGCGGCCGGGGCGGCGGCCGAAAGCGCGGCGGGGGCGGGCGCAGAGGCGCACACCTGCGGCCTCCTGATCGACCCGCGCACGGGGGCGCTTGGCGCCTCCATCGACATGCTGGTCTGCGACCGGGACGCGCGGGGCGAGCTGGCGCCGCATCCCACCCAGACCGCGTTGGGGGTCTTTGAGATTAAGTGCCGCGCCAAGTACGCGTTCGACCCCGACGACGGCGGCGCGACGGCGCGCGCGTACGCCGCCCTGTTGGCGGCGCGCAGCGCCGCGGCGCTGCGTGCCTTCCTGCGGTCCGTGCGCCGCCCCGGGGTGGAGCACTGCCCTCCCGACGGCTGCCCCGGCGCCGCGGAAGCGCTGGCGAGCTGCGCCGACGCCTGGGCGCCGCCCCCGCCTGCCGGCGCCGCACCGGCGCGGCGCTGCTCCGAGTTTGACTGGCGCCACCTGGCGCTGAACCGGAACGTGACGTCGCGCGTGTGGCTATTTAACGAGCCCGCCGCTCACTCGGGCGCTATTGGACTCGCCACGTGGGACACCGGCGAGGCGGCCCTCGAAGCGCCCCTGTTTGCCAACCCGCGGCACGCAAACTTCAAGCAGATCCTCGTACAGAGCTACGTCCTCGCGGGCCACTTCCCCGATCGCGCCGCGGCGCCGCATCTCGTCACTTTCATCGGCCGGCAGCGGCGCGCCCGCGAGCAGGGCCCGCTCGAAGTGCGCGCGGGGCCGGGGGCGGAGACGTGTACCGTACCGCGCGAAGGCGCCGTCCCCGTTCTGCTGATCGCCACGCCTGTGGTGGTCGACGGCGAGCTCGCGCGCGAGTCGCTAGAGCAGCCGGCCCGGGAAGCGTTTCGGGCGGCCGTCAAGGAGTCATGGGACAGGCGGCGTCGTGCAGCCGATGCCGCCGCAACCGCATCCTGACGCGCGCCGGGGACCTCGTGGCCCTGGACGCGGACGCCTTCGAGGACTTTAGCCTCGACGACCTGCAGGCCCTGACGACCGGGGCCGCCGCCGCGGGCTCCGGCTCCGGCGGCAGCGCGGCGGGCGCCAAGGACGGCGAGGAGTGCGACGACGACAATGGTGGCGGCTGGACCGCCGTCGTGACCACCGCCCCCCGGCGCGGACAGCGCCCTCCCACGAAACCGTACCGGCCGCAGCGCCGCGAGGTGTACTGAGCCGCCGCGGGGCTCGCCATAATAAACGCACGCAAAAATTACACGGAAACTGCGCTCTCGTGTGTTCATTGATATTTTATATTTTTTATTTGTCACGCAGGAGAGGGGGGGAAGGGGGGAGGGGAAAAAGGGGCCGCCGGTCTCAGCGGTAGGAGCGGCGGGCGGGGCGGGCGTTGGCCTCGTACACGGCCTCCTCGTCGTCGTCCTCGAAGTCGGCGGCGGCGCCGCGGTCCAGCAGCGCGGCGGCGTCGTCGGTGGCGCCGGCGACGAGCGGGACCAGGCCGCGGCCGCTGCGCGCCCGGGCGATGTAGCGCGCCGCCTGCTGCCGCGCGGCGCTCACGTGGCCGTAGAAGGCGCTGCCCTTGCGCCGGTGGTGCAGGCAGGCGCGCACCAGCCGCAGCACGAGCATGGCCACGGCCAGCAGGGCGACGCCGGCCAGCGCCAGCTTCACGGCCAGCGGCAGCCCGGGGGCCTGCGTGCGCACGACCCCCCGCAGCTGGTGGAAGTAGTCGTGCGCGGCGACCGCGATGCAGCTCGCGGCCACTAGCGTGCCGAAGGCGGGCCCGGGCAGCACTTGCGTGTAGCGCGACAGGACGAGCTCAGACAGCGTCAGGAGGAGCACGGCGGCGAGGCAGAAGACGGTTATGCCTGCGGCGACTGTCTGCGCTAGCGACAGCCCCAGCCCGGCGCCCAGCATCTGGCCGAGCATCAGGGGCGCGGCGCCGGTGATCAGCGCCAGCAGACCGCCGGCCAGGTTGATCATCACGGCGCGCCCGGGGCCCAGCAGGCGGTGGGCGCGCGGGCTCCGCTCGCGGAGTTCGCGCACGGCCTGCGCGTACTCCGCGCCGGACAGCCCAGCGGTGCAGAAGAGCCCGACGAAGGCGGCGGCGGCGCCGGCGTGCGCGAGGTAGGTGGCCGCGGCCAGGACGGCGATCTTGTGGGACAGCAGCAGCACGGCCGCCTGGAGCGTCCAGGCGGCTAGCGCGCCCAGCAGCAGCGCGCCCGGGGGCGTGGCGAGCGTCGCCAGCGCGTTCATATGATGCGCCGCCGCAGGGCCCCGGGGGCTTTCGCGCCGAATGATCACAGCGGCCGCGACGTCAAAGGCCGCGACGGCGAGCAGGAACAGGGCCGTGTACGCCGAGAAAGCCGCCGTGGTAGGCGCCTCCAGGAACAGCGCCGGGTGGCGCTCGCCGAGCTCCCGCCGCGCCCACGCGCCGCCGTCGGCCGAGAGGTTTCGCGCGCCGTAGTCGACCACGGCCGCGTAGAAGCAGGGGAGCCCCGCGCCCGGCGAGGCGGCGCCGATCAAGGTGACCAGCAGTAGCAGCGCCAGCGCGGCGAAGGCGCCGACCTGGGCGAGCCACAGGCGCCAGCTCGCGGCGCCAAGCCGCGCGGAGCCCGTCATGGCGGCGGCGCCGGGGCGGCCGCCGCCGCGGTGTGCGCTGAGGGTGCGGGTGCGGGCGCGAGCGCGTGCGGCGACGAGGGCGAGGAGGCGCGTTATGCGTCGAGCGCGTCGCTGGCGCGGATGTTATACGGCGCGGACTTGGGCGAGCGCGTTCGCCGGCGCCACCCCGCCGCCCGCGTGGAGCACCAATCGGGGCGCCCCGTCTCCCTGCCCTCCCCGCTCGCGGCGGACGCCAGGCGCGTGACCGTGGTCCGCGCGCCGATGGGCTCGGGCAAGACGACGGCCCTGCTGCGCTGGCTGGGCGAGGCGCTGGGGGCCGCCGCGGACGCGAGCGTCCTCGTGGTCTCCTGCCGGCGCAGCTTCACGCGCACGCTGCACGAGCGGCTCCGCGACGCGGGGCTGCCGGCCTTCGCGACGTACTTCGACGCGCGGAGCTACGTGATGACGGGCGCGGCCTACCGGCGGCTGCTGGTGCAGGTGGAAAGCTTGCACCGAGTGGACGAGGACCTGCTGGGCGACTACGATATACTGGTGCTGGACGAGGTCATGTCCACCCTGGCCCAGTTGTATTCGCCGACGATGGGGCGCTTGCACCGGGTCGACGCGCTGCTGCACCGGCTGCTGCGGCGGTGCCCGCGGATTGTGGCGATGGACGCGACGGCCAACGCACAGCTTGTGGACCTGCTGGCGGCCCTGCGCGGCGCGGGCAGCGTGCACGTGGTCATCTGCGACTACGCGGCAGCGGGCTTCTCGCGGCGGCGCTGCACCGTCGCGCGGCGGCTGGGCGCCCGCGCGCTGGCGGCGCGGCTCGGGGGGGACGACGGCGGCGCCGGGGATGACGACGGCGCCGCCTCCTTTTTTGCGCGGCTCCGCGGGCGCCTCGAGGCGGGCCACAACGTCTGCGTCTTCTCCTCGACGGTGCTCTTCTCGGAGCTCGCCGCGCGCTTCTGCCTCACCTTCACGCCCTCGGTGCTGGTGCTTAACTCCACGCGCCCCGCGGAGGGCGACGTCTCGCGCTGGCGCGACGTCCGCGTGCTGATCTACACGACGGTCATCACCGTCGGCCTCAGCTTCGACCACAGCTACTTCCACGCGATGTTCGCCTACGTCAAGCCCATGGGCCACGGCCCCGACATGGTCTCGGTGTACCAGTCGCTCGGGCGCATCCGCTCGCTCGTCGACGGCGAGCTGTGCGTGTACTTTGACAGCAGCGCCGCGCGCCCCGAGCCCGTGTTCACGCCCATGCTGCTGAACCACGTGGTGGCCGCGGACGGCGGCTGGCCCGCGACCTTTTCGGAGGTCACCGGCCTCCTCTGCTGCAGCTTCCGCGCGGCCTGCGCGCCCGCCTTCCGCGGCGCGCGCGGGCTCGCGCTGTTTCCGCGCTTCAAGTACAAGCACCTCTTCGAGCGCTGCACGCTGGCCAGCGCGAGCGACAGCCTCAACATCCTCCACGCGCTGCTGGAGAACAACCGCGTCGAGTTCCGGCTCGAGGGCTGCGCGGCGCTCACCGCCGCGGGCTTCTGCGCCTTCCTCGCGGACGTGCGCGCCGACGCCGCCGCGGCGGCGGCCGACCTGCGCGCGCTGGGCGCCGGCCTCCCGCCCTCGCTGTCGGCCGAGGGCCTGGCCGAGCACCCCGCCGTGGCCGCCTTTGCGGACAAATACCTGCGCGCGGGGGTCCCGCCCGCCGCGCTCGAGGAGCTGCTGCGCGCGCTCAGCGGGCCCGCGGCGCGTGCCCGCTTCGCGAACCTGGCCGTGCTCGGCGGCTGCCTGCGCGTGCCCGCCGCCGCTGAGAGCCTGGAGGTCTTCAAGGGCATCTACCGGCACTACGCCTCGGGCGAGGTGCCCGTGCTCACCGAGGCGGGCGCCGTCGAGACAGCGGCGCTGGCGCCCGGGCTCGCGCTAGAGGCCAACTGGCGGCTGTTCGGCGGCTGCGCCGCCATGGCCCGGGCGCTGGGCCTGCTGCGCGGCGGCGGGGCCGACGACGGCGTCGCGGACGCCGCGCACGGCCTCACGGAGCCGGCGATCGCCGAGCTCGTCGGGCCGCCCGGGGGGCGCGACTACGCGCAGTGCCTGCTGGAGATTGCCCGTTGCAACATCACGCCCGCCGGCGTGATGGCCCGCGGGCCCGTAGTCGCCGTTGCCGCGCGGCTCTCCGGGCGGGGGCCGGCGCAGGGGCGGGGCGTGGGGCTGGGCGCGGCCGCGCACGCGGTGAGCGTGTTCAAGGTGATATGGGAGGAGGTGTTCGGGGCCCGGCTGCAGAAGAGCACGCAGACTTTCCCAGGCGGCGCGCGCGTCAAGAACCTGCGCAAGCACGAGATCGTCGCCCTGCTGGACTCGGCCGGCGTTGACCGCGCCGGCCGCGCCACGCACCGCGAGCTGTACCGCCTGCTGATGAGCCACAAGGCGCGCTTCGCGAGCCCCAAGTACAGCCTGCGCCTCCCGAAGTGGAGCCGGCTCCTCGGCCTCGCCGCGCGCGCCCCCGAGCCCGGGCCCGACGCGCCCCCCGAGGCCTCGCTGGAAGCGGCGCTTGCGCGCGTCCCCGCCTTGCATTGGCCCCGCGCTGCGGGGGCGGTAGACTTTTGCGCGCTCTGAAACGCGCGCCGGCCCGCGCCCTGTTTGCCCTTCCCCCGTCCACCCCCGCTGCCACCGCTCTCTCTCGCCACCCTCCCCCCTCTTTCCCGCGCGCGCCATGCCCGTCTCGTACAGCACCGGCTGCATCTGCGGGGTCTCGCTGTACTCGGCGTGGGCCGCGGGCCCCGACCGCGCGCGCGTGCTCCTCGCCCTGCTCTGCCGGCGGGGCGACGGCGGCTGCGACGCCGTGTTCGCCCTGGTCGACGTGCTCGCGCGCAGCGTGAACGCGCTCGCGCGCGGCGCGCGGGACGTGACGGCCGCGCGGTTGGAGGACCTCGCGCGCGCCGCCGCCGCTCCCCGGACGCTGCCGCTGGCTACGCTCGGCCACGCCGCGACGTGGAAGGCCCTGTACGTGAGCGCCCTGGTGGCGCTGCGCGCGCGGATCGGGCCCTTCCGCTTCTACCGGGAGACGCGCCTCGGGGTGGACGACGCCAGCGGGCTGCTGGTGTCCGCCGAGGAGGCCCCCGACGCCGCCGACGCGGCGCCGCGGGCGGCCGTGCTGCGCTCGGCGCTGCGGCTGGCCGTCGAGGAGGACGCGGTGCGCGCGGCGGCCGCGGCCGCCCCCGCAGGGGGCGGCTCCCTCGCGCGCGCGCGGCTCTGCGCCATGCGCGACGGGCACGCCAACTTCGCCGCGCCCGGGAACGCCGTCGAGTTCGAGCTGACCACGAAGACAGCCCGCTTCTACCGGAGCTTCGCCGACATCGCCCAGCCCCCGCGCAAGCGGGCCGGGCGCCTGTCGGACGTGTTCGCCCACCGGGAGTACCGCGTGTGCACGGGGGGCGGCGCCGCCCCGACGGTTGTGCGCGCGCTGGTGCCCGTCGGCTTCGACTGCGTCGTCGCCGACGCGCGCGCCTTCTCCCCGGTGGCCGCCATGCTCGTGCTCGCACAGTGGCACGCGGCGCTCTTCGCCGGCGGGCCGGCGCAGGTCCTCGGCTTTCTGGGGCCCCAGCTGAGCCCCGGCGGCGAGGAGCGCGACTACTGCTTCCTGCTGGGCTTTCCGGGCGTCCCGCTGGTGGTCTCGGCCGCCGACGCCGGCGCTGTGCGCGACGACCTGGACGCGCACGTCCTCACGGACGGGCTCTGGCCCGCCTTCGGCGTGCACGCGTACCACGCGCTCGGCCCGTGGGACTTTCTGGACAGCGCCGCCGTCGCGGGGCTGGACCGCCGCATCGCGGCGGCGCGGCGCGCGCTGCCGGCGGGCGGCGGCAGCGGCGACGGCGCGGACTGGCCCGCGGGCCGCGTGAGCACCATCCTGGACAGCCCCGCGTGCGTGCGCGGGCTCTGGCTGGCCAAGTTCGACTTCTCGGCCTTCTTCCCCACCCTGTACGCCCACCTCGTTCCCGAGCACGCGCGCCTGGCGCGCGCCATCCGCGCGCGCCGCGACGGGCGCCCGGGGCTCAAGCCCTCGCTCCTGACCTTCTTCGGCGGGCTGCGGCACGTGCACGCGCCGGCGTACGAGGCCGTCGTCGCGCTAGCGAATGCCGTGGCGGCCGCCGTGGAGCGCGCGGCCAACGCGCGGAACTTCGCCGTGTGCACGTACGTCAAGGACGGCTTCTGGGGCGCCTTCGGGGACGCAGTGCCCGGGGCCGTGTCGCGCGAGGCCGCGCTCGCAGCAGCGCTCGCGCTGCGGGACGACTGCCAGCGCGCAGCGGAGGCGGTGCTGCGCGACGCCGGGCTGCGCCCCGCGGAGGGCGCCGAGCTGCACCTGCGCTTCGAGGGCCTGTTCACGCACGCCGTCTCGTGGTCGGTCAACAAGTACTGGCTCTGGGACGCCACCGTCGGCGACGGGGCCGGCGCCGAGAGCGAGCACTTCGTCGGGTTCCCCTGCCGGACCGAGTTTGGGCGCATGGCCAAGCGCAGCCTCGCGGGGCTACTGCGGCGCGCCGTTGCCCGGCCAGAGCGCCCCGGGGACACGGTCGCGGCCGCCGCCGCGGCCTGCGACGCGCTCGTCCACGCGGCCTTCGAGCGGCGCGGCGACGTGCGCTTTTGGAGCGCGACTGCGCCCATCGGCGACTGGGGCGCAGTGCCGCGCTCGGCGTTCTCGGGCGGCGACCTGCTGGACGCGGACCACGGCCCCCGGCCGTACGTGCTCGTGTCCGGCCACGAGGCGGCGCCCTTCCCGCTGCCCTGGACCCTCTACCGCGCCCCCGTCCTGCTCCCGGACATCGCCTGCCGCGCACACATGGCGCCCGTGCTGCAAGAGCTGGCGCGCATGCTCAACGGCGCCCTGGCGGCCCTCGCGCGCGGCGGGGACGGCGAGGGCGAGGACGACGGCGAGCCGCCAACAGAGTTCGAGTACGACCTGGCCGATTTCGATTTTTTATTCGCGTGATGGATAGGGGGGGTAGATAGGGAAAACATACAATAAAGAAAAAATACACGGACGACTCAGTCGTACGGCACGAACATCTTGTCTGGCGTCAGTTTGTCGGAGATGCGCGTCCACCAGTGGTACACTGCGTCGCGGAACCCCTGCGCGGCGAGGGGCCCGTTCAGCAGCCCGGGGCGCGCGTTGATCACGCCCGCTGGGCACTGCTCCGGCGCGGGCCCGCCGCGCCGCGCCGCGCCGCCGGTGTGGTAGATCGCCGTGATCACCGACGGGGGGTTGCCGGCCGCCAGCAGCAGCCGGGCAACAGCGTAGTGCGGCAGCACGAGCCGGCTGTCGAAGGGGCTGTAGCCGGCCATGCACATGGCCGTGTTCAGCACGCGCGTGGCGCCCACGTAGAGCAGCTGGCTCATCTTGCGCGCGGGCGGCGGGCGCAGGCGCCGCAGCAGGCACGACAGCTGCACGAACAGGGCGGCCCCGACGCGCTCCTCGCTGCAGCCCTCCAGGAACATCTGCACGACGCAGAGGGCGAAGTCCTCGCAGGTCTCGGGGCGGTACAAGGCCAGCCGGTACGGCAGCACGGCGGCGGGCACGGTGGTGGCGAAGACCAAGTCCTCCATGGCGGTGAGCACCGCGAAGGCGAAGCCCCGGAAGGCCGGCATGGCCTCACACTCGGCGCGGTACGCGTCGCAGGTCACTTCCTCGGCGCGGCCGTCGAGCGTCAGCATCAGCGCGCCCGTGCCCGGCTCCACGCGCAGGCGCGTGACGGACGACGACGTGAAAGTGGGCGGCCCCGCCAGGATTTCGCGGACCTCGCAGAGGAAGCGCGGGACCGCGTTCCACACGAGGTCATCGAGCACCTGTGGCGGCCCGCCCGGGCCCTCGCGCGCGTCCCGCAGCAGGCTCTCCAGCGCCGAACTCTCCTCGGCGGCTGGGCCCGGCGTGGGTCCGTCGTACGCCCCGGCCATCCCCGCGGCGCTCGCGGCGGCGCTCTTCCTCGCGGCTGCGGCTGCGGCTGCGGCTGCGGCTGCGGCTGCGGCTGCGGCTGCGGCTGCGGCTGCGGCTGCGGCTGCGGCTGCGGCTCCCGCTCCGCTCCCGGGTCGCGCGCAGCTCGGGGCCCAGCTGCAGCGCCCTGCGCGCGTCAGCCGTGAAGATCGCCGCGAGCTCCGCGAGGTACGTCTCCAGGCGCGTTTTTTTAAACACCGCCCCGCAGAGCTCCTCCTCCGACCTGCACGCCTCCTGGTGCGCGATCAGGAAGCCGAAGCGCCGGACGCGCAGCACGGAGAAAAAATACGGCGCCAGGATCAGGGAGATGGAGCTGTTCGAGTACACGACCGACACCTCCTGGCCCTGGTTGTTGGCCGTCCGGGCCAGCTTGAAGCAGCGCAGCAGCTCCTGCTCCCACAGCCGCGAGAGCCGCTCCACGTCGTCGGCGTACGCGGGGACGTACCGCGACTGGAAGCTGTTAGCGATGTAGGCGTCCGGGCCCATGAGCCCGGATATGTCGATGACCTCGTGCCCCAGCCCCCCGTCTGCGGCGCCCGCGGGCAGCGGCCCTGGCCCGCCGCTGGCGGCGGGCCCCGCCCCCCCGCGCGCCGCGGCGTCGGCCGCGCGCTGGGCGGCCAGCAGCGCGCGCTCCCGGGCCGCCTGCAGCTCGCGCTCGCTGGCGCGGAGCTTGTCGGCCAGGTCGCGGTTGGCGCCCTTCAGCGACTCGATGGTCTTGAAGAGGTTGCTGACGTAGCCCTCCAGCATCCCGTTGATGCTGTGCACCACGGACGCCCGGAAGGCGTCCTGGATCTGCTGCCCGCCCGCGGCCGCCGCGCGGCGGCCGCCCGCCGCGCCGAAGCCGGGCTGGGAGGTGTCCACGTCCGAGACGTCGAAGAGCCCGGCGGCCGTGTCGTCCAGGTACGAGCGCACGGTCTCCGAGATGTCGCCGATGTGCCGCATGCCCTTCATGTTAACGATGAGCTTGATCAGCCGCGCCGCCGAGGACGACGCGGCCGCGTCCTCGCCCTCGCCGAGCAGCTTCTCCACGGAGGGCGCGCCCGGCGCCCCCTCACCCGCGGCGCCCTCCGCGCGCCGCCCCACGAGCACCTTCAGGGGCACGGTGTTGAGCAGCTGGCAGAGCCGCGCGTGCTCGCGCAGCGCGTGGCAGGCCAGGACCTCGCCGTGGAGCCGCTGCATGGGCGACTCGAAGAGCACGTCACCGCCGCGCCACACGGGCGCCCACAGCACGAAGCACTCGCCCTCCTCGCCGGAGACGGCGTCGCGCACGGCGAAGCGCCGCTCGCGGAAGTTGTAGAGGATCTCAGTGCGGTCGTAGTCGAGGACGGTCACGGCGCTGGCGCAGCGCAGGAGGTCCGCCGCGAAGGCCTCGCACTCCGCCAGCACCCGCCCGGCGACGTCCAGGCGCCGAGCCAGCTCCCCGCCGGCGGCGGAGGCCGCCCCCGGCGCCTGGACGGTGCCGGCACCGCGAGGCCGATGCCGCCGCAGCGGCACCAGCCCCAGGCACACGAGCCAGTCTACGTACCGGGCGAAGCTGGCCGGGCTGCCGGCGCCCCCCGCGGGAAAGGCGGCCGCGACGCCCCGAACGCACTCAACGAGCGACATCTGCAGCGTGCGCCTCCAGGTATCAAACACGTGCTCCGCGAGCCGCACCACCTCTGCCTCGCCGGCGGCGCCGTATCGCGCCGCGATGTCGGCGGCGCGCAGGCCGCGCGCGCGTGTGTAGGCGCGCCAATCCCGCGCCACGTCCTCGTAGCGCGCGGCGTTTAGCGTTGTGCTTAGGATGGTGGCTTGCACTTGCCGGATCACGGTCTCCGTGCAGCGCACGGCGCTGTACACGCCCTGGCCCTCGGTGTAGCCCAGCTCCCCCAGCAGGATCTCCTTGAAGAGCCGCGTGCGCGGCGTCGGGTGGATCCGCACCCACTCGCCCGGCGGCCCCGGAGCGCCCGGGTCACGTGCCGAGCCGGCCAAGTTTAAGGCGCGCTCGGACACGACGCGCTCGCACTCTGCCATCGCCCAGGTGCTCCGGCCGGCGCGGCCGCGGACGTCTGCACGCTCGGTTATGGAGCGCGAGGCCTTTTCAGCCGAGGTCTTCCTGAATTTCACTTCCATGCACGAGATACAGCCAATCGTCAAGCGGATCCGGCAGCTGGCGGCCGCGCGGCTGCCGGCGGCGGCCCGGCCGCCGCTTGGCTGGTTCCGCGCGGCCGCGGCGGCCGAGTCCCCGCTGGACTTTGCGCCGCGCGAGCTGCCTTTTGCCGCGTACCTTATCACGGGGAACGCGGGCTCGGGCAAGAGCACCTGCATCCAAACCCTCAGCGAGACGCTCGACTGCGTGATCACGGGCGCGACGCGCGTCGCCGCGCAAAACGTCTACCTAAAGCTAGCCGCCGCCTACCACAGCCGTCACATCAACACCATCTTCCAAGAGTTTGGCTTCCGCGCCAACCACGTGCAGGCGCAGCTGGGCCGGCACCAGTACGTTTGCGCGGCCAGCCCGCCCAGCATCCAGGACGTGCAGTTCCGCGACCTCGTGTACTACTGGGAGGTGCTGGGCGACATCTCGCGGCGGCTGCTGGGCGCGGCCGCCTCGCGCGGGCAGTTCGAGGCGCTGCGCGCGGCGGAGCTCGCGGCGGGGCGCCCGCGCGGCGCCGTGGAGCGGCTCGCGCCCTGCGTCCACGGCTCGCTTCCGGCGTTCGCGCGTAGCAACGTGATTGTCATCGACGAGGCCGGGCTGCTGGGCCGGCACATCCTCACCGCGGTCGTTTACTGCTGGTGGCTCATCAATGCGGCGCACGATTCGGCGCAGTACCGCGACGGGGCCATGCCCGTCGTGGTCTGCGTGGGTTCGCCCACGCAGACCGACTCTCTCGAGTCCACCTTCGAGCACCACAAGCTAAAGTGCCGCGTGCGCTCCAGCGAGAATGTCCTCACCTGCCTTATCACCAACCCCACGCTGCGCGAGTACGCCGCGATCCCGCACAATTGGACCATTTTCATTAACAACAAGCGCTGCCAGGAGTACGAGTTCGGCGAGCTGCTCAAAACACTCGAGTACGGCCTGCCCGTGACGGAAGAGCACCTCGCGCTCGTGGACAAGTTTGTCGTGCCAGACGCCTTCATTAACAACCCCGCGAACCTGCAGGGCTGGACGCGGCTCTACTCTTCACACCGCGAGGTGAGCGCCTACATGAGCCGCCTCCACGCGCACCTCAAGGTCGCCGAGGGCCGCAGCCGCTTTGTGGTCTTTACGCTACCCGTATACACCTTTGTCAACATCCACACCTTCGAGGACTACCGCACCGCCACGGGCCAGCCGGGGCTGGGGGTGGAAAAATGGCTGCAGGCCAACTCGGGCCGCATTACCAACTACTCGCAGAGCCGCGACCAGGACGCCAGTCCACCGCACTGCGAAGTGTGCTCGGCCAAGGGACTCGTCGTGGCGCGCTCGGACGTAACTTACGTGCTCAACAGCCAGGTGACGGTCACCACGAGGCTCAAGAAGCTGGTTTTCGGATTCAGCGGCACCTTTGCCGACTTTATCGCCGTGCTGCGCGACGACGGGTTCGTCAGGGCGCAGAGCGAGACCTCGGTGGAGTACGCGTATCAGTTTCTGGCCGCGCTGCTCTTTGGGGGCATGATCGCCTTTTACAACTTTTTGCGCACGCCCGGCCTGGACCCGGGCCGCGTGGACGAAGCCTACCGGCGGCTGGCGCGCGCCACGCAGGAAGCGCTCGGGCCCGCCGCGGACGACGCGGTCGACTGGCGGGGGCTGGCGGCGGACCGCGCCGCCGGCTCTGAGGCCGGCGCCGGGGACAACGACGACGACCTCGTCTTCGCGGCCCTGGACGAGGGGACCCTCGACTTGCTCTACTGCAACTACGAGTTCCAGCGCCCTACGTCCGCCCACGAAATCTACGCACAGTTTCTGCTACTGAAGAACTTGTTCGCTGCGCGCTTTGACGTCTGTCGAACCCTGTTCGGGGCGGCCTTCGCGGACGCGCCCTTCGAGGCTTACGTGGACAACCTTAGCTTCAAAGGCTGCGAGGTGTTCACCGGGAGCCTGCGCGGCGGGCTGGTCTCCATGGCACTGCAGACCGACACATACACGCTGATGGGCTACGCCCACGCGCCCCCCTCGCTGCTTTCGGAGGAGCCCGGCCGGCGCCGGCTCCCCGACGGCGTCGCGGAGCTGCTGTCGACGCTGGACGTGCCCAACATCGTGGTCCGCGACCAGCGCGGCTTCGTGTCCGTGCTGCACACGAACGTCAGCGAGTTCGTGGAGGCGCTGGACGACAGGGAGCTCGAAATGGCCGTCAGCGTCGACTACGGCATCAGCTCGAAGCTGGCCATGACCATCGCCCGCTCCCAGGGCCTGAGCCTCGACAAGGTCGCCGTGTGCTTCGCGCGCGGGAACCTGCGGCTCAACGCCGTGTACGTGGCCCTGTCGCGCAGCGTGTCCTCCCGCTTCCTCCGGATGAACCTCAACCCGCTGCGCGAGCCCCACGAGCGGGACACGATGATCAGCGAGCATATATTAGCCGCCCTCCGCGACGAGAACGTCCACATCGTCTACTGAGCCCCGCCGCGGCCGCCGCCATGGCGCTCACGGCCCCCGGGCCAGAGACGACGACGCTCATCGCGTACTCGCTGTACGAAATAAAGATGGCCCCCCTGTGGGCCCTGCCCCACTGCGAGCAGGTGGTGTGTGAGTGCGGCGCGGGCGACCGCTCGGTGTCGGTGTGCGGCGGGCTGGCGTGCGACGCGCTGCCAGCGGGGACCCTCGTGCTCCAGCACGGGCCCGTCGCCACGCTGGTCGCGGTCGACTGCGGGCCCGAGTTCTGCTCGTACGCCTTCACGCACGCCGGCGGCGCGCGCAACCCGCTGAGCCTGCGCGAGGGCTCCGTGTTCGCGGTCCCCTTCGACGGGTGGGTGGCGACGGACCGCGCGCGCCAGCTGCACAGCCGCGCGCGCGGCCTGCTGGCCGTGTGCCTGGGCGCCCGGCGGGACATCCACGTCACCATCACCGTGTACGGCCAGAGCCTGGCGCCGGCGGCCGCGCCGCCCCCCGGCGACGTCCTCGAGGCCATCCTGCAGGAGGCCGAGATCCGCGACTGGGGCACCCGCCCCCCAAACCCCCTCCCCTGCGGCGAGGAACGAGACTGAGCCGGTCAATAAACTCGTGTGCGCAATTACGCTTTATTGAAACGTGCGGTGCTCTGGGAGGGTCTGCGCGACGGGGGCGGCGGGGGCGCGCGGCGCTCGGCGCTGGGGAGGGAGAGGGGGACAGACCGCCGCGCGCGCGCGGGGCTGGCGGCCGCGTAGAGGCGCGCGGCCCGGGCCTCTTCGGGCGAGGGGCGATCATCGTCCGCGGCGGGCCCGTTGGGGCGCCGCGCCGCGCGGAGGCTCGGGGCCCTGCGGACGCGCCGGGGGACGGGGTGGCCGCTGGGGCTCGGGTCGCCGCCAGGGCCGCCCTCCCCGGCCGCCGATGAGGCGGCTGCCGCCGCGCGCAGCTTGGCCGCGGCGGCGCGGTTGGACGCGAGGAACCGCGTGTAGTCCGCCACCGTGGCCACCCGGGCCTCCCCGAAGACCTCGCTGGAGACCTCGCCGGAGACCTCGCCGGCGCGCGCGAGGGCCATGGCGGCTACCGGTGCGGCTGCTCGCCGGGGCGCGAGTCGGGCCCGAGCGCGTTGTCGCGGTGTATATACACCGGGCCGGCGGCAGAAAACTCGTACACGTACACCGGGACCGCGGGGCGTGTGCCGCCGTCCGAGGAGCGGGTGTAGTACTTTCGCGGCTTCCGCGACCGGATCACCGCGTGGAGCTGCTCGCGGACGCTCTGCGCGTGGGCGCGCTGGCACAGCAGAAACATCTGCAGGCTCTTGTTGCTGCGCAGCCCGCGCGCCGCGGCCCGCCCGGCCGCCGGCTTGGCGCGCGGGCCGCGCGCGCCGGAGAAGGACGACGTCTTCGTGCACGCGATGGTGTACTTGGCCAGCGTGCGCTTGAGGTCCTTCCGGATCGTGTCCGTGAGCTGGCGCCGCCCGAGCTCGTCGATGGAGGAGACCATGAACAGGGTGTCGAAAGCCACGCAGTCCGGGTCCGGCTCTGGCGCGGGCCCGGGCTCTGCGGGCGCTGGGGGCGCGGGCCTGGCCGGCTTGGGCCCGGCCAGCGCGAGACTGGCGGGCCCGGGCCCGCACCCGCCGCTTTCACCGTCACCGTCGGCGGCGGGCTCGGCCGCGGCCAACACCCGCCAGCCGCGGGCCGCCAGCAGGGAGAGGATTGGCTCAACCCGCCGCATGGCCGCGCGCCGGCGCTGTGCCCGGCGCGCGCAGCCAGCGCGCGCCTTATACGACGCTCCAGTCGACGCCGCCGCGGCCGTGCTGCTCCAGGAACGCGTTGGCCTCGGCAAAGTGCGTGCAGGTGACGAAGGGCGCCCGCGACAGCGGCGAGGGGTGGCTGTGCGTCAGCACGAGGTGCCGCTTCCCGGCCGCCCCAAAGGCCCGCTGGGCGTGCGCGCCCCAGAGCATGAACACCATCGGGCCGCCCTGCGCGCTCAGGCGGGCCAGCACCGCGTGCACCAGCCGCCCCCAGCCCAGGCTGGCGTGCGAGCCCGGCGCCCCGCTCCGCACGGTGAGCGAGGTGTTGAGCAGCAGCACGCCGCGGCGCGCCCAGGCCTCCAGGCAGCCGTGCTGCGGCCGCGGGGTCCCGGGGAAGTTCTTCTGCACGGCCGCGTAGATGTTCTGGAGGCTGGGCGGGATCGGAACGCCGCGGTTCACGCTGAAGGCCAGGCCGTGGGCCTGCCCGTGGCTGTGGTAGGGGTCCTGGCCCAGGATGACGACCTTGACGTCCTCGGGCGCCGCGTAGCGCGTCCACGCGAAGACGTCCGACTTCGGGGGCAGCACCCGCTCGACGCGGCTCCGGCGCTCGTACTCGCGCAGCGCGTGGCGCGCGTAGGGCATGGCCAGCTCGGGCTCCAGCACGCGCCGCCAGGCGTCGGGGACGCCGAAGTCGGCGGCGAAGGCGCTCCAGGTGACGGCGCGCTGGTCCTCCAGCGTCGTCACGCACGCGGGGAGTCCGTTGGGGCGCCGGCGCTTGGGCGGCGCGGCGCCCGCGGGGGGCGACGGGGGGCTCCGGCGGGCCGAGGGCTTGGGGGACGAAGGCGCCGGGGCCGAAGACTCCGGAGCCGAGGGCTCGGGGGCCAAGGCCAAGGGCTTGGGGGCGCCGCTAGGCGTAGAGGCCATCACCGGAGCTGCAGGGACCGGCCGTGTGGTACCGGGGCGGCAGGACGCACCCCGGTGGCGGCGGCGGGAGCGGCGCGCGGACCTCGTGCGGCAGGCCGAAGGCGTTCTCAAGGACCTGGACGGCCAAGTCCCGATACGCCGGGGTGCCGGCGAGCACCCGCCTTATATCTTCGGCGAGCCCGCGCGCCACGGCGTAGGGGTTGGCCCAGTACGCCCTTTTGGTGTCCGCGTACCACAGCGCCGCCTCGGGCGGCGAGCACCGCCCGCGGATAAAGATGCCTGCCAGCTCCAGGACCGCGTCCTCGTGCGGGGGGCGATCCGCGAGCAACAGGTCGCCGCGGCACGGCTCGGCCAGGATGGTCTCCGCGCTGTCCACGCGCCGCGCCGCGCAAGCCCGCGGGAGCCACAGTAGCGCCGCCAGCAGCGCCGCCAGCAGCGCCCAGGCGCAAGCGCGCGCGAGCGCTGGTGCCATGCCACTCGGTGCCACGGCCGGCGCGCAGAGAGTACAGCCGCGCGGACTCGCGTGCGATGTATATATACGTGCCTATCACCGCTCGCGGGACCGGGGGCAGGCGGTTGGGCGTTTCCCGCCCCCGCAAACTGGCCCCGCGCAGCCCGCGGGCTCCGGCTGGAGCCCGCACCGAGCTCTGCGCCGCGCGGCGGGCCTTGCGCCAGCGCAGGGCCCCGGAGTACGTCCCGGGCCCAGCGCGGGGTCGCGCCTTGGCGAGGAAGGGCGCGGGCCAGCGTGCGGGGCGGGCGGAGCGCGGGCTAGCCCCCGGGCGCCGGCACCGCATACCGGGGCACGTAGCGCCGGCCGGCGCAAAGTCTCGGCGCAACGCACGGGCCGGCGTGCAGGGGCGCCAGCTGGCCTGGGTAGCTGACCGCCGCGGTCCCGGGTAGGGCCGGCGGTCAGCGCGGGGGGCCGAGGGACTTCAGCACCGCCCCAGCGTTCGACCCTGGCCCCAAGCCCGCGCGCCGGCTTCGCGCCGTTTGTGCGCCGGGGCGCAGGAGCGCTGCCCCCCCCCGGTGGCCGCGGCGGGCCCCCGCTCAGCTCGGCTAGGCTCGCCCCGCCCTGCCTTATTGCCAAGTTTGTGTCCATTAGCTAAAGTACATCCAGCCATAATCGATGTGTCTGAGAGGGCAATAAAAACACACTCAGACGCTCTGCACTTAGCTCTCGAGTGAATGTCTGGCCGCCTGCCCCATCCCGCTATGTGGGCCAGGGCCGGCAGACTGGGGCCCGTGCCAGATCCGCTCCCCCCTCCGCGGCAGTCTCTGCTAGCTGGCGGAGTCCCAAAGTGCTGGCTGTGGCCTAGTTTCCCGGTCCCGGCCGCGCCCGCACTTGTTTTCACATTAATATTTCAGAGTTTAATATTACAGACAGACAGAGAGCCGGATAATTACAAGTATCAGTTTTTATTAAGCGCGCATGCGCTGCCGGCGGCATAAAAGCCCCGCGCATGCGCGAGCAGTTACTTTTGGTTTGGGGATGACAGCGGCGGTCGCGGCCCGAGAGTTAAGTATGCAGGCTGGGGGTCGCAAATACGCGGTGGTGTGGCGCGGTGGGCTGCGGGTCGCGGGGTAGGGGCGGGGAAGAGCCTTGGCCGCGGCGATTACCGCCGCCAGGAGCCGCCGCCGCTACAGCGGCCGAGCGGCCTGGCCGGGCTCGGGCCTGGGCGCCCGCTGGGCTGCGGCGCTGGGGCCGCGCTGCCGCGGCGGGGGTCTTTAGGAGGCGTTCTCGCACCCAGGCGGCCACCTCCATTTCGGTGCGCCGCCTTTTCTGCGCCGAGCTCTCGGGGCCGGGGTCCAGGCCGTCCCGCGCCATGGCGCCCGCGGGCCTCCTGTCTCGGCCCGAGCCGCCTTCGCGGCTGGCTTCGGCCCAGGTGGCCTCGGCCGGGGCCGCCACCGAGCCCCCGGCCCACCGGGGCTCGCCGGCGGGGGTGCGGCCGGCAGGGAGCGGGAGCGGGGCTGGGGCTGGGGCTGGGGCTTGGGCAGAAACGGCTGCCGCGGCGGGGCCGGGCGCTGGGGTCCGGGCGATGGAGGATAGCGCGGCGGCTGCTGCCGCCGCCGCCACCGTTGCTGCTGTTGTTGCCGCCGATGCCGCTGCCAGCGGGGCAAGGGCGGGTGCCGCGGCAGGGACCCCGGGACGCGCGCGCGCCGCGCCTAGACCCGCGGGGCGGGCGGGCGCTTCTGCCGTCAGATCTATCGTGGAGATGGGCGCGGGGGCGGGGGTCGGGGCCAGGGCGCGATCTACCTCTGTCCTTCTCCGGCGGGCTTGCACACGGGGAGGCCCGGCCTCCCCGAGCAGCCCGGCCCGGCGCTCTTCTCGTCCTCCCTCACCGCCCGTCACCACCACTGCCTCCCATCCCGCCGCCTCTCCTCCTGCCGGGTCCCCTCCAGCCGCCACTCCCGGCAAGCCTGCTCCTCCTCTCCCCTCTTCTCTGCGCTCGGGTCCGCATGCGCGTGCTTGCGCCGCGGGGGCGGGGTGCGACGCCGCCGGCGGCTGGGGGGCTCGCCGCTCACCGCGGCTCCGAGGGCGAGGGGGCGCGGAGACCGCCGCCGCGCGGCCGCCGTTAGGGCGGCGCGCCAGCGACCGAGACGCCGGCCGCACCGCAGGTGTTTGTCGACCTCTAGTGCTGACATACTGTCTCTCTCCAGGCCGCCGGGCCCGGGTCGCGCCGGCCGCCCCCCGCGTGCGCCGCGCCCCGACCTCCGCGTCCGACTCCGACTCCGACTCCGTGTCGTCGATGGCGGTCAGGTCGGAGGTGCTGAGCCCCGACGACGACTCCTCCGACTCCGACCAGGAGTCCTCGTCCTCCTCCTCCTCCGAGCCCTCCGAGTCCGAGTCCGAGTCCGAGGTGTCGAGAAACACCACCCCGCGGCCGCCAGGGGGCGCCGACCGCTGAGGCTCGAGGTGCGAGGGGCCCACCGTCACGCAGCGCGCTGCCACAAACAGCAGGCTGCGCACGAACGCGGGGGCCTCCTCGCCTATCAGGGGCTCCAGCGCGTCGGCCAGGCCGTCGTCGTCGAAGCCGCACTCGGCCAGCATCGCCATCACGTAGTCAGTCATGGTCGCGAGCTCGCGGGCCGTCACGGCGAAGGTGCCCACCAGAGCGCCCTCGACCCACTCCAGCACCCGCCGCAGGTACGGGGCCCCCGGCCCGTGCCCCGGCGCGTTCGGCAGCAGGGGCAGGCGCGGGCCGCGCGCCACCCGGTCGATAAACTCCTGCGCCGCGTCTGCGCGCGGCGCCGCGCGGCGCCCGGCCCCGTCGGCCGCCCCGGCCCCTTGGGGCCCCTCGGCCTCCCCGTCGGTCTCGCTCCCGGCGTCCCCGCCGGCCGCCGTGAGGTCTACGGGCCCGGCGTCGTAGTCTTCGCCCCAGATGACGGCCGCGTCTGCGTCCGCGTCCGACGCGCCGTCTGCCTCCGGCCCTCCCCACACAGGGATCTCCTCGAAGCACTCGTCCGAGGCGACGCTGTGGATGAGAGACCGCACGGGCGCCTTGCACAGCGGGCAGGTTGGGCGCCCCTCCAGCCAGCGGCGGATGCAGGCCAGGCAGAAGGCGTGCAGGCAGGGCAGCGCGCGCGCCGCGCCGGTGATCACGTCGAGGCAGATGCAGCAGGAGCCCAGCTCCGGGGCGGCGGCGGCGGCGGCAGAAGGTCCAGCGACAGGCGGCGCCATCCTGCTGGGCGACACAGAGAGACGCGGCCCCGCTTTATACGCGCGCCCCGGTGACGCGCCGGAGGCGGGCGGCGGGGGGCCCTCCCGGCCCGCCCAGCGCCAGGGGGCCCGCGCCCCCCGGCCGCCCAAAGACAAGCCCGCCGCCCGCGCGGGGCCCAGCGCTCGCCGCGGGCCCCGCGAGCGGGCCCGGCCCCGGCGCCGCGCGAGGGGCAGGCCCCCACCGCCCCTCGTGCAGCGGGCCCCGCGCGACCCCGGGGGGGTGTTTTTTGGGGGGGGGCCGAAATCGGCGCGCGCGGGGGCGGGGTGCGGGGCGCGCCCCCGGGCCCCGCCGCCCGCGCCGGCGCCGCCCCTGGTGCTCGCGGGGCTGGCAGGGCTGGCGGAGTTGGCGGGGCTGGCGCCCCTGGTGCTCCCGGGGCCAGCGGTGCCGCCGCCGCCCCTGGTGCTCGCGGGCCCCGCGAGCGGGCCCGGCTGCGGCGGCGGCTGCGGCGGCGGCTGCGGCGGCGGCTGCGGCGGCGGCTGCGGCGGCGGCTGCGGCGGCGGCTGCGGCGGCGGCTGCGGCGGCCCGCAGCCCGGCGCGGCCCGGCGGCGGTGGCGGCGGTGGCGGCGGCGGCGGCGGCGGCGGCAGCGGTCCTGGTCCCGCGACGGGGTGCCCACGGACCGGGACGGGGACGGGGGCCGCGACGGCCGGCGGGATGGCGCGGGGAGGAGAGGAGGGAGGGGGAGGGAGAGGGGGGGAGGGCGCGGGCGGGCGGGGGGCAGGGCGGACGGCGGCTCGGCCGCCGCGCGGTGACACTACGCTCCTCCCCCCTCCCCCTCTGTTCGCGGAGGGCGAGTGCCCGACGCAGGGGATGTGGCGGCGGCCGCCAGCGCCGCGTCCCCGGCGCCGAGTCCTGGCCCTCCGCGGACGCTCCGCATCGGCGCCCCCCTCCCCCCTTCCCCGGTCGGCCCCCTCCTCCGCGGTCCCTCCTCTCCCGCCTCCCGTTTCCCTCCCCTCCCCTCCCCGCCCCCCCCCCGCGCCGCCGCCCCCCACGCGCGCCCCTTCCCTCCCGATGGAGAGAACCCCCCAAAAAAGGACGAGGAAGAAGCAGAGGTCGCGCTCAGACAGTGTGTTGCGGACTCGTTTTTATTGCACCAGTTTTCCTTTGCCCCCCCAGCCGGGCCTCCCTCTCCTCCCTCCGAGCCCGTAGAGCGGCGGGCCGCGCGCAGAGCGGACGGAGACGGGGGCGGGGGGCGGGGGGCGGGTGGGCTTTTGCGGAGGGCGGCGGGCGGCGGCGTTAGCGGCGCGGGGGGCTGGCCCCGCTCCAGGGCGAGCCCGGCTCGTCGTCCGAGGACGCGGACGACGAGGAGGACGCGGAGGACGCGGACGAGGAGAGCACTTCCACGCGCGCCGGCCCGCGCCGCGGCCGGGGCCGGGGCCGGGCGCGGCGCGGACCCCCCGCCGATGCCGCCGTCGCCGGCCCCGGGAAGCCCGAGTCCGTGCCCGGGGGTGACTGTGCCGGCGCCCAGGCCGGCGGGGCTCCCGTCGCCGGCGGCGGCACGCGCTCCGGGACGCCGCCGCGCCGCGCCTGCACCAGCGTCTCCCGCGGGCCCTGGTCCGCGTCCCAGGCCACGCCGGGCGCCGCGGCCGCGGCGGCGGCGGGGGCGGCGCCCGCCTCCAGCACCAGCGGCGGCGCCTCGGCGTGCGGCTCCAGCAGCGCGGCCGCGCAGAAGGCCACCGCCGCGGCCGGCAGCTCGTCGGGCGCCAGCTCCAGCGCGCGCCGCCCGCAGGCCAGGTACACCGGCCGCAGCGGCGCGCCGAGCCCCCAGCGGTTGGCGGCGCGGTGGCTGGCCGCCTCGCCCTCCGCGAAGTCCGGCTCCCCGAGCCCCAGCGCCGCGCTCTGCGCGGCCATGTCCTTGCGCCCGTCGAGCCGCGGCAGCACGCGCTGCCGGTACTCGCGCGGCGGCACGGGCACCGCGGTGCGCGGGCCCAGGCGCGTGGCCACCGTGTAGCGCACGTTGGCGCCGCGGCAGAGCCGCAGCGGCGGCGCCCCGGGGTAGAGCCGCGCGTAAGCGGCCTCGGCGCGCGCGAAGGCGCCGGGCCCGAAGACGCGCCGCGAGGCCAGCACGGCGCGCGCCAGCGCGCGCCGCTCAGGCCAGCGCGCGGCGCACTGCGCCGCGGGCAGCACCGCGGCGCGCAGGTACACGTGCGCCTGCCCGACGGCCGGGCCATCGCGCGGCCAGTTCGCGGGGTCCACGGCGTCGATCACGATCAGCCGCCGCCGCGCCGCGGCCAGCCGCAGGCAGAGGTACTCGACCGCGCCGCGGAAGGCCAGGTCCCGCGTCGCGAGCAGCAGCACGCCCTGCGCGCCGAGCGCGCTCACGTCCGGCGCGCCCGTCCAGGACCCGGCCCAGGCGTGCGAGTCGGCGCTCAGCAGCAGCCGGTTGCCCAGCGCCGCGAGCAGGTGCGAGAGCCCGCCGCGCACCGGCGGCCACTCAGGCCGCCGGCGCTCGTCCTCGCCGGGCGGCGCCGCCAGCGCCTCCCCGGGCAGCGGGTCGTAGAGCACCACCACGCGCACGTCCTCGGGGTCCGCGATCTGCGACATCCAGGCCACGCGCCGCCGCAGCGGCGCGCTGGCGGCGAGCGCGCCCGCGGGCCCCGCGCGGCGGCGGGCCGCGATCTCGGCCAGCGCCTCGGGGTCGAAGGCGAGCGCCGGGCGCCAGGGCTCGGGGAAGAGCGGGTGGTCCGCGAGCCGCGCCGCGACCTCGGGGCGGCAGTAGGCCGCCAGCGCCGCGGCGCTGGGCGCGGGCGTGTGGTACTCCCCGGGCGGCACGCGGCGGAAGCCGCCGTCGGCGGCGGGGCCGCCGGGCGGCATGGGGCCCAGCACGCGGGCGGGCAGCGGCGGCTCCCGCCGCGCTGGGGACCCGGCGGCGCGCCGGCTTTTGGCCGGCGCCGGGCCCCTGGCCCCGGCCGACTTGCGCTTGCGCCGCGGCGGGCCGTCGCGGCGGGCCTCGAGGCCCGCCCCCGAGGGGCTGCCGCCGGCGGCCGGGAGGGGCCGGGCGGCCCCAGCCCGAGCTCGGGCGGCAGGGCCGGCGGCCCCCTCGTCCCTTTCTTCCTCCTCCTCCTCCTCCTCGGCCCCGTCCCCGGGCCCCCCCAGCTCCTCCGGCCCCAGCACCTCCACCGCCGCGGCCGGGCTCCGGCCCGGACTAGGGCCCGGGCTGAGGCTGGGGCTCGGGCCTGGCGGCCCGGCGCCGGGGCTCCCGCGGGCCTCCCCGTCCCCGTCCCCGTCCCCGTCCCCGTCCCCGTCCCCGTCCCCGTCCCCGTCCCCGTCCCCGTCCCCGTCCCCGTCCCCGTCCCCGTCCCCGTCCCCGTCCCCGTCCCCGTCCCCGTCCCCGTCCGAGGCCCCGGCGGCGGCGGCCTCTTCCTCGTCCTCCTCCTCCTCCCTCTCCTCCTCCTCCTCCCCCTCGCTGGTTTCCGAGGCCCCGGCCTCCTCGTCCCCCCCGTCCCCCCCGTCCTCGTCCTCCCCGTCCTCCTCCAGGTCCGCCCGCGGTGCCCCGGCCCGCATGTCCTCCACCTCCACCCGCGCCGCGGCGCCCGGCGCGCCGGCCTTCAGGGCCGCGAGCGCGGCCGCCAGCCGCGCCGGCACTTCCGCCGGCGGGCTGAAGAGCGCGCGGGCCAGCGTCCAGGCGGGCGCGCGGGCCGCCGCGCCGCGCGTCGAGTACCGCGCCAGCGGGGCCACGGTTCGCGCCGCCAGCGCGGCCGCCTCCAGCGCGGCGGCCGCCTCGGCGCGCAGCGCGGCGGGCGCGGCGCCGCTAAGGCGCGCGCGCTCCACCGCGTCGCGGGCCGCGCCAAGCAGCTCAGCTGCCCGGAGCACGCGCTCCGGGTGCGCCGCTAGCGCGTCTGGAGCGCAGGCCGCGGCCGGCAGGCCGCGGCCCGCTGCAGCCGAGAGCACCGGGAGCTCAGACGCGCCGCTGCCGGACGCGCCGGCGGCGCACCGCGCCGCCTCTAGCGCCTCGCGGCAGGCCGCAGCGCAGCGGTCCGCCAGCTCGCGCAGCCGCTCGCGCGCTGCCGCGGGCCCGGGCGCTGGCGGCAGCGGCGCCGGCGCCGCGCGGCCGGCGAGCACGGCGCGCAGCTCGGCGAGCGCGGCGCGGGCGCCCGCGCCGCCGGCGCCGGCCTCCGGGTAGGCCATGGGCGCGTACGCGCGCCGCAGGCTCTGCAGGAGGAACAGCTTCTGGTCGCAGTCGTAGCGGCGGCTCATGGCCACGCAGGCCGCCACGTGCGGCAGCGCCCACAGCGCGTTCTGCGCGGCCATGGCGTCCCCGACCGGCGGCAGCGGCGCCGTCACGCTCCCGGTGATGAACGAGCTGTGGCCCCGGCAGCCCTGCACGCGCCGCTGCAGCAGGCGCGCCAGCTGCAGGTCCGGGCCCGCGAGCTTCGCGCTCTGCAGCCAGGCCATGGCGTCGCGGCGCGCGTACACCAGGTCCACCAGCGCCGCGTACTGCTTCCCCGCGTCCCCCATCTCCGGCACGAACACGGCCGCGGGCCCCGCGGCCGCCGCGTAGCGCGCGGCCGCCTCGCGGATCTCGGGGCAGTCCCAGAGGCCCTCGCGAGTGTCGCCCGCGCCGCCGAAGCGCACGCGGCCGGGCGGCGGCGGCGCGCTGCCGGGCCAGGCCTCGCCGGAGGGCGTCAGCAGCGGGCCCTCCAGCGGCGGCGGCCCGTCGCGCGGCGCCGCGGCGTAGCCTGCGCGGGCCCCAGTCGCGCGCCCGCGCGGGCGCCGCGGCGAGGGCGCCGGGCCCTGGCCTTGGCTGGATCCGCGGGCGGGTCCGGCGGGGCGCCCCCCGGCGCCAGGGCTCCCCTCGGCGTCGGTCCCCGAGTCCCCGGCCCCCGAGTCCCTAAATCCAGTGTCGGCCGCGGCGGCGGCGGCCCCCGTGTCATCCCCAACCCTCGCGTCTTTGGCATCGGCCCCGGAGTCGGCGGCCCCAGAGTCATCGGTCCCCGGCTCGGGCTTGGGCCTGGCTTCGGCTTCAGCTTCAGCTTCGGCCTCGGGCCCGGCGTCAACTTCCTCCGCGTTGGGCGCAGGCGGCGGCGTCCGCGCCGCAGCCTCAAGGGCGGCGGCCACGACGGCCGCCTCAGCCGCGGCCGCCTCGGCTTCGGCGGCGGCTGCCTCCGCCGCGGCCGCGAGCGCCCGCGCCGCGGCCCAGGCGCCCCCGGCCGCGGCGTCCTCTGGGGCCTCGGAGGGCGCCGAGGCCCCCGGGCCCCCCGGGTTCTCCGGGTCCTCCTCTTCCTCCTCCCCCTCGTCGTCGTCGGCCCCGCCGGCCTCGTCACTCTCCCCCGCGGCCACCATGCGCCACAGCTCCGCCAGCTCGGCGCGGGCGGCCCGCCGGCGCTCGCGCGCCTCGGCCCGGCGGGCCGCGTCGAGCAGGGCCGGGTCCTCCTCCGGGCCCCCCTCCGGGCCGAGGTCCGCGGACTCGATGAGGTCGTACAGGTCGAGCGTGGCCGGCTCGTGCCCGCCGGGAGACGCCATGGCCGGCCGCGGTGCGCGCGGGTCCCTGGAGAGGAGGAGGAGGGGGTAGGGGAGAGGCGCGGGTCGGCCAGCCGGCTGGTCGGTGGATACGGAGACGGGGGAGGGAGGGAGGGAGGGAGAGCGAGAGCGCGGGCGCCGCGAACGAAGGAGACGACCGCGGCCGCGGCGGCGGCAACAGCGCCCCCCCGAGCAGCCCCCGCTATCGCGCGCGCCGGGGGGTAGCTGGGGCCGCGGCAGCGGCGGCGAGGCCGCCGGCTTCGGCGCGCAGCGAGACGGGGGGCGCCCGAGCGGCGGAGATGGGGGCGCCGAGGGCGCCCGCCTCGAGGCCCCCCCCTCTAACCCCTTTGCTGCGGCGCGACGAGTAGGGGGGGGGGCGGGCAACGAGGAGGGAGAGGGGGAGAAGCTCCCTCCCCTCCCTCTCCTCCCCGCCGGCCCCCTTTCGCGGAGAGGCCGGCGGGAGAAGCGCGCGCGGAAGGTGAGGGTTAGTGTGGGGGGGCTTGTTGCTCACCTTTTAGTAGATCGCGAGGAAGGAAGCTCGGCAGCGGCGGCCGATGCGCGCCGGGTTACGGCGGCCGAGAGAGGGGTCTCGACGACGGAGAGAGGCTGGCTGGCTCGGCTGGCTAGCTCGGCCGGCCGGCTGGCTAGCTCGCTCGACGGCAAGGCTGGCTAGCTAGGCCGGCTGGCTGGCTAGCTCGGCTCCTCTGCCCGCGCGTCTCCGCTCCTCCCGCGGCGAGGGCTCCGGCGAGCGTCCCCCCTTCTTCTTCTCCTTCTTCTTCTCCCAAAGGGGCCCCTCGTCCCGACGGCGGCGGCAAGCAACGGTGGCGGTGGATGAAAGGCGCACACGGCAACGAAGGTACAGTCGGCGGCGACGGTGCTCGCCTTATTATAGTCCCTTTGAAGGCCCGCCTAGGTGCGAGGGCGGGCCCAGCTGGCCCGCCCAGACCTGGCGGTCCAGGTGCGCCCGGGGAGGGCCTGCCCGCCCCGCGGGGCGGCCCGCCGCCAAACTCATTGTAATATGCGCGGCCGTCGGGGCTCGTTTGCATAAAAACATGGCCGCGTACCCCCTGCCCACCGGCCTCGCGCCGGTCCGGCGCCGCTCCCCCTTTCCCCCGTTCCGCCCCCTTGACCCGCGCGCGTTGGCCCGGCCTGCTCGCGAGGGCGGTCCGGGGGCCGGCCGGGCTGCCCGCACACCCCGCCCCACCCCAGGCGCCTCCCCCTTCACCCTTCCCCCTTTCCCCCCCTCCGCCTGCCCGTTTGCTCCCCTTTCCTTCCCCACTTACCGCCCCTTGCCTCGTTTGCCTGCAGTTGGCGGGGGGAATGGGGGAGGTCTGGCATGTGGAACATCCGCGTCCGAGCTCATCTGCCTATTGCCGCCCCCTGACTGGGGCTTCCTGCTTCCCGCCCCCAGGTCTTTCTTCTCCTCCCCCCCGCCAGCCATTGCCTTTGTATACCTGCCTCTTTTTTACCTCTTGCCCGCCTGTCTCTGCCCATTCTCAATACTCCGCCTCCATTCCCTCCCCCTTTTTCATGGGTTTTTGTTGGCCATCTGCGCCCCCGCCCCCCCCCACCCACCCCCGCCCCATTCACGCTCCCGTTTTGACCGCCCACCGCCCCCCTCCCAGAGCAGGCAGGTTCCCCCCTCCTGCTCTCCTTCTCATCCTCCGGCTCCTCCTCTCTGCCTTTTTTTTATTTTATTTTATTTGTTTCCCTCTCTTTCCACTTTCCCCACCCCCCCCCCCGAGGGAGTGGCCCCAGATCGTTACACTGTGTACCCTCCGCGTCCGGGCGTGTGGCCCAGGGGCAGGACCTGTTCTAACCGCAAATTACTCGCGGTGGCGCTCTCTTAACAGCCAGAGGAGAAGGAGGAGGAGGAGGAAGATGATATGGCAGAGTCAGGGAGGCGGAGAAGGGGGGAGGGGGGGGTGCGCGTGCGTGGCAGCGGTGAGTAGCTAAACCCAAAAAAGGAAAAACCCAAACTACTAAAAATGGTAAAGAGGGCGGCAAAACAGAGACAGGGCAGAGGGAGAGAAGGGGGGAGAGAGAGCGCGAGAACGGAAAAGGGGGAGGAGGAGAGAGGGAGAGGGGAGGAGCATTTTTTTTATAATTTCCGCGCCCCTCTCACTATCTCCCTTCCCACCTCTCGGTACTTCTGTTGGCTCTCCCATCCCCATTCTCCGCCATTGTTGCCGCCCCCCCCCATCCGCGGTCTTATCACCGCTGCCCCCCTTGCTACCTACCACGTACCTGTTGCCTCCTTCCTCCTTCCTTTTTTCTTCTTTTTTGACTCTCGGACCCCTGCAGTTTTGTTGATCGTACCGCGCGCCTGCTTACCCGGCCGCTGGATCTGCCTCTGCTGCCGCCGCTGCCGCGTCTGCTTTTCGCTTCAAGCGGCCGCGGCCGCCGCCTGTGTTCTTCTTCTTCTGCATTCTTGCTCTCTCTCTCCCGGGGCCCCACCCCTCATCGTTTCCCGCTCCACCCTGCGGTCCGGCCGTGTGAGTGCGTACGGGAAGGCGGGGCAGGGCCAAAGAAAAAAAAAACCCTTGCCGTTTGTTTTTAGCTTTGCAGCCTCCGCGCTACTTGCTGGCCGTTTTTTTGTTTCAGGGCAGCGAGCGGCTCTGTTCCGGCGCGGCGCCACCAGATGGCGCCTGAGCTCCATCCTGCTCGCCGCCTTGTCCTCCCCAGGGTGGGCAAATCGATCGCCGAGCGCGGCCCGGTGGGAGAGGGGGGAGAGGGGGGCTTGAGCGAGCGGGTCTGAGGGGTCCGATCACTAGCCAGTCACTAGCTCAGTCAATAGTCGGTCAATAGCGGATCAATAGTCGGTCAATAACCGAGGGGGAAAATATCCGCGACCCGATCGATAAAATCGATCTCGGGCCGGGGTCGATTGCTGGGACGGATCGATCGCCGGTCGATATATTGTAAGCTCATCGATAGGATCGATACAAAGGCGCGATCGATATGGGGGATCCCCTTCCCACTCAAGCCCCGGCTGGGTCTGGATCGATCGGATCGATCGATTTGGGGACCAGAAAGCTGCCCCTCACCCTCTCCTCCCCCGACCCGCGCGCCGTGCCGGGTTTTTGTTCCAAGCGGGTTTGTGGGGAGGGCCCCCCCAAGCCGGGGCTGGGATTCGAACCCCCCGACGACGCTCACGGCCACAGACCGCGCCCCCTCGCGGCGAAAAAATCTAATGGCGGATAATCGAGAGCTATTGTATTTTTGCGCCAGCGGGGGGGCCGGCCAATCGCAGCGAGGCCCAGGCCCACGTGATCCAACCCGCTCGGCCGCCCCGGGAAGTGAGGACGCTGGCAGAATGCCAGCGTTCGCACAAAACTCAATAAGTATATATATATATTATTGAGCCAAGTGCGAATTCTGGGAACCGTGCCAGGTTTTTGGGGCCCGCGACCACGTGAGAACGCTGGCAGAATGCCAGCGTTCGCACAAAACTCAATAAGTATATGTATATTATTGAGCCAAGTGCGAATTCTGGGAACCGTGCCAGCTCTGCCCCTCGGCGGCTGCAGCCGCCGAGGGCTTGAAGGGGCGCCCGCCGGGCAAGGGGGCGGGGACAGGCCGTGGGAGGGGCCTCCCTCTTACGTGAGGACACTGGCAGAATGCCAGTGTTCGCACAAAGCTCAATAATTTTATATTCTATAATATATATACTTATTGAGCTCTGTGCGAACACTGGCATTCTGCCAGTGTCCTCACGTAAAAGAGCCCCTCCCACATACCCTGCCGGCCCGATTTGCATGCACCCGCCCCCCGTCCCGGCATCCCCTGGGTATACCACGTGCGGACACTGGCATTCTGCCAGTGTCCTCACGTGGTGTGCCGAGAGGGCCGCCGGGACTGGGGGCGGGTGCAGGCAAATCGGGCTGGGACCTGGCGCCGCCCGGCCAGGTACGTGGGCGGGGACACCTTGCTCACAGGACATATAAGCGCGCTACCTCGAGCCCCGAACCCCACACTGGAGCTGGGAAGGAGCGCGGAGCACACCTCGTCCATCGCCGCGGACCGCAACCGAGGATCCGAGCCCCCAGGACCGCCCCGCCGCCGACGAGCCCACCGGGAGCACCGCCGACGATCCCCGGGAGCCGCATTGCGAGGTGAGCTCGGCTGGGCCTGCCCCCCCCCCCACCCTCATCCTGGCCCCCCACCCCCACCCGGGCAAGCCCCCTCCCCGCAGAGGGGGGAGGGGCTTGCACGAACCATACGGATTGCCTTTGCAGGACCCCGCCGACGATCCTGGAGCCTCGCCGACGACCCCCCGGAAGCCTGCGACGATCCCGCCAGGTGAGCCCCGCCCACCCAGCCCCCACCCCCGCCTCGGGCCCGGGGTGGGCAGGCGGGGGTGGGGGCTGGGTGGGCGGGGCCCACTCGGGCGGGCGCCCACCCAAGGACGCCCACCCGAACCCCGCGCTCCGCCCCCTCCCCTAGCAGCAGCGCTCCGCCGCGACTAGCCCGCCCGGAAAGCAGGAACCGCGTGCCGACGACCCCGAAACCCGCCGCGAGGTGAGCCCACCCCAGCTGGCCCAGCCCAGCGAGCCCACCCTAGCCGGCCCGCCCGGGGCAAGCCCGCCCCAGCCGGCCTGCCCCGGCGAGCCCACCCTAGCCGGCCCGCCCGGGGCAAGCCCGCCCCAGCCGGCCTGCCCCGGCGAGCCCACCCTAGCCGGCCCGCCCGGGGCAAGCCCGCCCCTCCCGGACGCGCCTCGGCGCGGCCACCCGCTTGCCACCCGACCGGGCGGGCCTCGCGTCGGGGGCGCTCGCTCACCGGCCCGACCTCTCCTCCCCTCTCCCTTCCAGCCGCCCGACCCCCGCCGCGCCCCGGCAGCGGCGGCGACAGCCACCACCACCGCCGCCATGAGCCACGGCCAGCCCTGCCCCACCTGCGACGGCTCCTGCCGCCTCTGCCGCTCGCCCGACCGCGTGCTCCCAGGGCCCGCGCCTGCCCAGGCGGGCCCGCGCACTCGCCGCCGCGGGCCTGGCGCCTTCTGCCCTGAGGACTGGCGCCCCGACGCGCAGCGCCTCGCCGTTGACGTTAATACCCTCTTCTGCTGCATCGCCACCGGCTCGGCGTTTGTCACGGCCGACACGCGCGCGCTGCGCCGCGCGCTCGTCGGCTTCTTTCTGCTCGGCCATACGGGTGCTGTGCCCACGGACGCGTGCTGGGAGGCGCTGCTGCAGCTCTCGCCCGAGCAGGCCGGCCCGCTGCACCGGCTTTTGCGCGCGGCCGCCGCTGCGGGCCCCGCGGCGCGCTCGCTGTCGCCCCCGGCGCGCCTGCCGGGCCCACTCTTTGGGGCCGAATGCGACGTGAGCGGCAGCGACTCCAGCAGCGAGGACGACTACGAGGACGACTACGAGGACGACTACGAGGACGACGAAGAAGCTGAGGGTGCTGCCGCCGTCCCCTCCCGGCAAAGGCGTTCGCGGGCCGCCTCCGGGCCCCCCTCTTCCTCCGCCGCCTCCTCCCGGTCCTCGGCCTCGTCGTCCTCGTCGTCCTCGTCGTCATCGACGTCATCGTCGTCCTCGTCGTCCTCGTCGTCCTCGTCGTCGGAGTTGTTTTTGTTCTCCATCTCGGACGGCGAGGACGACGTGTTCTTCCCCGAGCCCGGCGCCAACGGCGGCGGCGGCAGCGCCGCCGCCGGCCGCGACAACCCCCTTCTCGCGGGGCCCGCCCCCAGACGCGTGGGCCGCCGCCGCCCCGCGCCCGACTGGCGCTGGTCCTCCGGCTCCTCGACGGCCTCGTCGCCGGGCCCGTCCCCCGGCGGCACTCGGGCGCCGCCCAGGCGCCGCCAGCGCGTCTAGGGACGGGACGGGGCGGGACGCGACGGGACGAGATGCGCCGGCAGCGTGCGCCGCCTCCGCCGCTCTCCCCCTCCCCTCCCCGTATCTCGCCGCGGCCCCGGCCCTCCGTCGCGTTGTTGTTTTTAAATAAACGCCGCGTGGCCCCCCGCGGGCGCGCTTCCTCCTCGATCTCGTGGTCTCGGTCGCTCTGTCCGTCCGTCCGTCCGTTCGCGCGTCGCAGGGGAGGTGGGGAGGATGGAGATAGGTGGGGGTGGGGAGGGAGGGCAGGGAGGAGAAGACGGGGGGGGGAAATGAATGGAGGGAGGGAGTGTGGGCGGGCGCGGGGAAAGAGAGAGAGGAGGAGGCGGGCGGGGGGGGCGGCGGAAGAGGGAAAAAGAAGCGGAGCGGGCGCGGAGGGGCGGGGCGGGGGTGCCGGCTCGAGGCTTCTTCCCTCGGCCCGAAAAAATCTCTGACCCCGCGTTGGGCGAAAAAAGAAGGGGGTTCTGCCATGCCCCTTCCCCCCCCCCGCCGTATACCGCACGCACTCTCCGCACACCGCCCTCCCGCCCCCACGCGGCGCCCCCTCGAGCCCCGCCGGAGCCCCTGAACCCCGCCGGAGCCCCTGAACCCCGCCGGAGAGAAACCGGAAGTGGGGGCGAGGGAAGAGAGAAAAAATCCAGCAGACGCGAGCGTGCGAGATCCGATCAGAGAGGCCTTTATTTGCGGGGCGGAGGGGGGAAGGGGGGCGGAGGGGGAAAGAGAGTGGGGGCGGGGGCCCCGCGGGCGCGCGTTCGCGAGCGCGAGCGTCAGCTGCGGGGCGAGCCCGCCCGCACGCGCGCCCGCCGCGGGCCCGGCCCGGCCGGCGGCTGCGGCGGCCCGCGCCGCGGCGGCTCGCCCGGCGCGCGCTCCAGGCGCAGCAGCCGCGTGTCGATCGGCTCGAAGCAGTCCTCCGTGAAGCGCTCGCCCGCGACGCGCTCGAGCCCCAGCCGGAGCACGTACCGGCGGTGCGGCAGCGGCGTCCGCGCCGGGGCGGGGACCCTCGCCCGAAGCTCGCGCTGAAAGGCGTCGGGGAGCCGGGTGAAGTACTGGCTCATGTTCCCCGCGGGCAGGGATTGTAGATCGACATCGGCGTTGAGGTAAAAGCGGTCTGCTAGCGGGGCCTCATCCTCGTAGCACTCGTCCGGAAAGTTGTGCGGGAGCCTGACAAAGGTCCCGTCGTAAAGTTGGCGGAAGAACTGCACCGGCCGGCGCGGCGCGGGAACGCACTCAAAGTGGACCGCGCCTCCGGCGCGGTCAGGGCTCAAGCCAGGGGCGGGGACCTTCACCAGCAGGGGCTTCGTCGAGGGCATCACTGGAAAGTAGTCCGGGGGGAGCATGGCGTACAGGCCGTCCTCGTGCTCGTTGCGGCACGCCCTGAAAAGCCGCCAGCCGACGGGCCCGCCGTCGCGGCCGGGGCCAGCGTCCGCGGCCGCGCTCGCGCCAGCGGCTGCATCTCTGCTCGGCAGGGCCGTGCTAATCACCACGCGCTCGTGGGGGCTTGGGCAGTACATGATGTCCCGGCGCGGTCGCGGAACGTATTGCCGGGCGACAGGGACCGTGCGCCGCCTTTAAAGGATGGCGCACGGTGCGCGCCCCCAGGGCTCGGTGTCACGCCCCCAAGGCGCGCGTCTAAGGGGGTAGGGCGCCGCGCCGCGGTCCACGACCTCGTAAACCAGCCGGAGGAGGATGCCGCTGGCCAGCAGCTCGGGGAGTGTTGGTGTCTCATATGGCGGCCACGAGCTGGCGATGGCCGGCCCGCGGCGCAAGAGCCGCCACGCTGCCCCCGCGAACGCGCAGTTCAGCTGCGCGTAAACCAGGCGCGTCGGGGCAGCGACGTGCGCGAAGACGGGCGCGTACAAGTCGGCGGCGCCAAACACCCACACGTGAAACGGCCGAGCCCCAGCGCGGCCCGAGTTCAGCAGGTTGTAGCCGTCAACCACGCTGATCCACTCTGCCGCTGCCGCCACCGGCGGTGCGGGCGGCGAACCGGGCCGGCAGTCCCGGATGCGGGCCAGGGGCGCTGTGTCGACGTAGGCCACCCGCGCCGCCGGCGCCGCTGCGCAGCCCGCCGCCACGTCCAGCAGAGCGCGGTCGGAGACAACGACCGGCGTCCCTAGCCGGCCCGCTGTCAGCGCTCGGCTTTGCTCCGCAAGGAAGCGCCACACCCGCGCGGGCACGTCTGCGCTCCCCCCCGGGAAGGCGCCGTGCCTATCCGCACACGTGACTATGGTTACCATGGCGACTGCCATGGTGAGGCTTAAGTACGGCTCGCGGCAGCCGCGGGCGTCGCTCGTGCGCGGCTCGGGGCCCAGTCGCCGTTTTTCTGCCGCAAGCGCGCCCCCGCGACACGACCCGGCGGTTCTCGGCGCCCATGGAGCGCGCGGCGGAGCGGCTGGCCAGGCAGCGGGCGCGGGGCCTTTGGCGGCCCCGCTTCGCCTGCTGCCTTGCGGCGGAGCCGAGCAGAGAGCCGGCGCGGCCTGAGCGCTCGCGGAGCCGCTGCGGGCCCGCGCGCCTTGCCGCGGAAGCCCCCGCGGATTTATACTCAGACGTCAGCGACAAGGGGCTGGAGGTCACACCGCCGGACGGAACCGGCCCGCTGACCGCGGACGGGTGCGGGTCAGGGGCCGCGGCCGGGGACGATAGGGCGGTCGCTGCCGCAGCCGAGGCCGCCCCCACCCCCGCCCAGGACGCTAGCGAGGGCGAGAGCGAGGGCGAGAGCGACGACGGCGACTGGGGCGACGACGGGCCCGCCGGCGGGGTCTCGCGCGAGGAAGCCGAGGACGCCGCGCGCGCGCTGAACTTTTGCATCGACCGGCGGCTGACCCCCGGCTCGGAGGGCCGCGTGTTCGAGGCGACGGGGCCCGCGCCCGCGCGGGAGCGCGTGGTGCTCAAGATCGGGGCCTCGGCCTCGACGCTGGCTGAGGCCATGATGCTGCGGACCCTGGACCACGCCAACGTGGTCAAGCTGAAGGCCGTGCTCTTCCACAGGGAGCTGGTGTGCGTGGTGCTGGCGCGCTACCGCGAGGACCTGCACACGCACCTCTGGAGAATCAACCGCCCGCTGGCGCTCCCCACGGCGCTGGCGGTGACGCGGGCCGTGCTGCGGGGCCTCGCGTACCTGCACTCCCGCCGGATCGCCCATCGGGACGTCAAGACGGAGAACGTCTTCCTCAACGGCCCCGACGACGTGTGCCTGGGCGACTTCGGCGCGGCACACGGGCCGATCACCGAGCCCCGCTACTACGGCCTGGCTGGCACCCTGGAGACGAACTCCCCCGAGCTGCTGGCACGTGCGCGCTACGACTGCCGCACGGACGTGTGGAGCGCGGGCGTCGTCGCGTACGAGACGCTGGCGTACCCGCGCGCGCTGTTCAGCGCCCCCGCAGTCTCGCGGGGTGAGGACGCTGCCGAGGCAGCGGGCCTGGGCGAAGGCGACTGCGCCCGGCAGCTGCTTCGCGTGATCCGCCGGCTGGCCGTGCGCGCCGAGGAGTTCCCGCCTAGCCCCACCGACCGGCTGACCCGCAACTTCCAACGCCACGCAAGCACGCGCCGAGAGCCGCGCAGCCCGTACCCCTGCCTGGCGGCTCTCCGGCTGCCCCGCGACGCTGACCACCTCCTGCACCAGATGTTGACCTTTGACTTTCGTGCGCGCCCCACCGCCACTGAGCTGCTGGAGCACCCCGCCTTCAGCGCGGCCTTGGGGTAATCCAGGGGGTTTCCCCACAAAAATGGGGCATATAAGGCGCGGGCTCCTGCAAGCCCTGCATCCACGCTCCACGCTGTGGACACGAGCGCGAGCACGAGAGCGCAATCATGCCCGCCGCCGCTCAAGCCGGCACCCTCGCCGCTGCTGTTGCCCTGGCCCTGCTCTGCGGGGCCGCTGTTTTGGGGCGCCCCGCGCCCGACGATCTCTGCTTCGCCGACGTGCGCCGCAACAGCCTGGGGCCCCTTCGCCCGCTGGGGCCCGCCCGAGACCTGGGAGCCTTGGACCTGGCCTCGCGGATTTCGGCGCGCGCGACGGACACCTCGCACGGCTGCGCCCTGGTTGTCCTAGACATGGAGAACTCAATAGTGCCCAGCGGGCCGCGGGACGCCGCCGTCATTGACGCGGGCTGGGTCTACCAGAACGGGGACTGCATGATACCGCTGGCATACCGCCAGTTCTTTAACTGCACGGGGAACGCGCTGCCCGGCGAGGACGTCTGCGCTGGGGTCTCCGAGGCCCGCGTCCGCAGCGGCTTTGGGACCTCCGACTACGCGCTTAGCGGGACGTCGCTCGTGCTGCGCCCCGGCCTGTACGACAGCGGGACCTACGTCTACTTCCTGGGCTACGGCCCCAACGACATCTACGCGGGCAGCGTCACGCTCACAGTAGGTGCCGACATCCACAAATACCCCTGCGGGCTGGACCGGGGGATCGGCGCGGCCCTGGGGTACAAGAGCAGGTCTACCCCGGTCCTGTCGGAGGAGGACGCCATCGGCGACTGGGCCTGCGGCTGCTTCCCCCCGCTCGTCGAAGTCGACGTGGAGTGGGGCAACGTGAGCGCCGCAGAGCTGGGCCTGGACGACTCGACCGGCGATTACGAGGACGAGGACGGGAGCGCTAGCGGGGACCCGCAGGAAAAAGACCCCGATCTTACGGACTGCCGGATTAACAGGCTCTTCGACGAGAGCGACATGTTCCGGAACGCCAGCGGGCCCGACTCGCTGCTAATCGGCGCCGTCGCCAAGGGCATCTTGACCATGCCCCTTGGCCTGCCGGCCGGCCGCTCTTACGAGGCCCTGCGGAACGCCTCGCTGGAGTGCAACGCCCGCATGCGCGAGACCGGCGAGATGTTGGCGGCGGTGGTAGTGGTGACGCCACCACCGCCCCAGAAGTCCGCCCGCTCCGAGCGCCGCTCCGATTCCCGGGCAACCGACTCGGATTTTGGGCTCTTTGGCTTGCCCACTGATCCCGCCACGCGGCGCGCCATCCTCATCGGCCTCGCGATCGCTTTGCTAGTGCTGCTGTTCTCGCTGGTTATTGTGATCATCTGCGCTTGCCAGCTCGCCCGCAAGGCCACCGCCGAACGGCGGGCCCGCGCCGCCCAGTTTGCCAAGGATAACCCTGCGTACGAGCCCATGCTCCGCGTCTAGGACCCCCCGGCGCGCCCGCGTCTGCCCGCAGTTTCCCCTACCCCCAACCCCGCTGCCCGCGTTTACAATAAACGATTATTTTTTACCAACGTTGGTGCGCCTGCCGCGTGTCTATTGCGAGAGTCGGACCTGGGCGGGGTGCCCGGGCGGGGCGGGAGCTGGGCCGGGCCGGGCCGCGACCCCGGCCGGGTATATAGCCTCGTCGGGCGGTCGGGGGTGCACTCGCTCTGCGCGGTTGCTGCGAGCGAGCAACTATGCGGAGGCTGGCGCTGCTGTCCGTGCTGGGCGCGCTGCTCGCCGCCGCGGCAGGGCTGCCCACGCCCGCGCCGCGGGTGACGGTCTACGTCGACCCGCCGGCGTACCCGCCGCCGCGATACAACTACATCGAGCGCTGGCACACCACCGGGCCCATCCCGTCGCCCTTCCAGGACGGCCGCGAGCAGCCCGTCGAGGTGCGCTACGCGACGAGCGCGGCCGCGTGCGACATGCTGGCGCTGATCGCGGACCCGCAGGTGGGGCGCACGCTGTGGGGCGCGGTGCGCCGGAACGAGCGCACGTACAACGCCACGGTCATATGGTACAAGATTGAGAGCGGGTGCGCCCGGCCGCTGTACTACATGGAGTACAGCGAGTGCGACCCCAAGAAGCACTTCGGGTACTGCCGCTACCGCACGCCCCCGTTCTGGGACGGCTTCCTGGCGGGCTTCGCCTACCCCACGGACGACGAGCTGGGGCTGGTCATGGCGGCGCCCGCGCGGCTCGCCGAGGGCCAGTACCGGCGCGCGCTGTACATCGACGGCGCGGTCGCCTACACGGACTTCATGCTCTCGCTGCCAGCCGGGGACTGCTGGTTCTCGAAGCTCGGCGCGGAGCGCGGGTATACCTTCGGCGCCTGCTTCCCGATCCAGGACTACGAGCAGAGCAAGGTCCTGCGCCTGACGTACCTCACGCAGTACTACCCACAAGAGGCACACAAGGCCATCGTTGACTACTGGTTCATGCGCCACGAGGGCGTCGTCCCGCCGTACTTTGAGGAGTCGAAGGGCTACGAGCCGCCGCCCGCCGTCGAGGGGGCCTCTCCCGCACCGCCCGGCGACGACGACGGCGAGGCCCACGGAGAAGGCGGCGGGGAAGAGGACGGAGCCGGCGGGCAGGAGACCGGCGGCGAGGGGGAGGGCCCGGCCGCCGCTGGGCCCGACGGCGCCCCCCCGGGCGAGCCGAAGCCCGGCCCCGGCGGCCCCGGCGCGGACGTCGACCGCCCCGAGGGCTGGCCGAGCCTCGAGGCCATCACGCGGCCCCCGCCCACCCCCGCCACGCCCGCGCCCCCTACTGCCCTGCCGGTCGGCATCGGGGTCGGCATCGCGGCCGCGGTGATCGCGTGCGTGGCCGCCGCCGGTGCCGCCGCGTACTTCGTCTACACGCGCCGGCTCGGCGCGGGCCCGCTGCCCAAGAAGGCGAAGAAGCTGCTGGCCTTCGGCAACGTCAACTACAGCGCGCTGCCCGGGTGAGCGGCCCGGGCCCTCCCCCGCCCGCCCACTCGCCCCCGGCTCCTGCCCGGGCCCCGGCCCCGGCCCCGGCTGCGCGGGGCGGGAGATAAAGCGCCCGCGCGTCGGCGACTCGAGCCATTGCCGCGACCTCGTCCTCTAGCGCGCTCGCGATGCGGTGCCTGTTGCTCTTCTGGGTGGCGGCGCTGGCCGCGCGGGCGGCGCCCGCCAGCGGCCTTGTGTATCGCGGCGAGGCGGTCGGCCTGCGCGCGGACGGCCCCGTCGCGTTCGCCGTCCACCCAGCCGACGCAACGCTCGCGCTGCGGGGCAGGCTGATCTTCCTGGAGCACCAGCTCCCGGCCGGGCGGCGCTACAACGGGACCGTCGAGCTGCTGCGCTACCTCGTCGACGGCGACTGCTTCGTCATGCTACAGGCGACCGCGTTCGCCTCCTGCCCGCGCGTCGCGAACGACGCCTTCCGCTCCTGCCTGCACGCCGACACACGCCCCGCCCGCAGCGAGCGGCGCGTGTCCGCCGCGGTCGAGAACCACGTGCTCTTCTCCATCGCCGGCCCGCGCCCGGCCGACTCTGGGCTCTACTTTCTGCGCGTCGGCATCGACGGCGGCGCCGAGGGCGCCGAGCGCCGCCGGGACGTCTTTCCCCTGGCCGCGTTTGTGCACGGCTTCGACGGGCCCGGCTCCGACGACCCGGAGGCCGCGACCGCGCGCCCCGGCGGCGCCGCCGGGGCGATCGCGGCCCACTGCGAGCGGGGCCTCAACGCCGGCTCGGCGAGCCTCTACGACCGCGCGATGGCGGCGTTTCCCGCGGGCGCCGCCGCCGCTACGCCCACCCCCACCGCGGACGGCGGGGGCGAAGGAGTCGCGACGCCGGATCAGGCCGGGGAGACGTCGGAGACCGGGACGAGGGCGAGCCTGACCCCCGACCCCGCCGCGACCCCGACCCCCCCCGCTACGCCCCCGGCACCCGCCGACAACTCCTCCTCCCGCGCTCCGGGCGCGGCCGGCGCGGCCGCGCAGTCGCCCCAGGACACGCCCGCTCGCTTCCAGCGCCAGCTGGCGTCGATCCTGGTGCCCCTGTGCGTGCTGGTGCTGCTGCTGCTCGCGCTCTGCGCCGCGATGGCGAACTGCGCGATGCGCCGCCGCCTGCTGCCGTGCTCCCGGCGCATCTATAAGCCGCGGACGTGCGCAGCCTGCGGGAGCGGCACCTGCGCGGGGCGGCCCCCCTGTCGCGGCGCGGCGCCGATCGCCCCTGCCACCGTCGTGACGCTGGAATCTCGGCCGAAGGCGCCCCCCCTCGCCACCATCAGCGAAGAATAAACGCCGCGCGCGGCAAAATGACCTCGTTCGCGTGTGTCCGTCTGTCTCGGTTTCTGCGCGGCGGGGGGTGGGAGAGGGACGGGGGGGGGGGGGGGGGGAAGGCATGGGCCGTACGAAAGGCGTGGTCGCCGGGCGGCCGCGCCACCGCCGGGCTGTTAAATTGGTTTCGCGCGGCTCGCTGTCTTACACCGCGTTGGAGGACCAGCGCGAGCTCCGCCGCGCGCCCCGCGAGCGAGCCGAGTTCCGTGAGACAGCGCGCGCGAGAGGAACTGAGAGAAGCGTCTGGCGATGCGGGCCACCGCGCCGCCCCGGCCGCGGCTGCTGCCGCTGCTGCTGCCGCTGCTGCTGCCGCCGTCGCTCCTCGGGCTACCGGTCGGGGCCGGCCTTGGCCCCAGCCCCAGCCCCGAAGCCGACACCGGGGCAAAGGCCCCGGCCGGCGCGGTCTTCACCGCGCGCGTTGGTGCGCCCGTCTTCCTCCCTGGGCCTGACCCGCGCCCCGAGACGCGCGCCGTTCGCGGCTGGAGCGTCCTCGCGAGCGACTGCCCACCGCCCGAGCCGACGCCCGTCTGCCTCGACGACCGCGAGTGCTTCGCCGACGTGGCCCTGGACGCGGCCTGCCTGCGGACCGCTCGCATGGCCCCGCTGGCCATCGCAGAGCTCACCGAGCGGCCCGATCCGGCGGGCGACAGGGAGTTCGTCGTCCCTGACCCGCGCGTTTCCGCGCGGCTGGGCCGCAACGCGACCGGGGTGCAGATCGCGGACGTGACCGAGGAGGACGGCGGCGTGTACTTCCTGTACGACCGGGCCGCCGGCGACGCCGGCGACGAGGAGACGCAGTCGACCCTGACGCTGCGGGTCGAGCCGGCCGACGCTTGGGACCCCGCCGGGCAGGGCGAGGGCGGGGAAGGGGAAGGGGGGAAGGGGGGGCGAGGGGCGGCCAAGCCCACCCCCACCCCCACCCCCGCCCCCAGCCCGCCCCGCCCCACGCCCGCGCGCCCCGCGCCCCCCCCGCGGCGGCGGCACGGCGCGCGCTTCCGCGTGCAGCCGTACCGCTCCCACGTGTACACCCCGGGCGACTCCTTCACGCTCTCGGTGCGGCTGCAGTCCGAGTTCTTCGACGAAGCGCCGTTCTCGGCCAGCATCGACTGGTATTTTTTGCGGCCGGCCGGCGACTGCGCGCTCGTCCGCATCTACGAGACGTGCATCTTCCACCCCGAGGCGCCGGCCTGCCTGCACCCGGTCGACGCGCGGTGCGCCTTCGCGTCGCCCTACCGCTCCGAGACCGCGTACAGCCGGCTGTACGAGCGGTGCCGCCCAGCCTCCGCCGACCGCTGGCCGCGCGAGTGCGAGGGCGCTGCGTACGAGGCCCCCGTCGCACACCTGCGCCCCGCCAACAACAGCGTGGACCTAGTCTTTGACGGCGCGCCGGCCTCGGCCTCGGGGCTCTACGTCTTCGTGCTGCAGTACAACGGCCACGTGGAGGCCTGGGACTACAGCCTGGTCGTCACCTCGGACCGCCTGGTGCGCGCCGTCACCGACCACACGCGCCCCGCGGCCGCCGACGCCCCCGAGCCGAGCCCGCCGCCCGCCGACGGGCCGGCGGACGCGCCCGGCAGGGGCGCGCGCGGCCCCGCGCCCTGGCTCGTGGTGCTGGGGGGCGCGCTCGGGCTCGCGGGCCTAATCGGCGTCGCGGCCCTCGCTGTCTGGGTGTGCGCGCGCCGCGCGGGCCAGAAGCGCACCTACGACATCCTCAACCCCTTCGGGCCGGTGTACACCAGCCTGCCGACCAACGAGCCGCTCGACGTGGTGTCGGTCAGCGACGACGAGTTCTTCCCCGACGAGGACTCTTCCTTCGCGGAGGACGGCAGCGACGCCGACGACGAGCTCGCCGACGAGCCCCCCGCCACCGCCGCCTACGACCTCGCCGGGCCCGCCCAGGGGGCCGGCGGGCCCGCGCGCCCGAGCCGCTCGGGCTTCAAGGTCTGGTTTAGGGACCCGCTCGAGGACGACGATGTCGCGCCGGCGCGGCCCCAGACCGCGCCGGACTACACCGTGGTGGCGGCGCGGCTGAAGTCCATCCTCCGCTAGGCGCCCCTCTCGGCCCCGCGTTGCCCGGCGCGGGGCCCCCGCGTATAAATTCGGCGGCGGCGCGGGGCCCCGCGCGGTCGCCCGGGGGGCCATGGAGAGTCCACACAGCGTCGTCAACGAAAACTACCGGGGCGCCGACGCGGCCGACGCCGCAAGCCCTCCGCCGCCCCTGGAGGGCTCCGTCGTGTCTATCCCCATCCTCGAGCTCACCATCGAAGACGCGCCGGTTGCCGCCGCGGCGGCGGCCGCGCCGGCCAAGCGCGCGCCCGCCGGCTACGCGCCCGTGCCCGCGGCGGACGCGGACTGCTACTACAGCGAGAGCGACAGCGAGACGGCGGGCGAGTTTCTGATGCGCATGGGGCGGCAGCAGCGGCGGCGGCACCGGCGGCGGCGCTGCATGGTGGCGGCGGCGCTGGCCTGTGCGGGGCTTGGGGCCTGCGCGGCCGCCGCGGCGGCGGGCGCCATCCTGGCGCTAGAGCTGGCGCCGCGCCTTTGAGCCGCCCCGGCGCGGACGCCGCTGCCGCACCGCCGGTACGTGCTCCGGCTGGGGCTCGAGCGCGTCGCGGGCGAGCGCTTCACGGAGGACTGCTTCGAGCCGATCGACACGCGGCTGCTGCGCCTGGAGCGCGCGCCGGGCGAGCCGCCGCGGCGCGGGCCGCCGCAGCCGCCGGCCGGGCCGGGCCCGCGGCGGGCGCGCGTGCGGGCGGGCTCGCCCCGCAGCTGACGCTCGCGCTCGCGAACGCGCGCCCGCGGGGCCCCCGCCCCCACTCTCTTTCCCCCTCCGCCCCCCTTCCCCCCTCCGCCCCGCAAATAAAGGCCTCTCTGATCGGATCTCGCACGCTCGCGTCTGCTGGATTTTTTCTCTCTTCCCTCGCCCCCACTTCCGGTTTCTCTCCGGCGGGGTTCAGGGGCTCCGGCGGGGTTCAGGGGCTCCGGCGGGGCTCGAGGGGGCGCCGCGTGGGGGCGGGAGGGCGGTGTGCGGAGAGTGCGTGCGGTATACGGCGGGGGGGGGGAAGGGGCATGGCAGAACCCCCTTCTTTTTTCGCCCAACGCGGGGTCAGAGATTTTTTCGGGCCGAGGGAAGAAGCCTCGAGCCGGCACCCCCGCCCCGCCCCTCCGCGCCCGCTCCGCTTCTTTTTCCCTCTTCCGCCGCCCCCCCCGCCCGCCTCCTCCTCTCTCTCTTTCCCCGCGCCCGCCCACACTCCCTCCCTCCATTCATTTCCCCCCCCCGTCTTCTCCTCCCTGCCCTCCCTCCCCACCCCCACCTATCTCCATCCTCCCCACCTCCCCTGCGACGCGCGAACGGACGGACGGACGGACAGAGCGACCGAGACCACGAGATCGAGGAGGAAGCGCGCCCGCGGGGGGCCACGCGGCGTTTATTTAAAAACAACAACGCGACGGAGGGCCGGGGCCGCGGCGAGATACGGGGAGGGGAGGGGGAGAGCGGCGGAGGCGGCGCACGCTGCCGGCGCATCTCGTCCCGTCGCGTCCCGCCCCGTCCCGTCCCTAGACGCGCTGGCGGCGCCTGGGCGGCGCCCGAGTGCCGCCGGGGGACGGGCCCGGCGACGAGGCCGTCGAGGAGCCGGAGGACCAGCGCCAGTCGGGCGCGGGGCGGCGGCGGCCCACGCGTCTGGGGGCGGGCCCCGCGAGAAGGGGGTTGTCGCGGCCGGCGGCGGCGCTGCCGCCGCCGCCGTTGGCGCCGGGCTCGGGGAAGAACACGTCGTCCTCGCCGTCCGAGATGGAGAACAAAAACAACTCCGACGACGAGGACGACGAGGACGACGAGGACGACGATGACGTCGATGACGACGAGGACGACGAGGACGACGAGGCCGAGGACCGGGAGGAGGCGGCGGAGGAAGAGGGGGGCCCGGAGGCGGCCCGCGAACGCCTTTGCCGGGAGGGGACGGCGGCAGCACCCTCAGCTTCTTCGTCGTCCTCGTAGTCGTCCTCGTAGTCGTCCTCGTAGTCGTCCTCGCTGCTGGAGTCGCTGCCGCTCACGTCGCATTCGGCCCCAAAGAGTGGGCCCGGCAGGCGCGCCGGGGGCGACAGCGAGCGCGCCGCGGGGCCCGCAGCGGCGGCCGCGCGCAAAAGCCGGTGCAGCGGGCCGGCCTGCTCGGGCGAGAGCTGCAGCAGCGCCTCCCAGCACGCGTCCGTGGGCACAGCACCCGTATGGCCGAGCAGAAAGAAGCCGACGAGCGCGCGGCGCAGCGCGCGCGTGTCGGCCGTGACAAACGCCGAGCCGGTGGCGATGCAGCAGAAGAGGGTATTAACGTCAACGGCGAGGCGCTGCGCGTCGGGGCGCCAGTCCTCAGGGCAGAAGGCGCCAGGCCCGCGGCGGCGAGTGCGCGGGCCCGCCTGGGCAGGCGCGGGCCCTGGGAGCACGCGGTCGGGCGAGCGGCAGAGGCGGCAGGAGCCGTCGCAGGTGGGGCAGGGCTGGCCGTGGCTCATGGCGGCGGTGGTGGTGGCTGTCGCCGCCGCTGCCGGGGCGCGGCGGGGGTCGGGCGGCTGGAAGGGAGAGGGGAGGAGAGGTCGGGCCGGTGAGCGAGCGCCCCCGACGCGAGGCCCGCCCGGTCGGGTGGCAAGCGGGTGGCCGCGCCGAGGCGCGTCCGGGAGGGGCGGGCTTGCCCCGGGCGGGCCGGCTAGGGTGGGCTCGCCGGGGCAGGCCGGCTGGGGCGGGCTTGCCCCGGGCGGGCCGGCTAGGGTGGGCTCGCCGGGGCAGGCCGGCTGGGGCGGGCTTGCCCCGGGCGGGCCGGCTAGGGTGGGCTCGCTGGGCTGGGCCAGCTGGGGTGGGCTCACCTCGCGGCGGGTTTCGGGGTCGTCGGCACGCGGTTCCTGCTTTCCGGGCGGGCTAGTCGCGGCGGAGCGCTGCTGCTAGGGGAGGGGGCGGAGCGCGGGGTTCGGGTGGGCGTCCTTGGGTGGGCGCCCGCCCGAGTGGGCCCCGCCCACCCAGCCCCCACCCCCGCCTGCCCACCCCGGGCCCGAGGCGGGGGTGGGGGCTGGGTGGGCGGGGCTCACCTGGCGGGATCGTCGCAGGCTTCCGGGGGGTCGTCGGCGAGGCTCCAGGATCGTCGGCGGGGTCCTGCAAAGGCAATCCGTATGGTTCGTGCAAGCCCCTCCCCCCTCTGCGGGGAGGGGGCTTGCCCGGGTGGGGGTGGGGGGCCAGGATGAGGGTGGGGGGGGGGGCAGGCCCAGCCGAGCTCACCTCGCAATGCGGCTCCCGGGGATCGTCGGCGGTGCTCCCGGTGGGCTCGTCGGCGGCGGGGCGGTCCTGGGGGCTCGGATCCTCGGTTGCGGTCCGCGGCGATGGACGAGGTGTGCTCCGCGCTCCTTCCCAGCTCCAGTGTGGGGTTCGGGGCTCGAGGTAGCGCGCTTATATGTCCTGTGAGCAAGGTGTCCCCGCCCACGTACCTGGCCGGGCGGCGCCAGGTCCCAGCCCGATTTGCCTGCACCCGCCCCCAGTCCCGGCGGCCCTCTCGGCACACCACGTGAGGACACTGGCAGAATGCCAGTGTCCGCACGTGGTATACCCAGGGGATGCCGGGACGGGGGGCGGGTGCATGCAAATCGGGCCGGCAGGGTATGTGGGAGGGGCTCTTTTACGTGAGGACACTGGCAGAATGCCAGTGTTCGCACAGAGCTCAATAAGTATATATATTATAGAATATAAAATTATTGAGCTTTGTGCGAACACTGGCATTCTGCCAGTGTCCTCACGTAAGAGGGAGGCCCCTCCCACGGCCTGTCCCCGCCCCCTTGCCCGGCGGGCGCCCCTTCAAGCCCTCGGCGGCTGCAGCCGCCGAGGGGCAGAGCTGGCACGGTTCCCAGAATTCGCACTTGGCTCAATAATATACATATACTTATTGAGTTTTGTGCGAACGCTGGCATTCTGCCAGCGTTCTCACGTGGTCGCGGGCCCCAAAAACCTGGCACGGTTCCCAGAATTCGCACTTGGCTCAATAATATATATATATACTTATTGAGTTTTGTGCGAACGCTGGCATTCTGCCAGCGTCCTCACTTCCCGGGGCGGCCGAGCGGGTTGGATCACGTGGGCCTGGGCCTCGCTGCGATTGGCCGGCCCCCCCGCTGGCGCAAAAATACAATAGCTCTCGATTATCCGCCATTAGATTTTTTCGCCGCGAGGGGGCGCGGTCTGTGGCCGTGAGCGTCGTCGGGGGGTTCGAATCCCAGCCCCGGCTTGGGGGGGCCCTCCCCACAAACCCGCTTGGAACAAAAACCCGGCACGGCGCGCGGGTCGGGGGAGGAGAGGGTGAGGGGCAGCTTTCTGGTCCCCAAATCGATCGATCCGATCGATCCAGACCCAGCCGGGGCTTGAGTGGGAAGGGGATCCCCCATATCGATCGCGCCTTTGTATCGATCCTATCGATGAGCTTACAATATATCGACCGGCGATCGATCCGTCCCAGCAATCGACCCCGGCCCGAGATCGATTTTATCGATCGGGTCGCGGATATTTTCCCCCTCGGTTATTGACCGACTATTGATCCGCTATTGACCGACTATTGACTGAGCTAGTGACTGGCTAGTGATCGGACCCCTCAGACCCGCTCGCTCAAGCCCCCCTCTCCCCCCTCTCCCACCGGGCCGCGCTCGGCGATCGATTTGCCCACCCTGGGGAGGACAAGGCGGCGAGCAGGATGGAGCTCAGGCGCCATCTGGTGGCGCCGCGCCGGAACAGAGCCGCTCGCTGCCCTGAAACAAAAAAACGGCCAGCAAGTAGCGCGGAGGCTGCAAAGCTAAAAACAAACGGCAAGGGTTTTTTTTTTCTTTGGCCCTGCCCCGCCTTCCCGTACGCACTCACACGGCCGGACCGCAGGGTGGAGCGGGAAACGATGAGGGGTGGGGCCCCGGGAGAGAGAGAGCAAGAATGCAGAAGAAGAAGAACACAGGCGGCGGCCGCGGCCGCTTGAAGCGAAAAGCAGACGCGGCAGCGGCGGCAGCAGAGGCAGATCCAGCGGCCGGGTAAGCAGGCGCGCGGTACGATCAACAAAACTGCAGGGGTCCGAGAGTCAAAAAAGAAGAAAAAAGGAAGGAGGAAGGAGGCAACAGGTACGTGGTAGGTAGCAAGGGGGGCAGCGGTGATAAGACCGCGGATGGGGGGGGGCGGCAACAATGGCGGAGAATGGGGATGGGAGAGCCAACAGAAGTACCGAGAGGTGGGAAGGGAGATAGTGAGAGGGGCGCGGAAATTATAAAAAAAATGCTCCTCCCCTCTCCCTCTCTCCTCCTCCCCCTTTTCCGTTCTCGCGCTCTCTCTCCCCCCTTCTCTCCCTCTGCCCTGTCTCTGTTTTGCCGCCCTCTTTACCATTTTTAGTAGTTTGGGTTTTTCCTTTTTTGGGTTTAGCTACTCACCGCTGCCACGCACGCGCACCCCCCCCTCCCCCCTTCTCCGCCTCCCTGACTCTGCCATATCATCTTCCTCCTCCTCCTCCTTCTCCTCTGGCTGTTAAGAGAGCGCCACCGCGAGTAATTTGCGGTTAGAACAGGTCCTGCCCCTGGGCCACACGCCCGGACGCGGAGGGTACACAGTGTAACGATCTGGGGCCACTCCCTCGGGGGGGGGGGTGGGGAAAGTGGAAAGAGAGGGAAACAAATAAAATAAAATAAAAAAAAGGCAGAGAGGAGGAGCCGGAGGATGAGAAGGAGAGCAGGAGGGGGGAACCTGCCTGCTCTGGGAGGGGGGCGGTGGGCGGTCAAAACGGGAGCGTGAATGGGGCGGGGGTGGGTGGGGGGGGGCGGGGGCGCAGATGGCCAACAAAAACCCATGAAAAAGGGGGAGGGAATGGAGGCGGAGTATTGAGAATGGGCAGAGACAGGCGGGCAAGAGGTAAAAAAGAGGCAGGTATACAAAGGCAATGGCTGGCGGGGGGGAGGAGAAGAAAGACCTGGGGGCGGGAAGCAGGAAGCCCCAGTCAGGGGGCGGCAATAGGCAGATGAGCTCGGACGCGGATGTTCCACATGCCAGACCTCCCCCATTCCCCCCGCCAACTGCAGGCAAACGAGGCAAGGGGCGGTAAGTGGGGAAGGAAAGGGGAGCAAACGGGCAGGCGGAGGGGGGGAAAGGGGGAAGGGTGAAGGGGGAGGCGCCTGGGGTGGGGCGGGGTGTGCGGGCAGCCCGGCCGGCCCCCGGACCGCCCTCGCGAGCAGGCCGGGCCAACGCGCGCGGGTCAAGGGGGCGGAACGGGGGAAAGGGGGAGCGGCGCCGGACCGGCGCGAGGCCGGTGGGCAGGGGGTACGCGGCCATGTTTTTATGCAAACGAGCCCCGACGGCCGCGCATATTACAATGAGTTTGGCGGCGGGCCGCCCCGCGGGGCGGGCAGGCCCTCCCCGGGCGCACCTGGACCGCCAGGTCTGGGCGGGCCAGCTGGGCCCGCCCTCGCACCTAGGCGGGCCTTCAAAGGGACTATAATAAGGCGAGCACCGTCGCCGCCGACTGTACCTTCGTTGCCGTGTGCGCCTTTCATCCACCGCCACCGTTGCTTGCCGCCGCCGTCGGGACGAGGGGCCCCTTTGGGAGAAGAAGAAGGAGAAGAAGAAGGGGGGACGCTCGCCGGAGCCCTCGCCGCGGGAGGAGCGGAGACGCGCGGGCAGAGGAGCCGAGCTAGCCAGCCAGCCGGCCTAGCTAGCCAGCCTTGCCGTCGAGCGAGCTAGCCAGCCGGCCGGCCGAGCTAGCCAGCCGAGCCAGCCAGCCTCTCTCCGTCGTCGAGACCCCTCTCTCGGCCGCCGTAACCCGGCGCGCATCGGCCGCCGCTGCCGAGCTTCCTTCCTCGCGATCTACTAAAAGGTGAGCAACAAGCCCCCCCACACTAACCCTCACCTTCCGCGCGCGCTTCTCCCGCCGGCCTCTCCGCGAAAGGGGGCCGGCGGGGAGGAGAGGGAGGGGAGGGAGCTTCTCCCCCTCTCCCTCCTCGTTGCCCGCCCCCCCCCCTACTCGTCGCGCCGCAGCAAAGGGGTTAGAGGGGGGGGCCTCGAGGCGGGCGCCCTCGGCGCCCCCATCTCCGCCGCTCGGGCGCCCCCCGTCTCGCTGCGCGCCGAAGCCGGCGGCCTCGCCGCCGCTGCCGCGGCCCCAGCTACCCCCCGGCGCGCGCGATAGCGGGGGCTGCTCGGGGGGGCGCTGTTGCCGCCGCCGCGGCCGCGGTCGTCTCCTTCGTTCGCGGCGCCCGCGCTCTCGCTCTCCCTCCCTCCCTCCCTCCCCCGTCTCCGTATCCACCGACCAGCCGGCTGGCCGACCCGCGCCTCTCCCCTACCCCCTCCTCCTCCTCTCCAGGGACCCGCGCGCACCGCGGCCGGCCATGGCGTCTCCCGGCGGGCACGAGCCGGCCACGCTCGACCTGTACGACCTCATCGAGTCCGCGGACCTCGGCCCGGAGGGGGGCCCGGAGGAGGACCCGGCCCTGCTCGACGCGGCCCGCCGGGCCGAGGCGCGCGAGCGCCGGCGGGCCGCCCGCGCCGAGCTGGCGGAGCTGTGGCGCATGGTGGCCGCGGGGGAGAGTGACGAGGCCGGCGGGGCCGACGACGACGAGGGGGAGGAGGAAGAGGAGGACCCGGAGAACCCGGGGGGCCCGGGGGCCTCGGCGCCCTCCGAGGCCCCAGAGGACGCCGCGGCCGGGGGCGCCTGGGCCGCGGCGCGGGCGCTCGCGGCCGCGGCGGAGGCAGCCGCCGCCGAAGCCGAGGCGGCCGCGGCTGAGGCGGCCGTCGTGGCCGCCGCCCTTGAGGCTGCGGCGCGGACGCCGCCGCCTGCGCCCAACGCGGAGGAAGTTGACGCCGGGCCCGAGGCCGAAGCTGAAGCTGAAGCCGAAGCCAGGCCCAAGCCCGAGCCGGGGACCGATGACTCTGGGGCCGCCGACTCCGGGGCCGATGCCAAAGACGCGAGGGTTGGGGATGACACGGGGGCCGCCGCCGCCGCGGCCGACACTGGATTTAGGGACTCGGGGGCCGGGGACTCGGGGACCGACGCCGAGGGGAGCCCTGGCGCCGGGGGGCGCCCCGCCGGACCCGCCCGCGGATCCAGCCAAGGCCAGGGCCCGGCGCCCTCGCCGCGGCGCCCGCGCGGGCGCGCGACTGGGGCCCGCGCAGGCTACGCCGCGGCGCCGCGCGACGGGCCGCCGCCGCTGGAGGGCCCGCTGCTGACGCCCTCCGGCGAGGCCTGGCCCGGCAGCGCGCCGCCGCCGCCCGGCCGCGTGCGCTTCGGCGGCGCGGGCGACACTCGCGAGGGCCTCTGGGACTGCCCCGAGATCCGCGAGGCGGCCGCGCGCTACGCGGCGGCCGCGGGGCCCGCGGCCGTGTTCGTGCCGGAGATGGGGGACGCGGGGAAGCAGTACGCGGCGCTGGTGGACCTGGTGTACGCGCGCCGCGACGCCATGGCCTGGCTGCAGAGCGCGAAGCTCGCGGGCCCGGACCTGCAGCTGGCGCGCCTGCTGCAGCGGCGCGTGCAGGGCTGCCGGGGCCACAGCTCGTTCATCACCGGGAGCGTGACGGCGCCGCTGCCGCCGGTCGGGGACGCCATGGCCGCGCAGAACGCGCTGTGGGCGCTGCCGCACGTGGCGGCCTGCGTGGCCATGAGCCGCCGCTACGACTGCGACCAGAAGCTGTTCCTCCTGCAGAGCCTGCGGCGCGCGTACGCGCCCATGGCCTACCCGGAGGCCGGCGCCGGCGGCGCGGGCGCCCGCGCCGCGCTCGCCGAGCTGCGCGCCGTGCTCGCCGGCCGCGCGGCGCCGGCGCCGCTGCCGCCAGCGCCCGGGCCCGCGGCAGCGCGCGAGCGGCTGCGCGAGCTGGCGGACCGCTGCGCTGCGGCCTGCCGCGAGGCGCTAGAGGCGGCGCGGTGCGCCGCCGGCGCGTCCGGCAGCGGCGCGTCTGAGCTCCCGGTGCTCTCGGCTGCAGCGGGCCGCGGCCTGCCGGCCGCGGCCTGCGCTCCAGACGCGCTAGCGGCGCACCCGGAGCGCGTGCTCCGGGCAGCTGAGCTGCTTGGCGCGGCCCGCGACGCGGTGGAGCGCGCGCGCCTTAGCGGCGCCGCGCCCGCCGCGCTGCGCGCCGAGGCGGCCGCCGCGCTGGAGGCGGCCGCGCTGGCGGCGCGAACCGTGGCCCCGCTGGCGCGGTACTCGACGCGCGGCGCGGCGGCCCGCGCGCCCGCCTGGACGCTGGCCCGCGCGCTCTTCAGCCCGCCGGCGGAAGTGCCGGCGCGGCTGGCGGCCGCGCTCGCGGCCCTGAAGGCCGGCGCGCCGGGCGCCGCGGCGCGGGTGGAGGTGGAGGACATGCGGGCCGGGGCACCGCGGGCGGACCTGGAGGAGGACGGGGAGGACGAGGACGGGGGGGACGGGGGGGACGAGGAGGCCGGGGCCTCGGAAACCAGCGAGGGGGAGGAGGAGGAGGAGAGGGAGGAGGAGGAGGACGAGGAAGAGGCCGCCGCCGCCGGGGCCTCGGACGGGGACGGGGACGGGGACGGGGACGGGGACGGGGACGGGGACGGGGACGGGGACGGGGACGGGGACGGGGACGGGGACGGGGACGGGGACGGGGACGGGGACGGGGACGGGGACGGGGACGGGGAGGCCCGCGGGAGCCCCGGCGCCGGGCCGCCAGGCCCGAGCCCCAGCCTCAGCCCGGGCCCTAGTCCGGGCCGGAGCCCGGCCGCGGCGGTGGAGGTGCTGGGGCCGGAGGAGCTGGGGGGGCCCGGGGACGGGGCCGAGGAGGAGGAGGAGGAGGAAGAAAGGGACGAGGGGGCCGCCGGCCCTGCCGCCCGAGCTCGGGCTGGGGCCGCCCGGCCCCTCCCGGCCGCCGGCGGCAGCCCCTCGGGGGCGGGCCTCGAGGCCCGCCGCGACGGCCCGCCGCGGCGCAAGCGCAAGTCGGCCGGGGCCAGGGGCCCGGCGCCGGCCAAAAGCCGGCGCGCCGCCGGGTCCCCAGCGCGGCGGGAGCCGCCGCTGCCCGCCCGCGTGCTGGGCCCCATGCCGCCCGGCGGCCCCGCCGCCGACGGCGGCTTCCGCCGCGTGCCGCCCGGGGAGTACCACACGCCCGCGCCCAGCGCCGCGGCGCTGGCGGCCTACTGCCGCCCCGAGGTCGCGGCGCGGCTCGCGGACCACCCGCTCTTCCCCGAGCCCTGGCGCCCGGCGCTCGCCTTCGACCCCGAGGCGCTGGCCGAGATCGCGGCCCGCCGCCGCGCGGGGCCCGCGGGCGCGCTCGCCGCCAGCGCGCCGCTGCGGCGGCGCGTGGCCTGGATGTCGCAGATCGCGGACCCCGAGGACGTGCGCGTGGTGGTGCTCTACGACCCGCTGCCCGGGGAGGCGCTGGCGGCGCCGCCCGGCGAGGACGAGCGCCGGCGGCCTGAGTGGCCGCCGGTGCGCGGCGGGCTCTCGCACCTGCTCGCGGCGCTGGGCAACCGGCTGCTGCTGAGCGCCGACTCGCACGCCTGGGCCGGGTCCTGGACGGGCGCGCCGGACGTGAGCGCGCTCGGCGCGCAGGGCGTGCTGCTGCTCGCGACGCGGGACCTGGCCTTCCGCGGCGCGGTCGAGTACCTCTGCCTGCGGCTGGCCGCGGCGCGGCGGCGGCTGATCGTGATCGACGCCGTGGACCCCGCGAACTGGCCGCGCGATGGCCCGGCCGTCGGGCAGGCGCACGTGTACCTGCGCGCCGCGGTGCTGCCCGCGGCGCAGTGCGCCGCGCGCTGGCCTGAGCGGCGCGCGCTGGCGCGCGCCGTGCTGGCCTCGCGGCGCGTCTTCGGGCCCGGCGCCTTCGCGCGCGCCGAGGCCGCTTACGCGCGGCTCTACCCCGGGGCGCCGCCGCTGCGGCTCTGCCGCGGCGCCAACGTGCGCTACACGGTGGCCACGCGCCTGGGCCCGCGCACCGCGGTGCCCGTGCCGCCGCGCGAGTACCGGCAGCGCGTGCTGCCGCGGCTCGACGGGCGCAAGGACATGGCCGCGCAGAGCGCGGCGCTGGGGCTCGGGGAGCCGGACTTCGCGGAGGGCGAGGCGGCCAGCCACCGCGCCGCCAACCGCTGGGGGCTCGGCGCGCCGCTGCGGCCGGTGTACCTGGCCTGCGGGCGGCGCGCGCTGGAGCTGGCGCCCGACGAGCTGCCGGCCGCGGCGGTGGCCTTCTGCGCGGCCGCGCTGCTGGAGCCGCACGCCGAGGCGCCGCCGCTGGTGCTGGAGGCGGGCGCCGCCCCCGCCGCCGCCGCGGCCGCGGCGCCCGGCGTGGCCTGGGACGCGGACCAGGGCCCGCGGGAGACGCTGGTGCAGGCGCGGCGCGGCGGCGTCCCGGAGCGCGTGCCGCCGCCGGCGACGGGAGCCCCGCCGGCCTGGGCGCCGGCACAGTCACCCCCGGGCACGGACTCGGGCTTCCCGGGGCCGGCGACGGCGGCATCGGCGGGGGGTCCGCGCCGCGCCCGGCCCCGGCCCCGGCCGCGGCGCGGGCCGGCGCGCGTGGAAGTGCTCTCCTCGTCCGCGTCCTCCGCGTCCTCCTCGTCGTCCGCGTCCTCGGACGACGAGCCGGGCTCGCCCTGGAGCGGGGCCAGCCCCCCGCGCCGCTAACGCCGCCGCCCGCCGCCCTCCGCAAAAGCCCACCCGCCCCCCGCCCCCCGCCCCCGTCTCCGTCCGCTCTGCGCGCGGCCCGCCGCTCTACGGGCTCGGAGGGAGGAGAGGGAGGCCCGGCTGGGGGGGCAAAGGAAAACTGGTGCAATAAAAACGAGTCCGCAACACACTGTCTGAGCGCGACCTCTGCTTCTTCCTCGTCCTTTTTTGGGGGGTTCTCTCCATCGGGAGGGAAGGGGCGCGCGTGGGGGGCGGCGGCGCGGGGGGGGGGCGGGGAGGGGAGGGGAGGGAAACGGGAGGCGGGAGAGGAGGGACCGCGGAGGAGGGGGCCGACCGGGGAAGGGGGGAGGGGGGCGCCGATGCGGAGCGTCCGCGGAGGGCCAGGACTCGGCGCCGGGGACGCGGCGCTGGCGGCCGCCGCCACATCCCCTGCGTCGGGCACTCGCCCTCCGCGAACAGAGGGGGAGGGGGGAGGAGCGTAGTGTCACCGCGCGGCGGCCGAGCCGCCGTCCGCCCTGCCCCCCGCCCGCCCGCGCCCTCCCCCCCTCTCCCTCCCCCTCCCTCCTCTCCTCCCCGCGCCATCCCGCCGGCCGTCGCGGCCCCCGTCCCCGTCCCGGTCCGTGGGCACCCCGTCGCGGGACCAGGACCGCTGCCGCCGCCGCCGCCGCCGCCGCCACCGCCGCCACCGCCGCCGGGCCGCGCCGGGCTGCGGGCCGCCGCAGCCGCCGCCGCAGCCGCCGCCGCAGCCGCCGCCGCAGCCGCCGCCGCAGCCGCCGCCGCAGCCGCCGCCGCAGCCGCCGCCGCAGCCGGGCCCGCTCGCGGGGCCCGCGAGCACCAGGGGCGGCGGCGGCACCGCTGGCCCCGGGAGCACCAGGGGCGCCAGCCCCGCCAACTCCGCCAGCCCTGCCAGCCCCGCGAGCACCAGGGGCGGCGCCGGCGCGGGCGGCGGGGCCCGGGGGCGCGCCCCGCACCCCGCCCCCGCGCGCGCCGATTTCGGCCCCCCCCCAAAAAACACCCCCCCGGGGTCGCGCGGGGCCCGCTGCACGAGGGGCGGTGGGGG